AAGACCTATCTCCTTCTGCAGAGCGCACTGGCTGCCCATGCCGCCGGTCACACGCCATTATTTCACACGATGGAAATGTCGCCGCTGCAGGTTGCCCGCCGGATTCTTGCCATGCGCTCGGGGACCCCGGTCCACCTGATCAGAAAGGGTATGCTGTCCAATCAGATAGGCAGAAAAGGGATCACCAAAGACCTCGCCACCCTGAAAGCGCTGTCGGACAAAACCCCCTTCCACCTTATGAGGGGGTCGCTCGCCAGCACCGTGGACGATCTGGTCCTGCGGGTTCGGGAGCTGAAGCCCTCTGTTCTATACGTGGACGGAGCGTATCTGCTGACCACCCGGAACAAGAATGCCGCCCGGTGGGAGCGTGTTACCGAGGCGGCTGAAATCCTGAAGCGAACCGGGGCGGAGTTCAATATTCCCGTCATTGCCTCCTACCAGTTCAACCGGAAGGGGCCGGGTAGCCTTGGGAATATTGCCTTTGCCGATGCCGTCGGTCAGCTTGCCAGTATCGTTATTGGGATTGAAGACGAGCCGAACCGGCGCGAAGAGCTGACCACCAATGCAATCTCCAGAAAAATTCTCGAACTGATCAAAGGACGTGAGGGGGAGCGGGGGGCCATTCGCGTGATCTATGATCTTGACAGAATGCGGATCACCCAGGATGAGATCCTTGAGGGGTACGGTTCCCGTCAACTTTAACCTTTTGCAAACGCGTGCAAAATGCAACGAGACTCGGTAGTACGTTTTTTACGGATCGTTGGAGCCGAAGACATCCGGCACACGGAGCGGTGGGTGAATTGCAAATGCCCGCTTGCCCCCTGGACCCACGGGGCTGGAATAGACTCCCGCCCCAGCTTTGGGGTCTCGGTGAACGATGATGGGATTTCGTTCTATAAATGCTTCGGCTGCATGAACGACGCCCGTCCACTCTCGGCCCTCCTTCATACGATTTTTGTCCTCACCCTGCGATATCCGTTTGAGGCGGCAGACCTGCTGCTTGCTGAAGAGATCTGGAGCGGACTCGGCCAGGACGCCCCCGGAAGTGTCTGGGGGAATCCCCCGGATGAGTCTGCCCCGGTTGATCCCATCCCCTCTTGGGTGGTTGAAGCGTTCCCGCTGCTGCAGCACAACCGAAGCCCGATGGCTTGTGCCTTGAGGGAATGGATCGAGGTTGACCGGGGTGCCCCGGAATTTTACCAGAACATGTTCCGCCTCCGGATCGACCACGGCAACAGTGCCGTTGTCTTCCCCATGACCGATCTTGCCGGGAGAATCTTTACCCTACGGAAGCGGGTTCTCAGGACCAAGCACATTTGGACGGTCTCCCCCAAGGAGTTCGGTCGGGAGGATGTAGCATTCCCGAGCCTACGCCAATCGGGCGCATGGTTCGGCCTGCATCTTGTTGACTGGTCCAGGCCGGTGATGTTGGTGGAGGGTGAGTTTGACGCCCTCCGGGTTGCCGCCCTCGGCTTCCTCAATGTAATTGCCTCCGCTACCAGCAACGTCACCCATGCCCAGATCGCCTCGCTGATGGCCGGAGATAATTTCCTCCACGGATACGATGCTGACGACGCCGGGCGCAAGGCCCACGCGTTCCTGCGGAAACAGTTGCCTGCTGCCACCCATAGAACGATCGACTGGAGCGCTGTCGGGCGGAAAGATGGCGGGGAGCTTCAGAGCCGGGAGGAACTGGAAGAGGTGATCCGTCTCGCGAAATAACCTATTGACAAAAGTCATATACCTATGTTATAACAAGCCAATAGACAACCATCATCGAAAGGATGAATTATGGCTCAAAAATGGTTCCAGCGTGGTCGTGAGGGGATAGAGAAGTCGAAACAGATTGACGCTGCCGTCAAGGCGCGGCGGGAGCAGTCCGGCGCCATCCGTTTCTGGCTCAAAGCCGATGAGTCTGCAAAATTCACTTTTTTGGACTCCCCGGACTTTTTCCTCCACGAGCACAATCTGAAGTTGGGCGGGAAGTTCTTCAACTTCTTCACCTGTATCCAAGAGGCCGATACGTGCCCGCTTTGTGAGAGCGGCGACAACCCCAGCTATGTGCTGGTGGCCACCATTATTAACCACCGAGAGTTTGTCGACAAGGAAGGGAAGAAGCACAAAAACCAGAAGCAGCTTATGGTGCTCAAAGGACGGGCCAAGGATAAGATGATTCGCCAGATTGAAAAAAGACAGGACTTGAAATTTTGCACCTATGAATCGCATCGCGGTTCCGGCCCCACGGAATGCTCAACCGGTAAGCTCTTTGCCGCTTAGTGGTGGAAACCATTATGAAAAACCTCGTGAATTCAGGGAAACCCGAAACAGGTGAGGCTGTCGGCAATCCTGAGCCAAGCCCAGAAAATTCTGGGAAGGTGCAGAGACTATCCCGAGAGGGAGTAGGGCCAAGCGGCCCGAAGCGCGAGGCACCCAGAACGGGTGAAAAGATAGTCCGATCCTTGCCGAAAGGTAAGGCAGTTCATGTTTGCAATGCCTGTGGGATCCCAAAGATTATCCCGGACGATTATTACGGGAGCAGCCGTGTCTGTAGGGAGTGCATCAAGACGCGTGTTGCCGCGTACCAGAAAACTGCTGCCGGTAGGGAATCCCACCGCAAGGCCCAGAGGCGGTGGAATGCAAAAGCATCGTCTCAACTACTCAAGGCCGATTGGAAAAAATCGGATAAGGGGATCGAGGCTGAAAGACGGTACTATGCCTCAAAAATGGATCGGATCCCTGAAAAACTTAGGGCGAGAGCATTGGTCAACACGCATGTCCGCCGGGGGAAGATACGAAAGCCTGCGAACTGCGAGTCATGCGGAAAGACCTGTGCGGTAGAAGCACACCATGAAGACTACACTCGTCCCCTTGACGTACAATGGCTTTGTCGAGATTGCCATGAGCGGGTTGGGATCAGCGACCCCAACTGAACTTAAATGGAGGACTTCGAGTACCTCGGAAAGCTGACTGCTGAGAAACTTTCCAAACTGGCCCCTGAAGGGGAGGCCGCTGAATGGCTGAAGCCTTTTGATTACGAGAAGATCTTTGCTCCCAAAAGTTCGGAGGAGCTTAGAAGGGTTGTCGGGGGTGAAGTCCCGGTCGGGTCCTCGGAGGCTGATGATGCTTTCATGGACAACCTTCGCGGGAAGGAAACCGAAATCTCCCCTGCTCAAGTTGCCGGGGTCTCCTCGGACGATCTCAGCATTGACGATCTAATTTAATTTGCAAACGTTTGCAAATAGAGACGGCTCATGTACAGCAGGGTAGTTTTAAGTTCTCATCTCTGGATTCCGAAAGATGAGATGCCGGATTTGAGAAAGGCCCGCAACCTTTTCACTGTCGTTCCGAAGTATTCGGAGACGGAGATCTGTTTGTACGATCAACGCGGTGAGTGGTTCGGGGTTCCCCTTTATCATTTCCGGGACCCCTCAAAGATTGCCCAGTCTGTACTCGACCGTCGGGTGCTGGGGTTCCCAGCAGAGTTGAAGTTCAAATCCCCCTTCCGTCCGGGGCAGGATATTTTGATTTCCACCTTTGACGGTCTGGTCAAACGGGGGAGAACCGGGTTTATCCTGCAGGCCCCTCCGGGATTCGGGAAGACCGTTGTTACCGTAGCGATGCTGGCAAGGCTCGGGAGGACCGCGCTTGTCGTTGTGCCTCGCTCCAATCTGGTGGAGCAGTGGAGGGACCGAATCCTTGAACACACCAACCTCCGTCCCTCTGATATAGGGGTGGCCACCGGAGGAAAGGGGGAGTGGGAAGGCAAGAAGATTGTGGTTGCCCTTGTCCACACGCTTGCACTTGACCGCTTCGGAGCGGAGTTCCGGAAGTATTTCGGTGTTGTGGCCTATGACGAGGTTGACCGCTCGGTCCCCCCGCAGACCTTTTCCCCGGTTGTCCAAATGTTCCCGTCCCTTTACCGGATAGGGGTGTCCGCGACCCTGAAGCGCCAGGACGGGATGGAGGTCGTATTCGAGAAGCACATTGGGCAGTGCTTCCTGCGGGGGGCCGACAAAAACCGGATGGCCCCTAAAGTTCTGATCCATCATTACTGGGGGTTTTCCGGAAACCTGTATGGCAAGACCCCCATTAACCGCCGAGGGCAGTTGATCTCCCGGCTGGCAGACAACCAGGAGAGAAATTCCATCATTGCCCATTACGTTAAACTGATCACCACTTCTGGAAGGAGAGTGTGCGTTCTGTCGGATAGAATCAGTCAGTTGATTGAAGTCAGTGAAATTCTGTTATCGAACCAGTGGGTCGGGAAAGAGGATGTTGGCTTTTACGTCCGTCGGATGCCCCGACCCACGGGGACTCTACGAGGAAAGACAAGTTTTAAAGAGACCAGCAGTGCTTATCGAGAGCGTGTTGCAAACGGTTGCAAAGTCATTCTGGCGACATACGGTATGTTTTCAATCGGGACCGACATTAAGGATCTCGCCGGGTTGATTTACGCCACCCCCCAATCTGAAACTGAACAATCCAAGGGAAGGATTGAACGTGAACTCGACGGGAAGCTGCAGCCGGTAGTTGTTGATATCGTAGACGTCCGGTACACGATGGCTCGGCGGTGGGCGGACAAGCGGGAACGTCAGTACAACGCATCCGGTCTGACCATTAAGAAAATAAGGAGCTGATCATGTCAGGACATTATTTCAAAGATTGGTATGAGAGAAACAAGGAGGATCTGAACCGGAGGAGACGGGAAAAGTATCACACCAACCCCGATTACCGGAAGACGCAGATTCAGAATGCAAAGAAGCGGTACAGTGAAGACCAAAGCCGATCCGTTGTTGCTGATCGGCGGGTCCTGCGTAATGATGACGGCCAGCGGTTCTGGTCAATTGGAGTCTTGTCTGAAACCATCAACCGGACCATTCAGACTATTCGGGGATACCATCGTAACGACTTCATTCCGTCCCCGACCCATTACGACTCTCGTGGGTGGCGTCTTTACACCTCCCACCAGATCAATCTTTTGCAGAGGGTATTCCGTGATTTTGACGAAAGACGCCTAAAAAATTTATCGGACGTGCGGAGGGAGCTTTATGCCAACTGGAACGGAAACGACGGAGCAGGCAGAGATAACTGAACGGGAAGGAACCCTCCTTGTTCAGCGGACAGTTCTCGGGAAGCGTGATGACGACCCCCCGAAGAAAATAAGAATCCGGCCCTTCGTGACTGCCACTGCCAACGTGTCGGTTAAGTTCGGGGCCACTATCCCCACCGTGGAGTATGGGAATGTGCGTGTCGATGTAATGCTGTCGGTCCCCTGCTACAAGGAAGAGATCTTGACAGTCTACAAGCAGACCCGCGACATTGTTGACAAACTCATCGACGCTGAGACTGCACGCCTGACTGGAGAGGGTATAGATGGCTGACTTTTCCCTGAACAACCTTATGGAAGACGCCAATTCCCGGTTGGGGAAGGGAACAGTTATCGTCGGAAGCGATCTGAAGCGCGACCCGCCGAGATTGCCTTTCGGCGTTTTTGCCGTTGATTACGCTACTGGCGGTGGTGCCCCAATCTGGGGGTCAACCTGCCTGTGGGGTGTGGATGCTGGAGGGAAGACCTCGCTTGCCATCAATGCTGTTGCCTCCGTTGCCAGGATATGCTGGAGATGCTTCAAGTACCTGGACTTTTGCGAGTGCAGTACAAGCCCCTTGAGGCTGAAAGCGTTCTGGGGAGACGCGGAGGGAACTTTTGACCGGGACTGGGCGCTTTCAATCGGAGCCTCCCCGGATGACTATTATTATGCCCTTGCAGACTACGGGGAGATGTATATCAACCTGATGGAGAAGGCGCTCCAGGCTGATGACTGCGGACTTGTGGTGGCCGATAGCCTTGCTGCACTGACCCCGGTTGCCGAGTTTGAGGCGGCCAGTGAGGATCAGCAGATTGGGATGCAAGCCCGTATGATCTCCAAGGCGGTGCGAACCCTGAAGCAGCGGATCATTCGGGAGCGGAAGCGGGAGCACCCTGTCTGTGTTATTTTCACGAATCAAATGCGGACAAAGATTGGGACCATGTATGGTGATCCTTCCACCATGCCGGGAGGACATGCCCTGCGCCATGAGTTCAGCCTGCTGCTGAGGATTGTCCAGAAGTCATTAACGGATTCCGACAAGAAACGGTATGTCGGTCGATTCAAAGACAAGCCCCCGGCCCTGCGCCATTCGTTCGCCATCAAAAAGGAAAAGGTCCTGACCCTATCCAGTATGGGGGAGTTTGTCCGTGTCAGGGAGGAAGTCGCCGGGCTGCATGCCGGTGAGGTTGATGATTATACGGTGGTTGCCAATTACGCCAAGACCCTTGAATTGCTGCACCAGACAAAAGAAGGGTGGACGTGCCTCGGAGTCCATGGTAAGCGGTTGGTGGACCTCCAGGAAACCTGGAGGAATACCCCGGATGAATACCTGAAATTGAAGCAGGAAATTATCATCAGAGCAAAAAGGAGGCTTGCCGATGCCCGCTCGTAAGTGCAGCGTTTGCGATCGTTTCCAGCCTATTTCGACGAAGGACTGGAAGTACGCTTCGTGCCTTCCAGACCATTTCTGCTCCTGCGTCTGTCTTCTGGAGTGGATCCGTGAACAAAAACCCAACCCCGATGCTGAGTGGGGTGACTGGGCAGTTCCGAATCCCACCTACAGAACATCCCCAAACTTCCGGTCTGATTACGAAGCCCACTTTTCCGAGTGGCTGAACCAGAATGGGATCGGATGGGTTTATGAGCCGTTTACTTTTGCCGTCGGTGCGGGAACTTACACCCCGGACTTTTTCCTGCCCCGTCAAGGCGTTTTCCTGGAGACCAAGGGGGCGTGGGGGATCGGACAGAAGAAGAAGCTGGTCGATGTTACGGAGCAGTATTCTGATCTCCCCCTTGCCGTAGTCCCCTGGCTCCTTGCTGAGGAGATTTACAATGGGACTCAATGTGGATGTATTGTTCGGTAGGGTAGAAAGCGATCGTTGCCAATGTACCACCTGTGCCAGTGTTATGGGCAGCCATGAAGTTATCCCGCTTTCGGATGCTGAGAAAGCGGCCGCTCGGAAGACAAACCCGGTAGGCCATTGCCCCCTTTGTAAGCAGTTCGATGCTGACGGTCTCGTTTACCTGCAGAAAGATTTAGATGAGCTTCGCAAAACGCGTGATAAGGATGAGGGAACGAGCGGGGCGGCTGACCCCGGTAACCTCTGAACTATCCGCCGTTGAACGATCGGGTGACCCTTACGCTGTGGCGTCTGAACACGTGAGGGTCACCTCTGATTTTGAGACCTCCATCATCGGACCTCCGCGAGCCTCCAGCCTCTACGACGCCTGCATCAGAATGCACGTCCTCGGAACCATCCACCAAAAAAGAAAAAATTCCAGGGTGACTTTGGCCGGGCGAGTGACATTTGGGATCGGCCGGGCCCTCCACTACTGGGTCCAAAACTCCCCGGATATTTTTGGGGATAAGCGTCGCGGCTGGTGGCGCTGCCGTGCCTGCAACCGCGTTGTTGGCTGGGGCGGACCCCCTACTGTCCCGTGCCGATTCTGCGGGGCCAAGCCGGACGCGATGGTCTACCACGAGCATTTCATGCGCCTGACGGGCGCAACTCCCGTCACCGGGCACCCTGATCTTTTTATTCAGCACCGTGAGAACCTCCGCGTGGTGGAAATGAAAACCATCGACGGAGACAAGTTTGCTGTGCTTCCGGCCCCACTTGCCGAGCATGAGCTGCAGCTTCAAACCTATATGTGGGGCCTACAGTCTGACAAGAGAATGCCGGTCAAGATTGATCCAGACTTCGGGTATCTGCTGTATCTTTCGAAGAAGCACGCGAGCGGAAAGCTGCCGTTGAAAATGTTCCCGATTCGACGAAACCCGGAACTGATCGAGGGAATTCAGTCCAGGCTTTCGGGATACCGGGCAGGACTCGACGATCCTGATTCCTGCCTCCCCGAGCCTCTGACGATCTGCCAGCGTTCCAGCTTCGAGAATTACCGTGCGCGGACTTGCCCATGCCTTGAGGAGTGTCGAAATGCGAATAGTGGGGATTGATCCCAGTGTGACGAGCGCCGGAGTGGTCGCCGTCGACCCGCTGTCTGACAACCTGATCCACCTTGCCATAGGTACCAAGCCCGTCTTTGGCACGGTGTGGGAGCGGTATTCCCATTCCATCAGGACCCTACGAGACCAGTTGCGGCCGGGGGATGCGGTTTTCATGGAGGACTACGCGTTTGGGATTCGGGGGAAGCAGTCCCAACTCGCAACGATGGGGGAGATCGGCGGGCTGTTCAAAATGACCTGCCTCCAGATAGCAGGATGTTGGCCGTTCCCGGTGTCTACCACCTCAGTGAAGAAGTTTATCTGCGGGGTGGGGACTGGGGTCAAAATGGAGGACTTGAAACTCGCGCTGTACAAAAAGAGCGGGCTGGAGTTTGGCACTGGCGATGAGGTCATTGCCTTTGGTGTTGCGGAGATCGGCCTCTGTGCTTTGGGTTGGGATCCTCGTGGGAGGGCCTCCGGTTGGTTTGGGTATGAGCTGGATGTGGTGGAGAAACTCCGGAAGGGGTGGGCGTTATTGGGGAGACTTGAGGATTTGCAAACGTTTGCAAAAAATTTTAAAAAAACACGCGAAAATGTTTGACTAAAAAACTGACCTTTGTTAAACTCTCTCCAGTGATGATGTTCACCATTTAAAAAAGGAGACCACCTATGCCCAAACCTTCCTTTAAACCCTTGACCACGAAAGGAGGTCACCCATGGCCGTGACTGAGGGACCCGGAATCCGGGAGTACCTCCAGGCCGGGTATCCCTGCCTTTTCCTGCCTACGGTTGAGCCTGAAGTGGCAGAGGGCCGGGTACGTGACGCCCTGAAGTCCCTTGATCTCGGGTCCATCGATTTTGGCGTGTGGAAGATCACCAACGGGTTTATGGTCGGGACTGTTGATGAAACGGTCCCCCCGATGCGTAAAGCGGAGGATCTGTATGAAGTCCTCGCCAACATTGAAGTTGCCCAGGCGCCAATCTGCGCGATCATCCACAATATGCGGCACTTCATTTCAAACCCGCAGATTCAGCAGGCGTTGATTGACGCCATTTATGCGGCCCGTCTGAAGGGGAGCCACATAATTCTGGTCGGGGCTTTCCTTGAACTCCCGCCGGAGCTTCGATCGCTGGTCACCTTTGTGGAGTGCCCCTTGCCCACACGGTCCCAGATCAGCCTGAAGTTCCTTGAAATTGTTGACGCCTACCGTGACGAAATCAAGAATCTCCCTTCTGAAAAAGACCTGGAGAAGCTGATTGATGACGCTGCCACTGCTGCGGTGGGGCTTGATCTGATGGGGGCGGAAAATGCCATCGCTCTAAGCCTTGCCACCCGCGATGAGATCGATATCCGGATTATCCAGGCCCAAAAAGAACAGGAGGTCAGAAAGTCTGACGTCCTTGAGTTTGTCCGGGTTGATGAGAGCATGTCCAACGTCGGCGGATTCGGACGGTTCAAGGAGTGGCTGAAGCGCAGGGAGCGTGTCTTCACGGATGAGGCCCGCGCTTACCGGCTCCCCTACCCAAAAGGCATGCTGATTGTCGGCCCTGCTGGTACGGGGAAATCGCTGGTTGCGAAAGCGGTGGGGAGCTACCTTCGCCTGCCCCTGCTTCGGCTTGACATGGGGAAGGTGTTCAGATCCCTGGTAGGCGAGTCTGAGGCTGCTATCCGCACGGCCCTCAGTGTTGCTGAGGCGGTGTCTCCCTGTGTAATGTGGATGGACGAAATTGACAAGGGCCTCGCCGGAATGCGGGGGTCCGGTGAGCTTGATTCTGGCGTGACCGCCCGTGTGGTCAGCACCATCTTGACCTGGAGACAGGAAACCACCTACCCGGTTGTCCTGCTGGCGACTGCGAACGATGTTGCCGCCATCCCTTCAATGGTCTACCGGAAAGGCAGACTGGATGAAGTATGGGCAACCGACCTTCCCACCCATGAAGAACGTATAGAAATTTTTGCAATTCACCTGAAGAAGAGGGGGCGTGACCCAAAAAAGTTCAGCCTTGATCTGCTTTCCCAAAAGGCTGAACGGATGGTTGGTGCCGAAATTGAGGGCGTAATTGAAGACGCGATGTTCTCTGCTTTTGACCAGGGAGAGGAAGTTGCTACCTCTCATATCCTCCAATCCATAGAGGACACGGTTCCACAAGCCGAGCGGGATGCGGAGGAGCTGCACGCGATTCGTGAATGGGTAAAAACAAGAGCCCGGATGGTTGGCGGAGAAGACAGACCTGAACCATCCCACAGCAAAGTCCGAAAACTGCGGAAAACCAAAAAGGAGGCCAACGATGGCAAAAAAGACTGAACAAAAACAGACCACCAAGGAAGCCACTGCTGTTACCACCAAAACGAAAGTCGCGGCCGCTAAGATGAAACGCTCCGAGCTGGTTCGCAAACAGATCAAAGACTGCTTCGAGAAAATCGACGAGTCGTACATTACCGCAGCCAAACTGCTGAACGAAGCGTACCACAAAGAGTTCTTCTTGGAGTGGGGCTACGAGAAGTTTGATGAATACTGCGGGGCTGAGCTGGAGATCCATTACAGGAAGGCCATGTATTTCGTTGACATTATCGACACGGTGAAGAAATTCGACCTTGACCTCAAGGAAGTGGAGGCGATGGGGTGGTCGAAAATGAAGGAAATCTGCACTGTGATCAATGAAAAGAACGCGGCCACCTGGATGAAAAAAGCGAAGGACATGAGCGCCCGTGAACTGACGGAAGCGGTCAAGATGGTCCGTCGGAAGGACACCAGCCAGACTGACGTCCCCAGCATCACCACCATGACGCTTCGCATGTCTGAAGCCGAGGCTTCCATCATTATGGATGCTTTGACCGAGGCCAAGAAGATCTGCAACTCCGAGAACACGGTTGTGGCTCTCGGAATGATCTGCCAGGACTGGATGGAGGCGCAGGGAACCACCCCGAATCTGGCCACCCTGGAGTCTCATGTCTCCCTGCTGGAGAAGGTCTACGGTGTCAAACTGACTCCGGTCTCCCAGGATGAGGCCAAGAAAGCGGCTGCCAAAAAGAAGGAAAAGAAAGAGGTCCTCAAAGAGGCGGCCAAGCGGGATGAGGCCAAGAAAGAGGCTGCTGAGGAATCCGGTGACCTCGGGATTGAAGACCTGCTTGACGATATCGGCCCCGAAGCCGAAGGCAGTGGGGAGGTCCTTGAAGACCCTGACGATATCAATGCGGCCCTCGGTCTTGACTGATCCTTGACTGGGTGGGGAGTTTGCAAACGTGTGCAGACTCCCCTCCCTATTCCGACGTCTTTCCTTGACAAATGATCTTACCTCTGATAAATTCCCACCAAAACATAGAAAAGGAGGGTTGCCATGCGTCCGGATGACGCCCGTTATGGCGCTCACAGCGCAATTCAGAAAGCGGTTCGGAGGGGGGATCTTGATCTGGGGAAAACGTCTTTTGACCTCATGTGGCCTGCAAAGCCTCACCGGAACTGGCTGAAGTGGAGACTGACCTCTATCATCCAAGAAGACGTCTGGCCGCTGATCGGCGAGCTGCCGGACTTCTTCTCTGCTGCTCGTGATCTGACCGGTGCGGCTGAGGAAGAGCACTGGCGGAAAATGGTTTACCGCATGATCATTGCCCCTGCCAACAAAGACGCCGGTGCCTTGTCCAATCTTGCCCGGAGAACTGAGCCGGAAGAAAATGAACACCCGGAGCTTGCCCTGACCAGAAAGTGGTTTGCTCTGATGAAAGAGCGCGGGGACGATCCAGGAAAAGTTGCTGATGATCTTTTCGAGTCCCTGCTTGCTGAATATCCTGTTACCGATTACCAGAAAGCGGCCCTGCGGATTCTGGTCAAGCGAACGCAGATGGGCGGCATGCTCGGGGATCGTCAGTTGTCCCTGCCTGCCATGATTCTTGTTGTCCTTCGGAAGCTTGACCCCGAGGCAGTCCGAGAGGGGGTCAAGAAGGGAGCCGCTGACTGGGCCCAGCAGTCAGGACGGAGGAATCCCGTTACCGTTCCACTCCCCTGGTATTCCTTTGACATGCACACGCAAGTCGGAAAAATTGCCTTGTCCTCTTATTCCCGCCGATCAAAGATTGACCGCGACCAGCTTTTCAACTTGTGGTTCCTTGCTGAAAGCGCTTTCATTCCCCGATGGCACTGCCAGTTTTCCAGAATCGTTGATCACCCCACCGTCTTTGATTCCATGTGGTGGCCCGTTGCCTTCAAGGAGCGGCTCGGCCCGAGCCTCAACGGCTCCACTGCAAAACAAAACCTCCAATGGTGGCGTGAAGAATTGAGAGAGGACGTGAAGGGACTCATTGAATGGCTGCTGACCAAACGCGAGAGCGAAGACTGACCGAAACGTGGCGAGGGCGGGTCCGCCCGATCTCCTATTCAGCTTTCCCTACCATTCCCGATCCCGATATGACCAAACCCTGGTCATCCTGGAAGCGCAAAAAGACTGTAGAAAACGGGGTTGTCAAACTGCTGAAGGTAGATGGGGAAAAAGCCGTATTTCAGTTTGCGGTGAATGAGATCAAGCTCCTGTTCGGTGCCCGCCCCCTGAAGGTTGAAGTTGTCTTCGAGACTGAAGAGGAGATGCTGGCCCAGTTCATTGATTGGATTCCCGCCTTTACCAATATAGGTAAGATGGGCGCGTGGATGCGTGACACCCAAAACATGAAGGAGATTGTCCGTCTGTTGCTGTTTGACGCGGTTGTCGCCAATAACGATCGGATGGTCTGCAATGTTCTGGTCGGGAAGGACTTCCGAATTTTTGGGATAGATGAAGCTGACTGCTTCCGGTTCAATTCCCCGGTTAAAATCAAATTCCGGAAGAGCTACCGAGATCGGATTGTCGGCTTTGCCAATCTGGAAAAGCCCTGGCTTGACGAGCTTGTTGACTGTGCCTCATCCAAAACTGACGTTGTGCGGGACATTCTGGAGCGCTGCAGCCTGCCTGATGAACTCGTCTCCCCCATTGTTGACCGGATGCAAAACCTCGGAGATCTGGCCGTCCGTCTCTTTAAGGAGTAGCCATGAAATTGTACGAGCGCGACAAGATTCCTGAACACAACCGGGTTGATCCGGTTGTCATCCCCCGTGCCGAGCTGATCGCCTGGATTGGGAAGGAAAAGTGGTATCAAACGATCAGCTTTTCCGAGGATATTTCCACCCCCGGCTCTTTCGACTCAGAGGCCCAGATTGACAGCGTACTCCTGCACAAAGACATGTCTGGTATGCGTTATCTCGACATTGGGAGTAACCAGGGATTCCAGGTCATGTCTGCTGCGATGCGCGGTGCTGAGGCTTTCGGTATCGACAATAAGAAGAATCAGGTCTTGAAAGCCCGACGGATTGCTGCCCATTTCGGCATTCGCGCCGACTTCACCCACTGCGATATTTTTGACACTCCCGAGCGCTATGCTGAGTACAGGACCGGGTTCGATTATATGACGATGATGTCAGTTTTCCACCATTTCAGAAAGCCTTTGCTCGCCTTGGATATTGTCCGTGGAATGTGTCGTGGCCAAATGCTTGGGGAGTTCTGCTGCTGGATAAAAGGTGAGAAGCGTTGGCTGATGGCCAGAAAGTTTCCGAGCGACTGGGGAGACTACTACCACAAAGCGTACCCGACGCTTGACTGCTGCGTGGCTGCGCTGGAAGAGAGGTTTTCACGTGTGACCGTTCTCGGTCCCGTTAAAACGAAATGGCGGATTGCCATCCTGAGCGAGGTATAGCGTGAGAATTCTCGTTGTCGCGGGAGCAAGACCGAACTTTATGAAAGTGGCCCCGATTGTCCGGAACCTCACCGGCAGGGCCACTTTTTGCCTTGTCCATACCCAGCAGCACTGGGGGGACATGTCGGATGGGTTTCTGGAGTCACTCCGGATTGATCCCTCCATTATCAAAAGACTGCCGTTTGACGGTGGAGGTATGAGCCTTTTGCACACGTTTGCAAGAGTCTCAACCCAACTGGAGCCGGTTCTGGAGGACTTCCGTCCCGATTGGTGCGTCGTAGTCGGGGACGTGACCTCAACTGCTGCTGCCGCCCTGGCTGCAAAATATCATGGAATCCGTGTTGCCCACGTCGAGGCCGGGCTGAGGAGCTTTGATCAGTCCATGCCGGAAGAGATCAACCGGATGGTGACTGACAGTATTTCTGACCTTCTTTTGTGCTCCGAGGATAGCGGTGTTACGAACCTTCTCGCTGAGGGAAAACCGAGCCACTCTGTTCTGCTTGTCGGGAACGTGATGATCGACAGTCTGAAGTACGCGATAGAGTCCCTACAGCCGTCTGAGATGGCCGTGGAGACGCGTTCTCTGCTCGGTGAGAGGTTTGGGTTCTGTACCCTTCACAGACCCTCCAATGTGGACCGTGTGGAGGATCTGAGGCGGCTCCTGGACACCATTTCAACCTGTTCTGCAATTATCGGCGGTAAGATCGTTATGCCGATCCACCCGAGAACTGAGAACCGGATCAAGGAGTTTGGGCTGCAACTCGGCCCAGGAATCCACCGGCTGCCCGCCCTGCGGTATGAGGACGCTCTATTTTTGATGCGAGGTGCCTGCGTGGTATTGACCGATAGTGGTGGTATCCAGGAGGAAACGACGTGGCTTGGGATTCCTTGTGTAACCCTGCGGGAGAACACGGAACGTCCGGCCACCTGCACCTACGGGACCAACCGGATCGCTGGGGTCTCACGCGATGGGATCATGCTTGCTACCCGGCAGGCGCTTTCCGGCTCTGCAGAATACGTTGTGCCTCCCTTCTGGGATGGCAACGCTGCTGAAAGAATCGTCAACATTTTACTTGAGGAGGGGAATAGATGAAAGCATTGGTGACAGGAGGCATGGGGTTTATTGGTGGAGCCGTCGTGAACAAGCTTCTACGTGATGGGAATCGGGTGGTGGTCGTCGACAACATGTTCGATCCTGTTTTTCGGACGATGGCGGACCAGCGAAACCGTAAACTCACCCTGCATACCTTGGACTGCCGCAACCTGGACGGGCTGCTTAAGCTCGACGACGATATAGACGTTGTTTTCCACTTTGCGGCCCACTACGCAAATGAGCGGTCCCTGCAGGAGCCTCTGGCCTCTGTTTCAATTAACATGCTCGGCACCATGGCCGTCCTGGAGTTCTGCCGTATCCGTGGGGTCAAGCGGCTCGTCTACGCCTCAAGCAGTGGCGTTTACGGATCGATGGATATCGTTGCCTACAGCGAGAACCAGCCCCCTGCACCCTCCACCCCCTATGAGGTCACCAAGTACTCGGGAGAGCTGCTCTGTTCGGGGTACTGCGAGATCTACGGGATATCGCTGGTTGCCCCCCGGTATTTCAACGTCTACGGCCCTGGAGACGTTGCTGGTGAGTGGCGGGCGGTTATCCCGAAGTTCTTCGCGCTGGCAAAGAGAGGCGAGCCCCTCGTCATAACTGGGGAGAACGCGTCTCGGGACTTCACCTATATCGATGATGTCGTGGAGGGGACGCTTGCTGGCCTGACCCGGGTCGATGAGGCCCCCTCAAGAATCACTTTGATCTATAATATCGGGACTGGTCGTGAAGTCTTCGTGAAGCACCTTGCCGGACTTGTGGTCAAGGTTTCCGGCAGTAAGTCCGAAGTCATTACCAAACCCAAGAGGAATTGGGACAACGCACCACGTCGCGTTGCAGACTGCCATAAATATCAGGCCCTTTTCCCTGATATCGCTAACCGGATGCGCTCTATCGACACCGGACTCCAGGATGCGTGCGAGTGGTATATGGACGTGTGCTGAGGAGCTTTGGATGAGAGATCTCGATTCAATCAGAAGCTGGTACGAGGAAAAGATCAGACGAGGGGAATTGGATCTGAGTGGATGGAGGCTGAGCCTGAGCCGTGAGCTGAGGTGGGACGCAACGTTCAGTCAGATCCACAACCTTTATGGCCCTTGCCATCTGTTGGCCGAAAAGCTGAAGGTTGTGGACTTCGGCTGCGGAACTGCCGGAATGTACTTTTCAATGTCATCCTGGATCTCGGAATATATCGGGATTGAAATCAGGGACGACGCTTACCGGGAGGCGCTCAGATGGGCTGGGCTGGACCCCCACATCGAAGTTCTACGCGATATCCCGGACTATTTTTACAGAAAGATGGATGTGGTGGTGAGCAATGCTGTTCACGGGCTGCCGGGACAAGACCCCATCGCCGACTTCAAGGCGCTCGATCGTGCTTTCAGGCCGAGGATGATTGTTGCTGATTTTTATTGCTCCAGGCATCCGCCGTCTTTGGGGTTTGAGGGAGGAAAGGCGTACGATCCCTTCGAAATGACCGAGAATATGGTGACGAATCTTGGGTTCAACAGTTTTTCGCTTGACCACACAAGAATGCCGCATGTCTTCACGGTTGCGGTTGTTCGCGGACGAACCGCTTGGGAAAGGATGAACGAGAATGCTCTTTGATCGGGTGCTTGTTGTCGGGGCTCATGTAGACGACGCTGAACTGTTCGCTGGCGGGACGATTGCCAGATTTGCATCCACAACCCGAATCATGGTCTTTTCGCGACATTGGGGAATACTCCCCTCCCCGGAGGAAGAGTTCCGGCGGAGCTGCGAGGTCCTTGGGGTGGAATACGGCCACTGTATCAGCCGGGACCTGCCAGCCTGCCAGCCTGCCGGGGCCTCATTTCACGCAAACCGGCATGGAATCTATAGAGAGCTTGAATCATTAAGAAATTCGTACAAGCCCACCCTTGTTATCACCCATCAGTCGACGGATACGAACCAGGACCACCGCCAAGTCCACGAAGAGGTCCTGCGGGTATTCCGAAAAACGTCCATTCTCTGTGGAACGTTCCTGCTGAATGATCTCCCCTCTGCCGACCGCCGTTTTTTTGTCGCGGTGGACAGCCTCCATCTGCAGAAGAAGATTGACGCCCTATCCTGCTATGAATCCCAGATCCGCGAGCATCGGACGTACTTTGATCCTGCACTTATCACCTGCGAGGCGCGGGTTTATGGTGAGATGGTAGGTGAGAAGTACGCAGAGGCATTCGAAGTTATCCGGCTGCACGTATGAGGACGCCCCATGGCCTGCAAATTTTTATGTGATCCAATCTACACGCTCAAGGATACGAGACGGTGCATCGCCCATTATTCAGTTGACGAGTGCGCCCGGCATGTCTTAAACAAGTACCCGGATTCTTTCGTGTATTACATCCGACCGGCGGAGCCTGGAGACGATCATTTCATTTTCGAGGAGGATCTGGCCGCAGACTTTCCCGGACGGGTCAAGTACTGGAACGGCTTCCATATCCCCCACAACCGAGTTTTTCAGTTCATTTGGAGGCATGAGTGGTTTTCCGATCTGATTGCCGGTACAGGCTACGCATGGGACTGGGACGTTTTGCTGACCATGCGCGGGCCTGTCATGCAACACGTGAAGTGGCTGAACTGGGGAGGGACCCATCAGGCCAAGAAGATCCTGATCCAGGACCATTTCCCGATTCTTGACTTCAAGGTTGCCGCCAAGTTCTATTTCAGAGGGGACAAGATGACCCAGCTTACCACGCTTGGATCCTACGCCTGCGCGGACAAGGTTGTGGTTGGTGCGGACTACGAGGCCAAGCGCATTATGAAGACAGCCCGCCAGTATCTCTCCCCCTCAATTTGCAAACGTTTGCAAAACAAGTTGGAATCCGGTTTTGTGATCCCACGTGGACTCGACCTGGAGTATCCGTTCAAGAAGACAGCACCGAAGAAAGGGCGTCCCATTGTCGGTATCTTTACCCAGCGGATCGGGCTGGCCGGGAGACACCCGTTTGCCGCCCTCGACGCCTTCTTCTACAGCTTCGTTCAGCGGGACTCTGAGAGGGTCAAGTTCCATATCTCCACCAACTCTATGACGTCGTTTTCTGACGATGCCCTGAACAAATACTCGTTTGTGGAGTTCTACCAGTCAGATCGGTCTCAGTTCTACGAGAAACTCCGTCAATCCGACTTCTGCATCAGCTTCAGCACGACCGAGGGAATGCCAACGTCCATCCTGGAGGCGGTCTGTTGGGGCTGCATCCCGGTGCTGGTCAGGTATGACTGGTCGGTGGATATGGTCGGAGAGGATTACCCGCTTCTTTTCCGATCGCAGACGGAGGCTGTTGCCATGGTAGGGAAGATCCTGGACAACCCGGCTGAGATGTTTGCCCGCTACCAGGAGTGGTATCGTTCTTATTTCCTCCCTTACCTTGACCGCTGTGGGAGCCTTCTGCGAGCCTGTGAGGAGATGGTGGAGCGAAACGCCGTTGAAGTTGACGAGTTTGCTTCAAAACGCCAGGACAACCCGCTTTATGGGGAGATCCAGAAGTATGTGGAAAGAAAGAAGATCCGTCGGGTTGTCCTGTATGACCTCCTTAAAAAGCTGAAGGAGGAGGGGATTATCCGTGTTGATCCTGATATTATGGGAGTTGGGAAGCGACCGCAGCGGGCGATGGGGCGGGCGGTTCCTGCCCGGCTGCCGAACTATTATACCATCCTGCATACCCTGCTGAAGAAGACCGGGTGGCAGAGAGGACTTGAGGTTGGCGAAATTGTTACCGATCTTTAAAGGAGGGGAGAACTGAATGGCTACCAAGTATCCGACTTTCATGGAAGAGGCCGAGATCGCAGCACTGCTTGAGGGGAAACTTGACCTTGAGCACGGGGACGTTATCGATGTTTCAATGAAGCTTGTCATGCCAAACGAGTGGAACCCGAACGAGATGTCGCTCGACGAGTTCAACATGCTGTCTGACAACATACACGAAGTTGGGTTCCTCGACCCGGTGCTGGTAGTCCCGGTATTCCAGGACGATCGATATCGCTTCCGCGTCGTAGACGGCGAACACCGGTACGAGGCCCAGAGGCTTCGGGATGCCGTGGTCCTGAGAGCGGTGTACACCTCTCCTGACCGGTTTGACGAAAACACCCAAAAGTTCCAGACTGTCCGTATGAACAAGATCCGGGGGAAGATGAACCAGAAAAAGTTCTCGAATCTGGTCTCCGATCTCATGCAAAGCGGTGCCTACACCTACGACCAGTTGGCTCATAACTTTGGCTTCGTTGACGAGGATGAGTTTGAACACCTGATTGAACGGACTCGGGAATCGCTGCCGACGGAGGATATGAAGAAGGAGTTCGATAAGGCGAAGGACGACATCAAGACCGTGGATGACCTAAGCCTCGTCCTGAACCGCCTGTTCACTCGTTACGGTGATTCGCTGCCGTATCATTTCATGGTCCTGGACTTCGGAGGAAAGGACCACCTATGGGTCCGAATGAAGCATTCGTCTTACCGGCAGGTCGTTGCCCAGGCCCGAAACGCGATGGAGGCTGGTGTAACGTTCGATTCGGTGCTTGCAACTGTCCTGTCGGTGATGAATATGCCGAAGTTTGTTGACAAGTGGCGGGATCGCCTTGACGCTCCTGACCCAAAACAAGATGAAACCAGCATCGACGACCTGATCGAGTCTGATGAGGACGCCGCCTGATTTTGCAAACGTTTGCAAAAAAGGAAAGCCGATGGAAGTGAATAGGGAATTCCCTCCTGATCTGAAGGGAAAGGTTGAGCTGACCGGGCAGTCGCTTATCGATAAGATGCGGGAGGCTGTAGCCCCGCCCGGTAAGAAAGGAACGTGGCTGCGGAAGCTGAACAATCACCAACTCGCCGAGGTTTACCACCGGCTGAAACTCGGCCAACCGGCGTACAAGATCGCGCAGATAGCCCAGGTAGAGTGGGGATACCACAAGAAGTCCGCTATCAAATCCCTTGCCCGGGCTGTCCGTAAATTCAAAGAGGACATGCTCGGTGACCTCACCCTTGAAAAGACGAGTCCGTTCCCAAGTAGGGCAGAGGAGGGAAAGAAGCTCTCGAAACGTGCCCAGAATATAGTCAAGATGCTCGATTCGATGGGGAGGTACCGCTGGGCGATTGAGTGCCAGACTGAACGTGTTGCCATCCTGCGGGAACGAGAGAAGAATGCCATCCCCTTCAAGGCGACGGAGGATGCAATCCGGACACTCTCCGACATGCTTGACCGGTACACCCATCTGGAGATCAAACTCGGTACGCTCGACAGCAAGCCGTCAGAGATCAACCTGAATATCAAAGGAAGGTTTGACGGCCTGCTGCAGCACACGGTGCAGCCCGGCACTGCGGTTGTGGAGGCCACGGATAAGTGGCTCTCGCTTTGCGAGAAGAACGCCCTTACGCTGAAGCTCGGTGAGGATGGTGCCTACCGGCTTGAGGCCCCGGAGGAAGAGTTTGATGCTTGCTCACCAAAAAGTCCTCCCGATTGATGCTGCGGTGGCACTTGCGATGGAGGTTGGGCAGAGCATGGATGCCCGCCTCACCCCGCAAGAGTCCCAGATGATTCAGCTCATTGCCCAGAGCTGCAAGACTCTCGACGTCGACGGGACGCCCTTTGTCTACCTTGAGGAGCTGCGCGGTTTTGTAACCAACCTCCAGAAGGCGATCGTTGAGAAGGACAGCAGCTTCCTGATGCAACGTCGTGGCCTGCGAGTGGATCGCGTGGTGGACGTTCAGGAATTCGTCGAGTCCAGAGAGTTCATGGGACAGGCCGGATACATCCGGCCCAAGGTCCTGGAAGGTTTGATCGAGCTTTTCGGGAACGAGCGCTACATCGAATGCGTCTTGTCCGGCTCGATCGGGTGGGGTAAGACGTACTTCGGGTATATGGCAATCGGATATATGATTTATCTGCTATCCTGCTACCACAACCCGCAGGCTGAGTTCGACCTCGCCCCCGGAACGACGATTGTCTTTATCCAGCAGTCGAAGACCTACCAGCTCGCCAAAAAGGTCGTATTCGAGCAATTCAGCGAGCTTTTGCGACAGAGCCCGTATTTCAAGAACTCATTCCCCTATGATCCTGGGGTGAAGTCCGAGCTGCGGTTCCCAAAGAACATCCTGGTCCTGCCTGTCGGCGGTTCCGATACTGCCGCCCTCGGCATGAACGTCTTTGGGGGGATCATCGATGAAATGAACTTCATGCAGCGCACGCGGGACAGTGTGAACGTACAGCACACGAACGAGGAGGAATACGATCAGGCAGAGAGGCTCTACACGACGATCCGACGTCGTATGACCTCCCGCTTCATGCAACGTGGAAGACTCCCCGGAAAGCTGCTGCTTGTGTCCTCTGTGAACTACCCGGACGACTTTACCAGCAGGAAGATGGAGGAGGCCCGAACAGACCCCACCATTCTTGCCATCACCCATAGCCAGTGGGCGGTTCTGCCTGCTGACCGCTTCTGCGGAGACACGTTCCTCGTAGAAGTCGGCAACGAGTTCAAACAGAGTCGTATCTTACGGTCCATAGAGGAGGCAGTGGACGTCAGCGACGTACTGAACGTCCCGGTCGAGTACCGTACGGAGTTCGAACGCGATCTGGAATCCGCCCTTCGCGATCTGGCTGGGGTGACCAGTGGGACCCGAAACCCCTTCATTCCCTACCGGCAGGAGATTATCCAGGCTGCGGAGGAATTCGGCAAGGCCACGGATGGTCGGCAGCTGTTCAGAATGCCTGAGATCAACATTAACGAGATAGCAGACGCCAGTGCGCCGGATTGGAGCCGTATCGTGGACGTCAGCTATATTGATGAGTGCCTGCTTGACCGGTCCCAGCCCTTTGCTGTTCACCTTGACGTTGCTCTGTCCGAGGACTGCTGCGGGTTGGCGGTGGGCCACATAGCGGGGTACAAGATGCTGCCCAGCACGAAGTTTTACAGCGAGCGGCGAAGGGAGTTCGTTGAGATCCGTGACATACGCGCCCCAATTTACCAAATAGATGGTGTGCTGCGCGTAGTGCCGCCGCGTGGAGGAGGTGAGATCGACCTGCAGCTTTTGCGGGACCTCGTATTGTGGCTTCGAGGCGAGCTGTTTATCAAGTGGGGGACGTGCGACAGTTACCAATCTGCCATGATGATTCAGGCGTTTAGAAAAGCGCGGGTGAGATCCGGTGTCCTGTCTGTTGATCAGTCCATAGCACCGTACACGGAGCTGAAACTGGCCACGAAAGATGGTAGGCTGCTGATCCCATACCACGAGATGTTGATGAAAGAGATGCGCGAGGTCGAGAAATGCCCGGATAAAGACAAGGTTGACCACCCACCCGGCGGGAGCAAGGACTGTGCTGACGCAGTTGCCGGTGTTGTCTTCATGCTGCAGACCAAGGAGGCCAGCTACGGCCGACCCGTGGCATCGAGGAGGACCGTCGACGGCCAGTCGGTGGCCAGAGGCGGCGGGAGAGTCCGTAAAGTGAGGATGGGGAATTCCAGACGACGGTAGAGAGCCGTAACGAAGACGAAAGGAGGAGGCATGATACGAGACGACGTGAGACCCCCGAAGATCATCCACAGCAAGGCGCCGATGTACCGGAGGAAATTCGGTGCCATTATGAACACCTTCAAGACCCGGGTGATGGCTGGGGCGGACCAATTTCTGGGGCCGCAAGCCTTTGAACCCACAACAGACAACCTGCTGAACTATCGGACCCAGCTCGTGAAGACGATCAAGGCGGGAATGCTGGAGAAAAAGGACATGGAGGTGGAGATCGCCACGCTGGCGGCCATAGTCTGGTTCCTTCGCCTGTCGGCAGATGAGCGGTCGTCCATCACTGGCCTATGGTAGGCCGGGAGGAGGCCAGACGGAGGACAGCGGTAGGCCAGTAGGAGGCCCGACGTTTTTGCAAACGTTTGCAAAATGACCGCAGCGCTCAACCCTACCCCCCACCCCTACGGCGGGGGAACTGATCACAACGTACCGGGGAGGCGTAATCCCTCCCCCTGCCACCAATCGGGGGGCGAACCCATAAGTTCCCCCCACAACCAAGCACCCCTACCCTATACGACCCGGCGGGGAAACCATGACGCATCCCACCCCAAACAGTCCCCCTCATAGGGAGGCTTCCCACGCTCCTGAAACGCCCCCACCGGGAGGTCTTGTTCAATGATTCCAGGTACTTAAGTATATCGCCCCCTCGCCACCGCCCCACCCCGTGAGGCCAACGGCGGGGGAATAGGTAGATCCCCCCACGCTACCCCCCACCCTGCGGGGAATGGGACCCCAGGTGTAGGAACCTGACTGATGACCCGACCCCAAGACTATGGTGTGCCATCCATAAGACCCAACGAACGGCGGGGGAGGTAAGCAGGAGGCCCAATAGAGGTATAAGAAGCGGCCCGAAGACGTATCCTGTCCATCCTGCCCATGCCCAGGAAGGAGGGCGGGGGGAGTGAGCGCTGAAACCCTTCTCCTGCCTACCCGTAAGGAGGGCGGGGGAGTGAGTAAGGACCAGCAGAGAAGGAGACCGTAGCGTCCGAACCAGAGCGTAAGCAGCAGAGAGGCACCGGAGCTTCCGAGGTACCATAGAGCGTCACCGTAGCTTCCGGTTCACCGTAGAGTTACCATAGAGTTACCAGAGAGGAACCGTAGAGTCACCATAGCTTCCGAACCACCGGCGACCGAGATCAGGCTCGCCCAGAGCGCCCAAGTGGAACAGATGCCCACGTGCCCGCTGCCTTCCTTGTCGATATGCCCGGAATCGACGCCGCGCGCCCGCGTATTCGTGCGAAACAGAAGGCCCGCGACACGAAGACAACCCTAAAATCTGGACCCGGCGAGGTGGCCGGTGCCGCTTTTACAACCTGAAAAATCGGGCGGGGTGGTGGTAGTTGACGAAAAATGTGACCTTTTGAGTGGGGAGGCGTTATTTCTTGACAAAATGCGTTACCTTTGATAATGTGGGGGATGATGGGGAGGAGCGATGCGGGGTTTGAGCGGAGCGATGCGGGTATGCCTGCGTGGGCTGGGGAGGGAGGTGAGGAAGGTGTGGATTTGGAGCGATGGGATCGAGGATCGGGTGCGGGAGAGGATAGCGGACGGGGTGTGGAAACAGCGGAGCCTGCGGTCGATGGAGCTTGTGCTGTATGCCCGGATGGGCGGGGCTGAGGTGGGCGGGGAGTATGATCCTTTGATGCGGCGGTATGAGCTGCGGTGCAAGCGCTGTGGTGGGCTGGTGGCCTGGATTGATGCGGATCTGGCTGAAGAGGCGGGGATGGAGATTGAGCTGGAGGCTGCGAAGCATGCGTGCGGGGAGCAGGGTGGTGCGGTTGGTGAGGTGGAGAGGGTGAGGTTTTGCAAACGTTTGCAAAAACGGACGCGGGTGATCCGGATGGGGAAGGGAGGGGGTAGGGGTGACGAGAGCGATTAGGTTCAATGTGGAGGAGGAGCAACGGCCGAGGGTGAAGCGGGTGCTGCTGAATAAAATTGTCGGGTACTCGCCGGAGATGGGGGTGATGGTGTATGAGGATCCGAGGGATGGCTGCCGGTATGGGGTTTACTTGCGGACGGGGGCGAAGAAGAGGTTGGATCTGTTCGATGTGAGGGTATGGACGGTGGGGCCGGATGGGCGGCAGCGGGAGGTGGTGACGGAGGTGTGCCAGTTTGTTGATCCGCCTGAACCGGCACTGTCGCATGCACCAGAGTGTGAATGTATTGATTGTCGGAAGAGGCAAAAGGCGTTGGAATTCGTTGATGACTTTGGACAGCCGGGAGACTGATGATGATTAGAGAGATGAGCGATGGGATGGCGAGGAGTATCCGGATCAGTGTGTACCTGAAGGATGGGAGGAGCTTCCGGCAGAGGAATGTGCCGCCGAACTTCTTCGGGGACCATGAGCGGGTGGTGTCGTTTTGGGAGGGGGACGTCCTGATGGTGTATCCGATGCGGGATGTGGAGCATGTGGAGTACCACTTTGAAACTACCACCACGGTGACGGTGTAGGGGGGGGGTATGAGTCGGGCGTATGTGAATGTGGTGGGGACGCTGGCGATAGCGACGGCGGTGGTGGATCATATCCAGAGGGAGCAGATGGGGAGGGGGTTGATTGAGACGGGGGAGTTTTGCCGGGAGCTGCTGGAGAAGATCGTGTCAACCTGCTGCAACTGGCCCGGTGGGTATGATCGGGAGAAGGTGTTTTGGGAGGTGCATGCGAAGCTGGACAAGTGGGAACGGGAGAATATAGGGTCGGTGGTGAATGTGCCTGCGTTGGTGTCGGCTGTGATCCTGTTGCTGTCGGAATTGTCGGTTGCGCTGGGGAAGTCGCCCAGGAGGAAGGTGATCGATGAGATTACGGAGGGGATGGCGGTGCTGTATGATGCCTACGAACGGCATGCGAGCGAGATCGGGGAGGATATTGAGCCAGAGGTTGCCCGGTCGTTGGATGTGGCCGGGGTGTATGCCAAACTGTTGGAGAAGAGGAGATAGGGATGAGTGGGTGGGTGTCCATTGGGGATCAACGTGATGATCAACTGCCGGAGATGGATGAGCCGGTGTGGCTGTTCCTGCCTGCCCGGGCGTCGTGGAGGCCGTCGATGGTGATCGGTTGCCGGGCTGATAACCAGAATGGGCACTGGTACTGGTGCCGGTGCTATGATGATGTCTGGTATGATGACCGGGACGGGCGGTGGAAGACCTGCACGGCTGAGCCGGAGGACTACCGGCCGACGCACTGGATGGCGCTGCCGATGCCGCCGGAAAAGGAGCGCTGAGATGGAGGATCAGCAGATGTCCTTCTGCTTTGTGCTGTCACTCGTTGCGGCGGGGGGATTCCTGGCGTTTTGGGTGTGGGCGGGGAAGGCGATATGGTTTGCCTGCAGGACTGGCTGGGGAAGGACTGCCGGGATGGTAATGATGGCAGTTGGAATCCTGCTGACTGGGGTTTCTTTGGGAGTGGTCGTAATGATGATTGTCATGCTCGTACAGGGAAGCGATTAAACCGATATGGGGGCCAAGACCGGCGAAATTGAAAACATCAAATAGGATAAGTCAGTATCGAACGTGGGACGCCTTGGATGGACGTCGACACCTTGACACTATGCCGGTGGCCCCCACCACCACAATGAGAGGAGAAGAGGATGAGATGGAAACCGGACCGACCGTTGTCGGAAGCGCTGATGAAGAAAGCCGGGTTTGTGGAGGAGACAGAGATCGAACCTGTGAACCGGGGGTTTGACCGGCTGGGGGACTGGCGGAAGTTCAGCCAGCGGATGGAAGAATATCTGCAAGGGCCGATTTCCAAGTACGGGGGAAAGCGGAAGTTCAATGATCTGCTGCACTATACAGGACTGCGGGTGATGTGCTGGAATCTGCTGAAGTATTCGCTCAGAATCTGGCTGGGTCAGGGGAAGCGGCATGATTTCGAAAAGCTGGCCCATTACGCGCAGATGGCGTGGACGAGGGCGAGGGCGGAGGGGCGGCAGGCGCCGTTCTTTGTAGAGGATGAGGTGCAGGAGCGAGAGTTTATCGTTCCGGAGGGAGACTGAAAATGACCGAGCATGTGATTGTTCCGGTGTGCGCGTGCCCGAGGTGCAAGGCGAAGATGGATGCGGTAACCCCAATGTCGGGGAAGCGGCTGCAGATGCCGAAGCCGGGGGACTTTACGTTGTGCTCCCGGTGCTTCGCCCTGCTGAGGTTTAATGCGGAGTTGGGGCTGGCTGCGGCGACGACGGCTGACCTTGACCTGTTGACCAAGGAGCAGAGGGAGACACTGGGGAATGCGGCCCGGATGCTGTGGGCACAACGGGTGGCGACGAATATGAACTGAGGCGTTTTTACTTGACGAAAACATTTATCTTTGATACAATGGCCCAAACCTGAAGCCTTAACCCAAGGAGGTGATGCGGGAATGGCGTTCAATCTGTACAATCGGAACGGAGGACCGGCGCTGAAGCAGTGGATGTACGATGCTTTGAACAAAAGCGACCTCACCAAGGAAGAGTACGAGCTGCTGGCGCGGGAGGGCTTGCTGGTGATTGAGGATGGCGGCTGGAGGGGGAACGTGTGCGACCGGTGGCGGAGTCTTGGCTTCAACTCGGCCAAGATACATGACTTTTACCCCTGAACAAAAAGGCGGTGGGAGATGGATTGGAAAGAGGAGGCGGAAAAGCTGGCGGATAAGGCCAGATTGTGGAACGAGGAGCAGTTCCGGGATCATGGGGAAGTTATGCCCATGGTGGTTATCCAGAAGGGGGAAGATACGGCGATGATTCCGCTGCCCTGGAATAGCGAGCGGATGAAGGTTGCGGTGACTCGTGCAATGAACGACACGCTCAAGAAGATGCAGCCCGACATCGCGCTCTTTTCGTCGGAGTGTTGGATGGCGGCGATGAGGAAGGACGAGTATGCCCCTGGTGTTCGTCCGAGCGAGCATCCGGAACGAATCGAAGCCGTGATGATCCTGGTGCAGTGGAAGGGGGGAGCGATCCTGCGGAGCTACCCGATTCTGGAGTCGGCGGGGATGCGGTATCTCGGGGACCTGATCCGTGACTTGAGTGATGACGGCAGTAAGATGCAGCTCACGTCGCAGATGTTCAAGGGGGTCTTTGAAGAGGTGGGGCATTCCTGATGCTGAAAACGTTTTGCGGAAACGGAGGAAGCCATGCGGATTTTGGTCTGTGGGGACAGGGACTGGGAGGATGCGGTGCTGATCCACCGGGCGTTGAAGAGCCTGCTGCCGGGGTTGAAGGCGGTTGTGCACGGGGACTGCAAGGGGGCGGACAGGCTCGCGGGGGAGGCGGCTTCCCGGCTTGGGCTTGAGGTCTCACCTGTGCCTGCACAATGGGGGAAGTTTGGGCGGGCGGCGGGTCCCATCCGAAATTCGGTGATGCTTAAAGAGAATCCAGAAATTCGACTGGTGCTTGCTTTCCACGACAATTTGGAGGCGTCGCGGGGGACAGCGGATATGATCAAAAAGGCGCTGCGAGCGGGGAAGCTGGTACGGCACTGGTTCCACGGGGAGAATGGGAGGTCCTGTGTCCGGTTTATATTTCCGAGGGAGTCTGCGAGAGAGGCTGCGAATGTTAAAAATGCTGACCCTTGTTAAGGAGGAGCCGGTTGCGTTCCGGCCGCTGCCGTGGACGGAGGTGACCGTGCCGTGGATTGAGGAGCAGAGCTTTGGGGAGTGGCAGATCGACACGATGCGGTTGCCACTCCTGCGGGGGTACTTCCGGGGACTGCGGTCGCTGCAAGCCCCCATCATTCGGTTGAAGAGGGGGGACACCCTCTGGATGAGCACCACGCCGATGGAGCTGGAGAGCATGCAGCCTGCACTGCATGAAATGTCTGGACATGTGGTGATAGCGGGCGGGGGACTGGGGGTCTCGGTTTATAATGCGCTGCGGAAACGAATGGTTTCCAAGGTCACGATGGTGGAGATTGATCCGGGGGTTGCCAACCTGATCCGGCACCTCTCGGAGGGGTGGCCCAACAAGAGGAAGCTTGAGATTGTGGTGGCTGATGCGCTCGACCCAGGACCCATCCCGGATGTGGACTTTTTGTGGGCGGATATCTGGATGGAACTCGGATCCTCGGCGGCCCTGCAGGATGTGCTCAAGATTTACCGGGCGATCCCGGCGGGGGTGGTTGCGTGGTGGGGGATGGAGCTTGATTTCCTCGTCTGGATGGAGGGAGTGGGGTCCACCCGGCCACCGACGGAGGAGGACTGGGACGAGTTTGCCGCCTCCACCGGACTGCCGATAATGAAGGCGGAGCGGCAGTGGCGGTATGCGGTCGATGCCGGGAGGAACGTCCTTCTGTCCTGATCCAAAAACGGTTTACACCTTATTATATAGGGGGGTCCAAATGGGCCCCCTTTTCTTTTGCGAAAAAACTGCGGAACGACGATTTTTTGCTTTAGTGCGCGAAACTTCTTGACGATAAGAATAACATAGGGTAAACTGTCCTTGAAAATTGAAAACAACTGACCCAAGCCAAACGGCAGAAAGGTGTCACCATGAAAAAACCCACCCAGAAAAAAACGGATCTGATCTACTCCAGCCTGAGCGGCCTTATCTGGTTCGATCGCCTCTCCCTTGATCGGCAGGGTGAAATTTGCATCGCGATTGCGGAGCGCCTGACCCTGGCAGAGTGCAATGATCGCCTTGTAGTATGGGAAGAGGCAAAATACGTTTCCTGAAGACCCAAGCCTTTAATGGCAGAAAGGAGTCTGAAATGTCCGAGATCAAAGGCCAAGTTTCCATCCCCCGCGAGTACTTCTTCAAAATGGCTTGTGCAGACTATGAGTCCTGGCAAGCTGCCCTGCCCCGCGAGTTCTTCCAGAATTCCATTGATGCTGGGGCCTCTAAGATAGAGGTCACCTTTGATGACGCTGCCCGTCTGGTCACTGTCGTTGATAACGGCAGCGGGATGAGCCTGCAGACCCTGACTGAAAAACTGCTGGTCCTGGGCGGGTCCTTGAAAGACAGCGCCAGTGCGGTTGGGGCCTTTGGCAAGGCGAAAGAGCTGCTGTTCTTCTCCTGGGATCGGTATGAAATCTTGACCAAGGATCTGCGGGTTGTGGGGGTTGGTGCCGAGTACACCATCACCCATACTGCCACCCAGGTGGGAGGGACCACTTGCAAAATTTGGCTTCCGGACGGAAGTCCGCTCGATTACCTCAAGAATTCCTTCACCACGGTGGCGGGGCGGATGCAAACTGCTGCCAAAATTTATGTGGACGGGGAGCGGTGTGACGGAACCCTTCGCCGGGGGACCCCTGTCAGAACCATTGAGAATATCGGCCAGATTTACCAGACCAAGTGCCGCCAGAATTCCTACATGGCGGTTCGGATCAACGGAATTTGGATGTTTGCCCTTTATGTTGGGGACGGCAAGGGGGAGTTGGTCCTTGAACTTGAGCGGTCCAGCCTTGAACTGCTGACCAGCAACCGGGACGGCTTCAAGTGGCCCCACGGTAGAGATATCAGCAAGGTGGTTGCTGACTTGTTGATCAATCCTGATTCGGCCCTGTCCAAAAAGAAGAACATTGTCAAGGAGCGCATCCGGGGCACCGGGAAAGTCCGGGTTGCTGCTGAGGCGGTTGATCGCGCAAGGGGTGTCATGGAGACCGGATCCATCAATGATTTCCGGGATGCTGTGAAGGCCATGCTGCTGGACCTTGGGCAGCTCCAGGGTTTGGCGAAGGCGCGTGCCAACGACCTGAAGCAGCTCGCCAAGACGGATAACCGTGAGGCCCTGAGCCTGCTGTCCCTTGCCGGTTACCAGCCGGATTTTGTCCTGAAGTATGAGGACGGCCAGCGGAAAACGGTGGCTTCCTTCATGTCCAAGCCTCGGGCCTCTATGCTGAGCAAGATTTGGACGGAGACCATCCGGCAGGTGTTGCTGGATAACCGGATTTCCCTGGAGTTCTCTGCCGGGTTCGTCTTTGATGATGATGTGGAAGCCTGCATAGAGCGGGTTGACGGTGACGTTACCATCTACGTGAATCCCCTGAAGATCGGGAAGATCTCACCTCGGAGAATCCTGATGGGCGATTTGACCATGAAGGCGGCCCATGAGCTTTCCCACCTGAAAGTCAGCGAGCACAATGAAGCGTTCGTGAATGAACTCCACCGGATGATGGGGGAGACCTACAAGAGCGATTACTGTTACATCAAGATCGGAAAGATCAAAGCTTCCGATGAATACCGGGGGAGGTAAGAAATGAAAGCTGCTGCCAAAACCCCTGGAGATCGGGTGCTCGAAGCGCTCAGGATTGTAAACCGGCTGCGGAGGGTCACGAGGGGGCGTGACCCATCCCTTTATCGGGAATTGCAGAAGGTCCGGAATCAGCTTGTTGAAGCCCGCCGGGACCTGCGGACTGAGGAGAATCCTGAAATTGCAAACGTTTGCAAAGATATGAAACCGGCGGACCAGATGACAGACAAGGAGATCAAGGACGTGCTGTTCCGGCATTACCAGTGGCCGCCGAGCTGCCTTCCCAAAGATGGGGATAAGCTCCGGCAGTTGTTGCTTGATTGCCGAAAGCGCCATCCGCAGATCAGACAGTAGAGACTGCTGTTTGCAAAGAAAGGAGGTATAACTGTACGAAACCGTATTCTATGATACTCCACCGTATTGTATCTAACAGTGTCCATTAGAGGAGGTAGAACCGTCCGAACCCCACGGTACCGAATCTTATTGGATAGAACAGCACCGCATCCTATTGAATTGTATAGAACTGGACGGTATCACCTCAGAGGAATTAAAATGGAGATCACAAAAAAAGCGCGGTTTGTAACGAAGTTTTACGGGGGGCGTCCATATTGCCAGGGAGAGGAGATCGTAGAGCAGTGGCTGGCGGATCAGACCGATAAGCTGGCTCACCCAAGATATGCGGAGTTGAACAAAGCGATCAAGAGCCCTGACAAGCTGGAGCGCATCCTGTCTGTGTTCAATGTCAATGATGATGGGCACCCGATCATCGGAAACTGGATGCTGCTTCGCTGTTCGATCAATGCCCAGAAACTGTCGGGGACGTGGAAAAAATACAAGGTGTCGGCGGACCGGTGGAGATCGATGGTGCAGTTCACGCCCCCGTTCTGCCCGCTGGTCAACGGATCTCGGCTTGTTCAACCTGATGGGGTGGACGTTTATACGGTGACCACCCCGAAGAACAGCTTCTTCACTGCATACCAGCTTGTGAATTCTGGGACGAAATTCAAGTTTACGATCCACGTGCCGGACGATCTATGTGAGATCGCAGTAAAAGACGCCGATGGAAATGTCACCACTGAAGCCGATGAGGAGCAGACGTTAGCCTGCGTGACAGACATTCTGGACAAGATGCAGATTATCGGTCTCGGTGCCTTCCGTGAACGGTATGGGAAGTTCGAGTACTTTGAATAGCATAATACCGAATAACCTCCCATCCGATGGTGTGCGATAGGATCTTATGGCATGCTATTTTATGTGATTTGAACAAACCCCCGAGGGGGTATCTGAGACCGCCCATCCTACTCAATGTGATGCTATTTTATGGGATTCAATCAAATAGTAACTGATGGCATGTTATTAACCGACCGGATCGGCCGAATCGAATTGATCGACCGGCTGACTGGTCAACCAAGAAAGGAGACAGAAAATGGGAGAGAACTTGAAGCCGTTGGTAGATGAGAAAATCGTTGGTAAGTTCATCGACAAGGCCCTGACGCTTGGGGCCGGACTACTGGAAAAGGCGGAGACTGACAATGCTGCCCACATTCTGAGGATCCTGAAGGACCTTAGTCCGTATGTGGGAAATGGGGTCGGGATGGTCTCCCAGGCCACGGCACGGGAGCGGAACACGATTGTCGAAAAGAAGATGGCACAGTTGGGGTATAAGAAACGGGAAGAGGAAGATAAAAGAACAGGCCAAGTTGATCAGAAAGGAGACCCGGCACAATGAACTTTGCCAACCTGGATCGTCAGGCTGCGATGTACTTCCGCGAGCTGAACGCTGCTGTGGCGGACGTCTGCAGCCACGCCAAGTTTATCCTGGGACCGGAGGTAGAGCACTTCGAGTCCCTCATGGCCGAGCGCTGCAAGAGGAAGCACGCCATCGGCTGCGCCTCCGGGACTGATGCACTGACCATGGCCCTGATGGTTGCCCGTTCCTGGAAGAAGACCGGGGGAACTGTCCTGACTTCTCCCTTCTGCTTCGTTGCGACGGCGGAGGCTGCTGCCCTTCTCGGGATGGAGGTCCTCTTTTCGGACATCGAAGTCGAGACCTTCTCCCTTGACCCGGAATATGTCTGGGCGGAGGTGAACCGGCAGGCCCCCTGGTGGCGTCCTACCGACGGTCGACTCCGGACCCTGGATGCGGTTGTGATCCCCAATATGTTTGGGAGGATGGCCCAGTGGGAGCGGTTCGAGAAACTCCAAGCGCGGGGGATCATCCTTATTGAGGACGCTGCCCAGTCCTTCGGTGCCTCACGGGGTGGTAGGCCCTCCGGGTGCTTCGGTGATATGTCTATTCTCTCGTTTTTCCCCACCAAGCCTCTGGGATGTTATGGGGACGGTGGGATGGTCCTGACCGACTCTGATGAATACGCCGACATGTTGCGATCGATCCGGTCCCACGGCTGCGGGAATTCCAAGTATGATCACCGGATGGTCGGGATGAATTCCAGGCTGGACACGATCCAGGCTGCTGTCCTGCTGACCAAGATTGAATGGGTAGAGAAGGAGCGGTCCCGGCGGATAATGACCGCCCAGCACTACTGTTCCGAGTTTGACGGGCTCGACTGGCTGTACGTCCCTGAACATGGGGAGGACTCAGCCGTTGCCCAGTTCTCCCTTCTCCTTCCGAACAAGCGGATTCGGTACGCGTTCCAGGAATACATGAAATCCCAGGGAATCCCGACCATGGTGCACTACCCGAAACCGTTGAATTTACAGGTCCCCTACCTCGACGGGAAGGTTTACGAGCAGGCCCAGGAAACGTGTGGGAGAATAGTCCAGATCCCCTGCGATGCTTACATGACAGATGAGGAAGTTCTTCAAGTGGTGACGGCGGTGAAGATGTTCGATTCCGCCCCAATGTTCGGATTGACAAGCGAAGGATAGGAATAGCCGAACGGGACTGTGGCGGTCCCCAAACTGAGAGGAGATTGACAATGGCTGCAAAGAAGACGGAGGTTGTGAAGGCACCCAAGAAGAAGACCGAGATTGAGGTGCTGAGCAAGAAGCTGCAGATTGCCCTGCAACGGCACGGTGAAATGCAGAACAGTATTTCGCGGGATGGGAACCAGCTTGTGGTGCCCTCCTTTATGAAGCTGCAGGATGCAGCGGATGCGATCATGGCCTGGGAGACGGCGATGGAGGATGACGCCACCCAGATCCTGGAGTGGAAAGGACACCGGACGGAGATCCTGGTTGCCATTGAAAGCGGGCTGAGGAAATGCTTCGGGCAGTTCTTCGGAACCTCGTCTGAAGTGCAGACGTTCTTTGGGGCCTTCAAGCAGAGCGGACGTCAGATCACCCTGTCTGTTGGTCCAGGAAAAACGAAGACTGTTCCGATCGGTCGGGTGACCATCCCTGGCCTGCCGATTACGATGGATGTTGGGGCCGGGAATAAGTCGTCGGACAACCCGATGGAGGATGTTGCCGGGATCAGGCTCAACTACAAGAAAAAGTTCGAGCCCCTTGTTGCCATGATCAAGACGGCAGTGGACGAAGAGTTGAAGAAGAACAGCGTCTTCAAGGGGCAGGCGGTTGATAGCGACTTCAACTTCCTGGACCTGAACGCGTTCCCGACAGACAAGATCGTCTACTCTGAGCGAATCCGGCAGCAGCTTGACGGCAACGTCTTCGGGCCTGTCCGAAACTGGAAGCGGCTGATTGAACTCGGCCTGTCGGTGAGACGCTCGATCCTGCTGCACGGCCAGTATGGGACCGGCAAGACCCTGACGGCCCTGCTTGCTGCCAAGTGCTGCCTGGAGAATGGCTGGACGTTTATGAACGTTCTGCCCGGCGGGTCGATTACGCACGCCATTGATTTTGCGAATCGCTACCAGCCCGCGCTGGTGTTCTTCGAAGACATCGATATGGTGGCGGGGCACGGCAGAACCAGCGGGGTGAATGAAATCCTGAATGTGGTGGACGGGTTCCTGTCGAAGCAGTCCAAGGTGATGATTGTTCTCACGACGAACCACACCGACAAGATTGAGAAAGCCATGCTCCGGCCGGGACGGATCGATGCCGTTATCAAGATGGGGGATGTAGACGCCAATGTCCTGCTGAAAATGATCCAGTCGTACTGCCCGAATATGACGAACGGACTGGATATTGGCTCGCTGGTCAAGGCGTCTGAGGGATTCACCCCGTCCTTTGTTGCGGAAGCCTGCCAGCGCTCGGTGCTCTATGCTCTGGAGCGGTCACGCGGGAACGGCGGGGAGCTGAAGATTGCCTCCGAAGACATCGAAGCCTCGCTGATCGGACTGCGCGACCAGTTTGAACTGATGACTGCGAAGGCGAATATCCCGCCGACCCCGATGGATGCGGTCTTTGCCGGGATGCTGGAGCACCACCTTGCCGGGCTGCGGAACCAGATATCGACGATGCTGGAGAAGGAGTTCGGTATGGAGAGGGAGGACCGATGACCGCTGCCTGGACCTTGGAGGTTTGCATCCACGGGGTGCGAGAGGAGCCGGACGGCCACCCTTGCCCAGAATGCCAGAAAATTGCAGCGTCGCTGGGATGGGAGGTGGTGCCCGGAATTGCCACCTATATTTTCACGGAGGATTGGGTACGGAGGAACAAGAAAAAATTTCCAGAATTACTACCGAATGAGTAATCTTACGGGAGAGCACAGCCTGAATGTCTACCGCTGAGCAATTCTACGGGAGAGCACAGCCGGTATTACTACCGAGTGAGTAATACCGGCTTCTCCGTTTCTTCTTTCCTCAGTTTACTCCGATACCGTAGAGCATGTAGTAAATCACCGCCGTTTTCCCTCGCGACGAAATTTTTGACGAAAAATCCAGGCATTGCTTTTGCTTTCAGGTTTTCCGTTCAGAAGTCGTCGCAAATCCACTAATACCAACGCTTTCCCGAACGACGCCGCATTTGACCAGCAAGGAACTTTCGACCCGACCGCCTTCCCCTTATATTGACCTCCGCGATACCGTATATAACGAATCTTTGTCAAGATCTTCGAACTTTAGAGCGGCGATGCTCGGCGAGAAGTGGCGACGGGACATTCAAAACCCAGGCCACCAGTTTACGTCAAAAAAACCCGAAAATTTTTTTGGGTCCCACCTTTTGCCCCCTTTGAGCCGTTGAGCAATTCATTTTGCAAACGTTTGCAAATTCCAGAAGACCACAGACCCGACACCTTTATATAGGCGCTCCCGCCAGACGAAAATTGCCGAAAGACGCTTTTTTTGCTTTAGTCGTCGAAACTTCTTGACGAAAAGAATAACATAGGGTAAATTGAAACCATGATCACAAACCCCAACAGCATAGGAGGCGCCACCATGTCAGACTTCCAAGTTGTCGGTGTCAAAGTCCAAAAAGCGGAGAAGGCCAGTCAGAAATGTCGGATTTACATCCATCCGGAGAGCTTCTCGGTTGCCCAGAATTTTATTGATCGGGCCTACCGGGGCGGGGCTGTCGAGCCCCACAAGATCTACAGAAAACTGGTCCTGCCGGAGGTTCTTGAGAAACTCGGCCTGCCTGCGGATGGTGTGAAGTTTGGGTGGAGCCGCAAGGCCGGTTGCTCCTGCGGCTGCAGCCCCGGCTTTGTCTGCAACAGCGGGCATCTGTTCGGCAAGGATGTCTTTGTCACCATCAAATAATTCAGCCGGGGGGCTTCGGCCCCCCTGAAAGGAGATCAAAAATGTTCGTGACCCAGCCTGCAAAGAGACAGCCCGTTTCCCGGAAACTCTATTATGCCATCTACAAAACCCAGGACGGCCTGGAGTTTCATGTCGGCCGTAAGATCCTGGAGGTTGCCCGCAGAGAGTCCCTGTCCCAGTCGATCCCTTCTGCTTCCCCTCTCAGAGAGATGGTTCTCAGTGACTGGAGACGTCAGGTTAGGATTTACCGCATGGCCAAGGTTGCTGATGAGAGCGAGTCCTGATCAATCCCGCTGCTGATCCGGGGGGCTTCGGCCCCCCTCTTTTTTTGCCGAAAGACGATTTTTTTGCTTTAGTCGACGAAACTTCTTGACGAAAAGAATAATATAGGGTAAATTGAATCAAAACTTGAAACAAACAAGGAGACCACCCATGAAAAAAATCAGCAAGAAAGACCTTTTCACTCCCGGAATGAAAGTGACGGAGACCAAGGAGATGGGCGGGACCATGTACGGATGGCGGATGATCGGCGGCCACATGGGGGCGCGCATCATTGACACCATGCTGAACAAAGCCCGAGCCCTTGGTCTGGAGTGCTTCCTGCCTCCTGCCTATGAGGGGCCTGTTACCTATCGTTCGGAAGACCACAGTGTGGTCCTGACTGTCCGGAAGCACTATGCCCGGACGGCCAGCAAGAACATGTTCACTGCGGCCCTGTGGATTAGGGACTGATGGAGCCGGGGGGCTTCGGCCCCCTTCATTTATAACCTGCACCCCAACGCTCAAGGAGACAGCCAACATGCTTAAAGTCACCGGAATCAGCGTACGCAAGTATTACAACATTGATCGGGTCGGGAGAGTCTACTGCCAGCCCCCTGCTGGAATCATCGCTGCCCAGATTTCAGAGTCTTCGGCCACCCTCCAGCGCCTCTACCGCGAGCAGCTCCTGCCGGTCCTGTGCGAGAAATTCAAGCTCCCGGCTGATGAGGTTAAGTTCTCGTGGAGCAAGGTTGCGGGTTGCAAGTGCGGGTGCAGTCCCGGTTTCATCTGCAAGAGCAACCACCTGAAGGGAGTGGACGTCACTGTTCATTACGCGGTTGAGTAGAACTTTGGGGGGCTCCGGCCCCCTCCAAAAGGAGACAGTCAAATGTACGCATTGATCCACCAAGAAAAGACGGAGAGCCAGAAGGAGAGCCTCGGTGGGTACAACTCCCTTCCTCCCAACTGGGCGGAGATCACAGAGAAGGAGTTTTCCCAGTCGAACTTCTTCTCCTACACCCCGGAGTTTGTGGAGTTCCGGCAGGCCCCTCTGGATGGGACGTTTACTGGAATCCATCTTTTCCACTTCTTTGATGGGACCGGGGTGGCGCTGACGCGGGACTACTGGAAGGGGACGGTTCGTTACTTCAAGTTTGCGGCCTGTGAACACTCCCTTGTTGAGCTTTCCGGGGAGGATTGTCGGGCTGCTGGGATTCACCACGCGGGAAACTGTTACCATGTTTACCGCTGCACGAAATGCGGTTTTGTCCAGTCGATGGACAGCTCGGGCTGATCACTCCAAACCGGCCACCATCAGCAGGGGCCAAATAGAAGGGAGACGGTATGAAACGCGAAGTGTGGTCTGTCTGGAAAGAGGAAGACGGCTGGTGGAGGGTCCAGCTCCCCAACGGGCGGTTGGAATACAAGACCAAGCGTCAGGCGCGGCTGGTTGCTGACGCGATGAAATCCATGCACGACTCATTCAAAAAGGAGGCGACTGGGGAGCACGCCTGATCCATTTTGCAAACGTTTGCAAAACGCGGGAGGATTTTTTTATTCCCCCCGCGTTTTTTTTGCTTTAGTCGCCGAAACTTATTGACGAAAAGAATAACATAGGGTAAAATGAAGCCATGAAAATGAGGAAACCCCACAGACCACAAAAAGCAGAGTCAGAATAGGGGGAGCAGGGATGGTTGGAGTGATCACAAAAAAACATTGGTTGATGGTCGGAAAGACATTTGGATGGCGGAAAGCGGTCCGGCTGCTGCTGAGCCGCAAGCCCGTGGCACTCTCAATTCTTATGGCATAAGGAGAACGGACATGACGCACAAAGACCACATTGAAAAACTTGATGGATTGCTGGGGAAGCTCGCTCCGAGAGACAAAGTTTTTGCCTCCAGCCTTTCACAACAGTTCAAGAGTCGCGGGAAGCTGTCTTCAAAACAGTGGGCGTGGGTTGCAAAACTGATCGAGCGTGCTGAGGCGCCGCCTCCACCGCCACCCAAAAAAATGGAGGTTGGAGATCTGCAGGCCCTTTATCGGATGTTCGGGTTTGCCAAACAGCACCTCAAGTACCCGAAGATCCACCTGCAGGCCGGTGACCAGCCGGTGATGCTTGCGGTTGCCGGGGAGCGGTCAAAATACAATGGCAAGATCATGGTGACGGACGGACAACCCTACGGCCGCAACAAATGGTGGGGAGCCATTGACGCCTCCGGTTGCTGGGAACACCCGAGAGCCGGTGTCCCCGATGCGGTTGTCGACCTGATCCGCCGGATGGCTGCTGATCCTTCCGGGACGGCCACCGCGCACGGTTCCCTCACTGGTCACTGCTGCTTTTGCAATTCCAAGTTGACCGACGGCCGGAGCAAGGTGGTTGGGTACGGCCCCACTTGCGCGAAAAATTTCAACCTTGCCTGGGGGACGGCGAAACAAGCCAGGGAGATGGAGCGAGAGTGGGCCACTGCCTGATCTGCTGACCACGGGGGGCTTCGGCCCCCCACAGTTTTTTTTCGAAATGTCGATAAAAAACACTTTAGTCGACGAAACTTCTTGACGAAAAGAATAACATAGGGTAAATTGAATCAAAACTTGAAACAAACAAGGAGAGCAAAATGAAGAAAGACTGCCGGTACACCTTCTGCCACAAGAATGACGGAACCCTGATGGAAGTTGCTTGGAACCAGGGCGCGAAAGAATGGTACGGTGAAAACGGGCGGTTTGACTTCAGCAGAAAGTCAGCCAAGGAAGCCAAGGCGATGCTGGATCGCTGGGGGTATGACCTGAAACCCATTGCGGTGTCAAAACTTCGGTAGACCTCAACCTGAACGGGGGGCACAGCCCCCCAAAAAAGGAGGCCCCACATGACCAGACAGACCATGAAAAACCGGATCAACAAGGTTCTTCACAGCAGCACCAAAGGAATCCACCGGGATGATTCTTGGATTCCGGTGCATGATGCCTTCAGAGCCCTGGAGTCCAGCGGGTACCCAGTCATCATCGTTGGAACCTCGTACCGCACGGACGAGAACGGAAACCCCTGCCAGAAGCGCTGGAACTTCACGGTTCCCCATCCTGACGGTGGAAAGCCCTTTTCCGGGATTGTGGTCGCCTCCGGGTGCGGCACTGTCGCAGATCCCCTGTCCCAGTATGATGTTGTAGCGTATGTCTCTTAACCTGCTTTGTGAACGGGGGGCTCCGGCCCCCCAGAAAGGCGGATCGATGAAAACGGACAAAACCTTGATGGCCGGAAAAATTGACGTGGTTGTCGCTGGTAGACTCTTGGAGGCGGAGTATGTGCTGTACACTCCCCACCGTTACTCGACGGTGGAGCACCTGGATATCCTGGGTGCCTGGGAAAAGAATGGCGTGAGACTCGGGGAGGATGAGCTTGACGCCCTGGACTTTGATCTTGCGGTAGAGGTGGAGCGCGCTCTCGGACTGACGTGATCCACCCTGCCTGGAGAGGGGGTGAGTTCGATGATGTCGGCGATTTTTTGGAACCCTTGGGTGTGGGCGATTATCAACCTGCTGATTTGGCAGCGGGTTATCGCGGCGATCCTGAACTTCTGATGGAGGAATAGATGAAGAGTTACACGGTTACGTTATCTGGGCCTGAGATGGACCGGCTGCTGTCGGTTGTCCAATACCACAACGCGAAGCGGTTCCTGGATGCCCAGGATGCCCCGAGCCTTTGGCCGAAGGAGGACAGAGCCCTTGACGAGTCGATTGCCGGGAAACTGGCCACTGTTGAATTCGAAATTTGGATGGAGAGGAGGAAGAACCCGATCCTGCCCTGGTGATTTTGCAAACGTTTGCAAATTTTGGAGCGCACGAAATTTACGTTTCGTGCGCTTTTTTTGCTTTAGTCGACGAAACTTCTTGACGAAAAGAATAACATAGGGTAAATTGAATCAAAACCTGAAACAAACCTTTAACCAAGGAGCCGAAAATGAGGAAAGAGCGAGTAGAAGACAATTTCCGGGGAATCGGGGATTGCAAGCTTGCCCGTGGCCATTACTCCTACGGTGTGATTCTGGAGAGCGAGCGTGAAGCGCAAGAGATCGCGGATCGCATCTGTGATGAATTCGGAGAGAAGCGGTGGAATGTCTTTTTCCATTCCTCCAATGCCCGGCGTTTGATGGGGACGGCGAACCGGAGCTACCGGAGAATTCGCCTCTACCCAGCCGGACGGAATGCCGGAGTCCTCCTGCACGAGTTGGCGCATGAATACGGTCGGCACCATGATTCGGAGTTTAAGGCGTATCAATCCCATATTTTGCGCGCCTTTGAAAAACTTTACCCCTATTCCTCCATCCAGTCCCTGCGGACCCCACGGGCCGACTGGAGTGACGTGCCCATTGTCACCTTCACCTTTCCCGCACAGCCCGCGATCCCTGCTGCTCCTGCTCCTGCCGCGCCTGCTCCTGCCCCGTATGTCCCTGATGAGGGGGAGACGGATGACATTTTGGAGACGGTTGTTGACATGGCGATAGAGAGCGCAAGTGGCGGGATCGTGAGTGCTCTGTTCATTCACCGCATGCTGAAGGAGTGGGGAGTCAGCAACGGTGCCAATTACAATCTGGTCCGTGAGCTGGTAGAGACTGCCGGTGTCCGGGTTGCTGTCTGAAAACCCTTCAAAACAGGGGACGGAAAATGGAAAAACAGTGGAAAAAAGACTGCATCAAAAAGGGCAAGTTTGACTATTACCCAATCAAAGAAAAAGAGTTTTTCGCCCGCTACCGGTCCTACCTCCGGGGAGCCACGGTGAGCGAGACAATGGGGCCAAACTGGAAACCAATCGTTTGGCTCGGTGGCCGCCCGCTGACCTGGGAAAAATAAATCTTGCAAACCCTTCAATCAAGGAGTCGAAAAATGGAGAAAAGAACTGAATCCAAACTTCACAGATTTGCGGCTGCAGTGCAGGCGATGAATGACAGCGAGCTTGATGAGGCCGTCCGCTGGTTTAACGCCCACATGAGAGAGCGCTCTTCTGCCCGTGCCCGGATTGCCAGCCGTAAGTTCGAACGGGGACAGCGGGTTATCTGGGATTACCGTGACCGGCTTTACCACGGAACCATTTTGAACCTGAACACCAAAACCGCGAGCGTTCGTGCTGAGGACGGAACCAAGTGGCGTATCGCCTACTCCAATCTGGCTGCCGCGATCTGACAGGCGAATCTGCTTGACAAAAACCATTACCTTTGATAACTACAATCCAGGAGGCAACAAATGCGCGATCTCAGAAACGAGTTTTCAATCGATGCTCCCAGATGTCGCGGCGGGTACCTTGAAACCTTACCCGAGGGGATTCTGGGAAATCCGGACTATGCCCTTGAAATCAAGGAGGACGGTACCCGGATCACCATGCAGATCGGAGCCGAGCGCTCCCTGCTGGTCGGACGGAACCGACAGGATTTCCTGAAGGGTGTCCAGAATGCCGGTCCCTTCCGGGACCTGTCCCATGAGAACCAAGTCCTTTCAGCCTTTGCGGTCCCTGAACTTGACGGCACCGTCCTGGATGGCGAGCTGACTGAATCCTACAATCAAGATGGCTTTATGACCAAAAGTACCCGTCGGCGGAGAGACAACGGCGAGTATGTCGGATACACCGTTTGGGGCGTCCTGTTCTACAAGTACCGCGATGTCCGGTCCCTGCCTGATGATGACCGATTTCGGCTTGCTTCCCAGATCGTCTATGGCCTCGTTGGAGACCACAAGTCCCCCATGATTCGCATGGTCAAGCGATTTCCCTGCACCGAGCAAAACCTTGAAAAAATCTTCATGGCCGGGTTCGAGGGTGGGATAGCCAAGCATCGTAAGATGCCCATCCCCGCCAATCAGCGGACCAACTCCTGGTGGTGGAAACTGAAGGGCAACGACAAGCGGACTGTTGATGCTTTCGTGGTTGGCGCGAGCGAAGCCAGCTCCGGGGGATCCGGTCTGACCGGGATCAAACCCACGAAAAACGGCAAGGCTGCCACCTTCACCATTGCAATGGTTCGCGATGGGCAAGTTGTCGAGGTAGGGAAAATGACCAACCTGCCGAAAGATGCCCGCGCCAACGGACTTTCCGATTTCGGCAAGTATAAATTCCGGGTTGCTGAACTGGTCGTCAGCGGGTGGGATGGGGAGCGATTCCGGTGGCCACGCTTCAAGAAATGGCGTGAGGATAAATCCCCTTCTGACTGCATCTTTACGGAGCAAGTATGACGGGAAAAGACGAAAAATCACCGCTGGACGGTGTAACCGTTGACGGTGTTTCCGTTGAAGAGTGGCTTGGGAAGAAACGGGTCTCTGAGAAAACCCTTGAAATAGAACGGGAGCGCCGAGCTGCGGAGAGAATGTCGCGGGGACGGCACCGCCCGTACATGCCCAAAACCAAAGAAGGCGGGCCTCGGGTTGCCCGGAGGGTTGTCCACCTAACCGACAGACAGATCAGAAAGGAGTATGGCATCATGCAAAAACCGTTTGAAACGAAGGCGGAAAATACGTTGTGGTTGATCTTTGAGCAGGGGCCGGTCACGAGCCGGGATATCATGGCAGCGCTGCCTTCCCCGACCCAACTGAACTCTTTGACCGCGCTGCTCGCGTCGCTGTGGAAGACTTTGGGGGATTCCGGTGCCAGGATCATTGACCGTGAGCGCAGGAATGGGGTGTATTTCTACAGCAAGAAGCCCGGTGTTGACGTGTCCGTAGAATCTGCTGCTGAGAAATACCGAGCGGCCTTGCGTAGGGAGCGCATTGAACTGAAAGCCTCCCAGGAAATTGACGCGTTGCCTTCTCAGGATCGTCCGGAACCCGATCAGATTGAAGAGCCGCGCCCTGAGCCCCCCACCGGAAAACCCGTTGCTGATCTGCTGTCCACCGCCTGCCGAAACTACGGTTTGAACGTTACCTTTGGCGGCCGGGTCGAGATCGTCTTCCGTTTTAAGATTGGAGATTGATATGCTCTTGAAAACCTCGTTTTTCCTGCTGCTTGCTGCTGGGGTTGCGGTTGCCGGGGACATTCGGCCTGATCCCCTCTTGAAAGATCGACAGTACCAAGTGCGGGATGACCAGGGAAGGACTGTCCAGACGATTCGGAAAGACCCTGTGGTCGATGGGCAGTTCCGAGTTTATGATAAAGACGGTCGGCTGACCGGGACCATACGGCGGGACGTGCTCTTCCCGGAAAGGATGGTGCAGCGAAATGATCCCAAGTGAGACTACAATGATAACCTCCATAGTTGGGGATGAGGAGACGGTTATGACCGGGACCGAGACCTACCGGATCTTTGGATCCAAGCTCACCCGTGATCAACTGCGCTGCATTTACGAGGGGTGCGCCGGTCTGAATCTGTACTGGGACTGCCTCCGAAAAGCGTTTATCGTCAAACAGTATCTTGGATTTGGGGTGGTTGTCGCCGGGCGCTGCATGATTCTTAGCGCTGACGGCTCGTCCTCGTATGGACATTACTGGAACCCACCCTATGAATTCCACGCATGGTGGCAGCCATGGTTCAAACGAGGAATTTCCACGGACATCATTGACGTCGCCCTCCCCGGACTGATCCTGAAGGGGAGCAGCAGCCAGGATAAAATTGGCTTCATGCTGACCGGGCGGTCTCCCGTTGTCCTGGCCGGGCCCCATGCGGATTGGATGGCCTATGACGGCGCGATCGAGGTTGCGGACGTGGACATCATCTGAAAGAGGACAGCCATGGACGAGAGAATTGAAAAAGCGAAACGCATTCTGAACCAGGGGCTGCGGTCCCAGTTGCTGCGTGGGGATAGGACCCTTCAGCAGTGCTGGCTGATCAGCCTGAACTGCATTGAACGGGCGCTTGAAGAGCTGAACCAGATTGAAGAGGAGGTGGCGGATGCTGGTGATTGATAACAAGACGGCGGCGGAGATTGAACGACTGTCGGACAAGATGAGCCACATTCTGGAGCGTGTGGTCTCTCTCGGCCAACTCGACCCGATGGCGAGCGATGGATCTGCCGAGACGGCCATGATGACCTTCGCGGCAGAAATGTACGAGCTTGGAGGACAGTCGGATGTACGTCGCGCCTATGAGCTGTTTAAGAACATCGCGAATATGAGAACCGACATCCACATGCTGCGGATTTATCCTGAACTGGTGAAGCTGCGTAGAATGCTGGACATGTCGGTGCGGAATGAGTTTGGCCCGTATGACGACCCACCTTCTGATGAATGGGTGGGGAAGCGGATCGATGAGTATGAATCCGCTGTGAAGGAAATCCTAAGAGAGGAAGACATGCTGAAAGGAGAATCGAATGGCTGAAGAACGGTATTCACACGCTGGAAAACTGACGGAGATGCAGCGGAAGATCCAGAAGGAGAAGGAGGATTTGCTCAAAGGAACGCTGATTGAGGAGACGGTCAACTCGGCTGAATCTGAACCCACTGCAAAGATCGATTCAGAGGAGACAGTGGTCGGAGAAATGACGAACTGGGAGGTCAGGCTTTACACTGCTTCCACCAGATATCGCAAAATTTCTGACATGATCCAGGTCAAGGTTCGGTGGGATCCTATCACGGCGGAGGAGAAGGACAAGCTTATGTCGGATGTTTCCATAGCGAACGAAACCGGCAGGACGCTTATGAAGCTCTTGTGGGCAGAGATCAGACACCGGCTCGACATTGGGGATGTCAATCTCGGGGTCCGTTCCGGGCGTAAGATTGTAACGTTTGAGCGAGATTCCGACGCCACGGAAATTACCGGCAACATGAAGGATAAGATGCTCCAGGCGTTATACGAGGCACTCAGACCGAAATCCTGATCATCCTATTGCGGAGGCGGAGAATGAAGTTTTCAGTGGAGATCAATGTGGACAAAATGAGTTCCGGGATGACTGCTGGAGTGGTTGACCGGCTGCGGTGGCTGGCGGACAGGATTGAATCCACCCTCGATCTGTCTGGGCTGGTCATTGATCCTGAGCGTGGTGATGAGATTGGAGTGTACGGTGTTGACCGGGCCTGGGCCTGGGGAGGGGACGGGGCCATTGCCATCGAACAGGAGATGCTGCCTGGGATATTCCGGGGGAGTCTCGGGGTTTCTATCGCCGGGAAGCAGGCGTGGATCTGCATCGACGGTGCCGCAGCCATTCGGTTTTCTTCCCGGCTGCTCGTCAGCCAAATGATGAAACCAAGACCCCTTAGGACGAACCAACTGCAGGAGCTTTGCTGTGAACTGCTGTCCCTGGTTGACGATGCCGGGCTGAGAGCCAAAGCTATGGCGGTTCTCGGCCCGACTGCTATGGAGAAGATCAATGCTGCGGTGCCCGAGAAGTGAGTTTCTGCTGCTCGCGCAAGGAATCCTGTTGGAGCGTGGCCCTGACCGGAAGGTGTATGTTGGCGATACGCCGGAGGCCAGGGCTGCACTTGAAGCCCACGACCGTGGAGAGACCGTCGCACTGACGGCCGGTCGATATGGGCGGGTGGTCTCCTATGTCTGCAACGGTGTTGAAACCTACGAGAACCAGAAAGGCGGTGACGATTGGGAGACTTGAGGCTGCATCCAAAACTCGGCGTAAATCCGAAACTGACTTATTGCCCCCGGTGTGGTGGTGAGTCGCGTGAACTGCTTCTGATCGGAATCCACACTGGAATGTACGAGTGCCGGACATGCGGAAAGAAATGTCTCGGGTACCCGATGGGAGGACTTTGCCAGGATCCCTCCTGCCGGGCGCATGTCGTGAAGGTTGGGGAGATCGGGGAGAATGACCGGCTGCCTGCCTCTGAACCTTGTGATGCGTGCAAGGCGGAGATTGCTGAGCACAAGCGGCTGGTTGCGGAAGGAGGGGTTTACTGGCGCTGTCTGAAATGCGGTAGCGAGGGCGTCATCAAGGACAGTGAGTTTGCTCAGAATATCCGCAAGATGTCGAATCATCCGGCCCCGGAACCTGTCGGGATCGAGTTTAATGGGCCGCCTCAGTGCCCGACGTGCGTGAAAAACGCTTGACAAAAAATCTTATCTTTGCTAATTAAAAGATAGGAGGATTTTGTTATGCCGAGCTTTAAAGTGAAAATGCCGAGAAATGAGGCCCTTCCGATTGCCCGTGACCTGCTCGCGGCCCTTGACAGTAAAGGATTTACCCCCCATCTGTGCGGTTCCCTTCGGAGGAACTGCCCAGTCATCGGGGATATCGACATCGCGTGTGCCGGTCCCATCTCGGCTGCTGTCTCTTCAATCGTGGAGGGGGTTGACCGGGAGGTTACGGTTTTGACCAATATGGATCGGGCACAGAAGGCGGCCACCCTTATTATTGACGGTACCCAGCTCAATCTCTACGTGGCTGAGTATGGGGCGTTCGGCGCCATGATCCTTTTCCTGACCGGAAACCAGATTTTTAACGTTGTGATCAGAAAACTCGCCAAGAACCAGGGGTACAAATTGAACCAATACGGCCTTTGGCATGGTGTGGAGCTTTTGGCTGCAAAGACGGAGCGACAGATATTTGATGCACTCGGGATTAAATATCTGGAGCCGGAAGAGCGAACCCTCAATTACGGTGCCCGCCTCGCTGTGCTATGAAACCAATCAGAATTATAAGGCTTGGAGGAGAGATGAAAAAACAGATTCGAAAGATGAGACTTGGGGAGGAATCGGTCCCCTTGAGAGTACGGGACTTGTCCACCCTACTGAACCCCCACGCAGACCAGGAGGCGATGGTGAAGAGCCTGAAGGATTCCGAGGTCTCTCTCCTGATCGATGCAGGGGCTGAGGCCGACGCCATCAGGAAAGAAAAAGATGCCATCGCCAAGGCGGCCAAAGCTCTTTTGAGGGAGCACGCCCGGCTTCATTCCTGGAAGACGCGTGCCGGGAACACCGCCACCTGTTCAATCAAACCGTCCACCTCCACGAAAATCGATCCTGTCGCCCTGCTGACCGAAATGAAGCGACAGAATAAGCAGACGCTTTTCGGAACTGTCTTCTCCGTGCTTGTCGGGAAGGCGAAAGAATACCTCGGACGCGATCTTGTCGATCAGGTTGCTGAAGAGGTGACTGAAGAATACGGATCCGTATCTCTCAAGCAGTTGAAGTGACCCATTCCCCCAAAAGGGCCACGGTTTAAAGTGGCCCTCTCTCCCTCTTTTGCGTTAAGAAGTCTTAAGTTCCGCCCTTCTGCTGCCGATCTCTCTGCTTATATGGGGTTGCCCGGTGGTGGGAACAGATTGGTCTCTTAAGACTCATTTTGCAAACGTTTGCAAAGATAGACCCCCGAAAATTCTCGCCCCGGGTTCCCCGAAGAAGGTAGAGCTTTCCTTTTATCCGTATCCAGGGTCCCCACCTCAAGACTTTGAATTGACTCCGGAATCCAACAAATAGCTTGACAACTACTCCCAGGTCGTAGGAGTATCTGACCACCTGAAATCTCAACGTTTTGGAGGAGGGTGCGTGGAGGAGAAAAAAGCTCGAATCGTCGTCAAATCCCATGAGAGGCGTCTTGTTTACGGGGAGGTTTATGCCCCACTTCGCGTGGATACCGACGCTGAGGCCATGACTGCTGATGAGATCGAGAAAATGGCGCACAACTTCTTGGCGAGTGGACGAACCGATAAGATTGACGTTCAACACGGTTTTAAAGAATCGGGTTGTATGGTGGTGGAATCCTTCATTGCGCGAAAGGACGACCCTGACGGTTTTGTGGAGGGAGCGTGGGTTTTGGGCGTGAAGGTACTTCCAGATGCCTTGTGGGAAGCCGTTAAGTCCGGGGAGCTTAACGGCTTTTCTTTTGCCGGAAATCTGGGGAACAGAATAGAGACCCGATCGGTGGTTATGATGACCCGACGTCTTGAGGGTGAAACGGAAAAGTCTGCCGACTCCGGTCCCCTCCCTCCCCACGAGCACCACCTTTCCCTTGCCCTTGATCATAACGGCAGAATAATTCCCACGGAGAGTGGGGAGACCCTCGGACACCGGCACAATATACGGAAGGCAACTGCGACCGAGCCCGAGTTCGACCATGCCCACCGAATGATTCTGATCCAAAACGAATAGGAGGACCCAATGCCGGTACGAGTGATTGAGGAGACCGTTGAAAAGGACGTCGCCTTCCTGGAGGACGTTGACGTCAAGTTTGTGTCTCTCGTACGTCACGGCGCCAACCAAATGCCTTTTCGGGTTTTGAAATCCGAAAAGACGGAAGGAGGTGATCAAGACATGATGGTGGTTCAAAGTATTTTGGTTTCGAAGCATGTTGACCCTTCTGCCTTGCCGGAAACGGAAGGGCTGGAATGGTTGTCCGAGGCCAAGATGGATCGAGGACGTGAGTACGAGAGTTACCGGAAGTTTGACCAGACGGACCTGGACGCCTTTGATGATTCCACCCTGAAAATGGTGAAGCTGCACGATGACGGGGTTTGGGCGCTCGCCGGGGTTTTGAAGGAGGCCGCCAAGACGGAGAGGGTTCTTACCCTCAACTCGGCCCAGGCGGTCGCTGCGAACAAGATGCCCGTTCCCCCTCTGGATGAACCGGTACCCCCCACCACTGCTGCGGCGGTGACGTCTTTTCGTGATCTATTCTATTCGGAGCTGGACAGCATGATTGCGGTCCTCACCGGTGCATTGAACCAGAGCGGTGGGGATATGAAGAAACGCAAGTCCACCGTCCTCAACGCGCTTGATGCTTTCAGAGCTTTCCTGTCCTTTGGTCTGGATGCTCTGGGCAGCGAGTCAGCAAAAATGGAGGCCCGAGATCCCGTGGCCAAAGAACCCAAGGAGGTAGAAAAAATGGAATTGTTTAAGACGAAGGAAGAGTTTGCGGAGTCTGTCACTGCCATCCTGACGGAGACGCTCCCCGGACTCATCGACGAGAAGGTAAGCGAGAAGGTCGAGGCCCTGAAAGCCGCTCTCCAGGAAGAGAAGGCAGCCAAGACCGAGCCTGCCCCTGCTGCGGAACCCACTGCAGCCAAGTCGGATGACGACCCGATGGAGAAAATTACCGCTGCGGTCGCCAAACTGACAGAGCGTGTGGACGAGATCGCCCTGAAATGGGACAACGGTCTTGCCACCCAGCCTGCAGGAAACCGGACTGATGAGGCCGCGACAAGCAAATCCGACAAGACTGAGACGAAGAGGTCTGTCTTTTCCGGACTTCTTGTTCCCGCGCCCCAGGAATGATCACCCACAACTGATAATTTTTTAGGAGGTAAAAGGCGATGAGCCCGAGTACAAAGACTATCCTGGAGAAGGCCGATATGGCGGTTGCCGATCTGGTTTCCAACGGCGGCTACCTGAACCCGATGCAGGCGAACACGTTCATTCGGATGATGATTGAACAGCCCACCCTGCTGAATGAAATCCGCGTGGTTCCTATGAACGCGCCGACGATGGAGATCAACAAGATCGGCTTTGCCGACCGGATCCTTCGTCGCGCTCCTGCCAGCGGCACCGCCCTTTCTGCAAGTGACCGCAGCAAGCCCTCCACCGACAAGGTGGAACTCGCGACGAAAGAGATCATCGCCGAGGTGCACATTCCGTACGACGTCCTGGAGGATAACATCGAGACCGGGCGCCTGGAAGACACCATCATGGCGCTGATTGCCGAGCGTTCTTCGCTGGACCTGGAAGAGCTGCTTCTTCAAGGCGACCTCGGCTCAGGGGACAGTTACCTTTCCCTGATGAACGGGATGCTGAATCAGGCGCAGTCCCACGTTGTCGATTTTGTCTCTGTCCAGCCTACGATCACCAAAGCGGTTTTCAAGGCCGGGCTGAAAACCATGCCCAACAAGTACCTCCGCAATCGGTCCGCGATGCGTTTCTACGTGTCCCCCCATGCGGAGATTGAGTATGCCGACAGCCTCGCCAACCGTGAAACTCCGTTCGGCGATACCAAGATCACCGGGTGGACCCCGAACTTTGCGTATGGAGTGCCTGTCAAGGCGGCTGCTTTGATGCCGAATGACAAGTACCTGTTCACATGGCCGAAGAATTTCATTCTGGGTATCCAGCGGAAGATTATGATCGAGACCGATCGCGACATCCGTGCCCGAGTGCTGATTGTCGTCCTGACCATGCGGATCGACATCAAGTACGAGGAGGAAGATGCCGTTGTGAAGTGCCTCGGCCTGAATGTTGGTAACGTTTCCACCACAACGTAATTCGCAGTAGCGGAGGTGAATAGATGTCTTTGCCGAAAGTGACACTGCTCGGAGCCCCTGGAAATACGTACACGATCGCCTACGGTACCGGTACCTATGAGTTCACCGCAGGGGTCACCCGGAAGGTTCCAGTACCGATCGCCCTCGAAGCGAGAAAACGGAAGACACGGGACGGTCGGCCTATGTTCGACATTTCCATGCCTGCCACCATTCTTGACGAGGCTCGGGCTGAAACCAAGGTACGGATTCCCAAGAAGGCGAAAGCCGCCAGTGAAAAGCAGACTGCACCGGCAGCGCCTCAACAGACCAAGTTAGAGTTGTAGCCATGGCTCTTACCACCCATATCGGCGGGGGCGAATCCGACAGCTTCGTTACAGTTGAAGAGGCTGACGGCATCGTTGATTCCCTCTTTACTGACGCCAGTTTCTGGGAGGATTTATCGGAAACCCAGAAGGAGCTGCGGCTGCAGTTGGGAGCCCAGTTGCTGGGACATTTCCCGTTGCGGGGGCGTCCGGTATTCAGGAATCAGCGTCTGTGCTTTCCCCGTGATTGCGTGCCCTACGGACAACGGTTCTCAATCCCTGCTGACGTCAAAAAGGCCCAGGTCTGGCTCGCGGCCGATGCTGTTCACCGCGCCCTTTCCTCCCTGCCTGATGCTGAAGCCGGGCTTCCGTCGTTGTACGGCAGGCCGTCGCAGATCTCCCTCGGTGGCCTCCTGTCGGTTTCTTTTTCCGGGGACTCCACGGCTGGGGGATCTCTCGTCGAGCGGATCGCTGCCTCCCTTCCCTTCACAATCCAGATGCAGATGAAAAAGTATATGGCCCAGATCCGTGGGGGATCTGTTGGAGAGGAGCGAACTTTGTCCACTACCACAACGGTTTTGGTGACCCCAACGACCACCACGACGATTTAGTATGGAGGTGCTGAAATGACCATTGGAAAAGGTACCGGACGATCCGGCCCCACGATCGGTTCCGGGAAGAGCGCTGGACCGATCGGTTCGAGTAAATCGATACACGGCTCAGCCCTGACACTCGATCAGGACAAAACAAAAGTCGGGTATCCTCTGACCACCACCACAACCGCCGGTTAACCTGGAGCCTGACGTGTCCCTGTTTTCCCAGATCATCCCCCCGACGAAGTGGGTGGTTTCTCAGCTTCTGTTTGATCAGAACTTTGCAGAAGACGTGACGCTGAGAATCCGTACTGGGCAGGCGTTCGACCCGACGGATGGGTTCGTGGTTGATCAATACACGGATTATCCTCTCCGGGCTGTTCGGATGCGGCACACCCAGGAGAGTGTTGGTGTTTCCTCTTCTGACGTCGAGATCGGAGACACTCTGTTCTTTTTCGGGATTGATGGTTTCCCTGTGGAGTGCTCAACCAAAGACGTCATCATTGATAGCGACGGTGTTGAATTTGGGATCAAAGGAATAGATCACATCTTTGCAGTTGCCGTGGCCATTACGGTAGTTGGTGCCCAATGATCGAGACGTCGGTAGAAATAGATGGGTTGGCTGTTGTACTCAGAGCACTGGAGTCCATCCCTGATGCTTTTGCCGCTGGGGTTTTCGACTCGGCCAAGACGTTGCGACTCCTTGCCCAGGGGAGAACCCCATACAAGACTGGTCACGCGAAGCGAAGCTGGGGAGCGGTAGAGACCGCTGCAGGCGGGTACTCCTTCAAAAACCCTGTTGATTACACGGTGACCCTTGAAGAAGGTGGCTACCCGAGAGCAGGGCCGAGAACCATTGAAGTTGACGGACAGGTTTACAGCCGACAAGCAGTACGGGGAATTCTGACCCCCCTTGTCAGCCAAGACAGAACGTTGACCAGGATTGCCCAACTCATAGCCGACGAGATCGAGCGGGGAATAAACCGTGCAGGAACGTGAGAAGATCGTTGTTCGACTCTGGCAGTTGCTGAGTGGCGTTTCTGGGGTCCGTATGACCTCCAGGAATCCCATCAACCCGCCAAGAGAATCGGATCTACCTTGCATCAATTTCTTCGAGATGGCCGATACCGTCAAGGATGTACAGAAAAGAGGGGCCTCCCAATTCCCCGCCTACAAGCGTGAGCTGTCCGTTGTAATAGAAGCGTTCCAGGTTGGAGAATCGGAGCATGCGGCCTCCAGTGCAGTCGTTGACTTCATGTCCGAAATAAAAAAGAGCATTTATTCCAGCGGGGTCACTCTCGGGCTTCCTGGAGTTGAGATCGTTGAGAAAGACGCCGGAAGGATACTGAGGCCCCCCGGACTCGAAAAGGTTGCCGGTTTGGGGATCTCGGTTGGAATCCGTTATATCGAAGATGTCTCGAAACTGTTTTAAAATTGCAAACGTTTGCAAAATGGAGGACTTAAATCATGCCTGCTAACCCGCACAGTACGACCCTCTACCAGCTCGGGAAGGGCATTCTGTACATTGCAGAATGGAATGGATCGACTCCGCCCGATGTTGGTGCCTTCTCAGACGTCGGCAACTGCCCCCGTTTTGAGGTGGAGGTCTCCGAGGAGAAGCTGGACCACTACAGCTCCCGGTCCGGAGTCAAGCAGAAGGACAAGACCGTTACCCTGGAGATTGGGTACACGGTGAACTTTGATCTGGATGAGGTTTCTATCGGCAACCTCGCCCGGTACCTGCGCGGCACCCTTACCGGGAGCAAGATCAATGCGCTGACGGCCCTGGACAAGGAGTACGCTCTGAAGTTTGTCTCCGACAACCCGGTCGGGGAGAACGAGAAATGGGAGATGTGGCGCGTCCGACTGACCCCTGGAGGACCCTTCAACCTGATTTCTGACGAGTGGAACGTGATGTCCTTCTCCGGTGAAGGTCTTGCCGACACCACGAATCACGCTATCAGCCCGTACTTTGACGTGAGCTGGTTCACCACCACTACCACAGTATAAGTCGAGACCGCTCAACGTCCGCACTTCCCGGTGCAAGGCGGAGCACCCTCGGCACCCACCTGATTCAGTTTAATGGCGCAGACCTTCTGGCCGCAAGCCCACGAAGCTGCGTAACATTATGAATGGAGGCAACATGACGGACCCCACACCCACGAGGGACCCCCTCGAAGTTTTATTCCCTGAAAAAACTCTGACCGCCAGCGGTCTTACCATCAAAATTACCCCCCTGAGTTTGCAGAATCTGCCCAAGGTTGTGGAGGCATTCGGTGTCCTTATGCGACTTGCCGAGGCCAATATGCCGCCCTCTCAGATTGCAACGGCGGCGATGAAAGAGCTGCTCGAAATCTTACCCTATTGCCTTGACGTTCCGATTGAGAAAATTCCCGCTTCTTTGGCCCCCGAGATAATTGATATCGTTCTTGATCAAAACTTGACCGAGGCCGTCGTGGGAAAGTGGACAGCTCTGATCCAAAGAATCGCAAAGTCCGTCACGCAGGGTCAGAGCCAAATAGTGACAGAACACTAAGCGAACTTGTTGCCCTGCACGTGGAGTTGCTCATCAGTGAGGGGCACAGCTTCTCTGAGATCAAAGGATACTCGTTTCCGCAACTCCTGCTTTTTGTCAGCCTGATCCATGACAGATGGCGGAGGGAGGCCGAGGCCATCCGATCCCAGGACGGGAAAAAGACCGATGGCGACGAAGGACGTACAATTAAGACTAGTTATCTCGGCCGTAAACGAGGCCGGGGCGAAGCTGAAGGAAATCGGAAACCAGCTAAGCTCCGTCAGCAAAAACGCTGAAGAGGTTACCAAAGCGTCCAAAAAAATCGGCGATGCAGGTGCTGCAAGCGTTGATAAATTCGGGAAGGCCCTCGACGACCTGAAGACCAAGATGGAGGGGGTCAAAAAGGTCGGGGACAAGATGGTGAGCTTCGGCACCCAGCTCTCCCTTGTGGGAGCCGGGATGCTGAGCACCCTTGTCTTTCCTGTCACCAACGCCGCCAAGTTTGAGAAGCAGATGTCTGGGGTCCGTGCGGTAACTGAGGGGACCGCAGAGCAGTTTGTGACCCTTGCGAACAAGGCCAAGAAACTCGGTGCGGAGACCAAGTTTACTGCTGTCCAGGCTGCTGAAGGTCTGAAACTCCTGGGGCAGGGCGGTCTCAATGCCGAGCAGGCTCTGATTGCTTTGGAGCCCGTTCTGAACCTTGCCGCTGCCGGTGAGCTGGAACTGGCGGAGGCAGCCTCTGTTGCCATGAGCGTCATGCAGGGGCTGGAGATGCCGGTCACGGAACTCGGTCGGATCACCGACGTCCTCGCCAAAGCCGCCGCAGTATCCACCACTGAAGTCTCCGATATGGGTGAGGCGTTCTCCTATGTTGCCGGGGACATTGCCACTGTCCGTATGCCACTTGAGCAGGCCGGTGCTTTTCTTGCCGTCCTGGCTGATGGTGCCCAGAAGGGCACCCGTGGCGGTACGGCCCTTCGAGGTGTCCTGTCTGGTCTTGCCGGGCGGATCGTCCCCCGGGCGGCTGAGGCTTTTGATCGTCTCGGTGTCTCCGTCTCCCGGAACGCGGACGGTACGGTTGACTTCATAAAAACCCTGGAGGACCTGCACAAAGCCGGGGCCGGACTACCGGAATGGCAGGTGATCTTTGGGGAAAGCTACGGCGCGTACGCTGCCGGGCTTGCCCGGAATGTGGACAAACTCAGGAAGAACGAACAGGTACTCAAGGATGCGACCGGGGCCGGGAAGGAGATGGCCCATATTCTTGAGGACAATTTGGTCGGTGCGTTTACCCGCCTGAAATCTGCTGCAGAAGGGGCTTCCATTGCAATCGGTGACCCGCTTCTGAAGCCCCTCAAAGAGATTACGGATGCGGTCGCTGGGGTGATGGGGGCCATTACCAAGTGGATGAACTTGAACCCAATCTTTGCCTCCACCATGGCCACCGTGATCGGCGGGATTGGAGGGATAGCCCTTGCCATCGGAGCGGTTCTGATCCCCCTCGGCCTGCTTGTCCGTTTGGTCGCCACTGCTTTGGGGGGTCTCGGGGTTTTGCGTACGGCCTCCATTGCGGCCGCTGCCGGTCTCCGGAACTTTGCCGCCGCGACCTACGCGGCAGCCACGGCAGGAACCGCCCTTTCCACTGCCTTTGTCGCCCTCGCTGCTGCCTGGGGCGCCTTCCAGATTTATAAAGCGGTCGAAGCCTTTATCCAGTGGCGGCAGGCCGCAGCCATGGCGGCCGAGTCCACCCGCCGACTTGTTGAACAATCTGAAGCCCTCCTTTCCAAGCATGCCGGTTTGAAGGATTTCAAGCTCCCGGCTGATTTTGCATCCAAATCAAACGAGGAGTTGAAGGACTTCCGGTCAAAACTCTGGGCTGCGACCACGTACGCCATGAGCCTGAAAAATCTCCTTGAGGAGAAAGCCAAGGAGACGAACTGGCTCGGGATGGTGACCGACGAGGCCAAAGCCGCAGAGGCGGAGCTGGTCGTTGTAAAGAAGCGCCTGGAGGAGCTGCAGGGTGCCCGGGCCGCCCTCGCTGCTGAACAACAGAAACGCGCTCCGGCGGCGGCTGTTCCAGAAGCCGAGCCCATAGATCCCAGAGCTGCGGCTGAGAAAAGAGCGGATGCTATCAAGGCAACCGAGAAGCTGCGTGTCTCCTTGATGGAGGAGGGCATCGCGAAGGTCAACGCCCTCCGGAAACTTGAACTTGCAGAGTTTGAGGCTTCCGAGGAAAAGAGGGTTTTGACCGCCCAGGAAGCACAGGATCGAATTAACCTGATCAACCAGTCTTTTGACAAGAAGATCGATGAGACCAAGAAGGCGCTTGCGGAAAAATCGATCAACGTCACCAGACAGATTCGGGAAAAGGAGATCCAGGTTGCCCGTGAGATGTCGGAAACTGAACTTCGGGCGCTCGAAGATGGGTACCAGCGGGGCAATGTCTCCCTTGCCGCCTTCCTTGAAGAGCGGCGCGAAATCAAGCTTTCGAGTTACGACGCGGACATAGCAGAGATCAACAAGAAGATCGAAGAGGAACTCGACCCGGACAAGAAGCGGGTTATCCAATTTGAACTCCAGGTTGCAGAGGCAAAACGCGCCTCGGCCTCTACGGAACTCGATATTCAGGACCGGCAAGCCTATGAATCCAAACTCCAGCAGGAGAGGGATTTCCAGACTGAACTGAACCAAATCAAGCAGGAGGTTGCCGGGGCCTTTGACGTTGAAGCGGCCTTTGAACTTGAAAAACAGGCCATTATCAAACAGAACGAGTGGAGGCTTGCTGAATACGAGAGGATGGGGATCGAGAAGGGGCAGCTCCTGGAGATGGCGGCGGCCCAGGAGGAACAGCTCCAACTTCGGGTGGCCGAGCACGAGAAGCAGGTTCTGACGGCGCGGCTTGATGCTGCGTCAGAGATCGCCGGTAACATAGAGTCCACCTTTGCTGACCTGTACTCGGCCTCTGATGAGCAGGTCAAGGCGTTCTTTTACATCCAGAAGGCTGCCGCCTTTGCCGAAGCCCTGATCAGCGCGTACTCTGCGGCGAATAAGGCCCTGAACTCCCCTCTTGCCTCCGTATCCCCGACCATGGCACAGGCCATGTCTGCCACCATCCTTGCTGCTGGTATGGCACGGGCTGCGATGATTGCGGCCACCACGATCAAAGCGGCTGAGGGCGGGCTGATCAAAGTCGACCGTCCAAATGGGCCCCCCATCCTGGTGCGGAGATTTGCGGACGGAGGCTCAACTTCTGGAAGGAAAGCCCCGGTTAAAGCTTCCTCGGTAACCCGCCTCACCCCCGCTGCAAAGAGAAAGTCCAAGGAGCACCCTGTTGAAATCCTTGTTCGTGCCCGGGAGCTGGGGGCTGCACTCACCCCGACCCGCCTGCCGACGACCACCAGATCTGGGATTGTTCGGGGGCCGAAGGGACGTGACGTCATCCCGGCGTGGTTGACCGACAATGAGTATGTGATGAACCCGAGGGCGGTGGAAAAATACGGTGTCGGGTTTATGGAGGCACTGAACCGCCGGTTGATTGACATGCGCGATATCATGTCCCCGACTGTTCGCCTCTCCAGGACCGTGGTGCTTGCGAAGCATGGCGTACCGGTTTACCGGGCTGAGGGCGGTCCGGTAGGATCAGCGCCGTCAAGCCGGGGCGGGTCGGCCGGTGGGGGAGGTTCCGGCCAGGGTGCTGCGGCCCAGCCGGTCAATATTGTCAATGTCGTTGATTCCAGCCTGATGGATCAGTACCTGTCGAGCAATTCCGGCCAAAAGATGGTGCTGAATATCCTGTCGGCCAATCAGCCCGCCGCTCAGCGTGCGATCATGGGGAGAACGTAAATGAGTTTGTTGATCACTCCGGCTTACACGACCGGATCGGTTCCAGGGTTCGCAGGTGCCACCGGCCTGCTGCAGACGATCGTTGCCTACGTGACCGGTGCTCCAGGTACTCCCGGTCGGGACTGGACCGTGGAGATGAACCGGGACATCACCGACAACGTTGGAAACCCGATTGTTACCTCGCCGCAGTTGAAAGAGGTGATCCTGTCCAATACTGGAATTTCTGGGCTGGAGAACATCATAGTGGCGATGCGGGAGTACCAATACCCGTCGAACTCGGAATGGGGAATCGAGCTGAATGGCCACGTTGTCGTTCCAAGCGGCTGGAATGCTGATGCTGCAGCCACGCATAACAAGATAGGCTGGGATGCTGACCGTAAGCACTGGAAAGACCTCCCGCACGTTCAGGCTGCTGATCAGCAGATGGACTACTGGATTTATTCGACCCAGGAGTTCATTGGGTTCTGTGTCCGTGTGGGGACGTCCTACTTCCAAGGCTACCTCGGAAACGGTGCCCGCCTTGGAACTCCGTCCGAGTACCCGAATCCGCTTTACATCGCAGGATCTGAAGTCGGGAATATTTCGTATCAGGCGGGAGGAAACGGACCAGTCCGGCCGAAGGATAACACGTATTTCCTTGTTGATCCAAATGGCGCTTTTCGATCCGGAACAGACTGTGAAGTCCTGCCGATGCAGTTGGCTCCGATGTACACGGACAACACGCAAGTTGATGTGGCTCCAAACGGTGCGCTTGTCCTCTCCCCGGTTTATGTCACCACGTCGCAGATTTTAGCCTTCCAGCTATGGAATACGTTCGCTGTGAGAGTGATGGCCCCGCAGCCAGAGAATTACTACGACGACATCAACGGATTGCGATTCCGAATCTGGCCGCAGGGCAAGAACGACTACAATTACGACTTTATGGCGTTCTACGAGATTGATGCCGGGTATCTGACCTCGACGACCGTTTAAGGAGAATTCCGTTGCTGCTGGATTACGTTACATACACGAACTTGACCGGATGTTCTGATTTCTTCAACAAGCTTCGCCTCTGGGCTGTATCTAAAGGGTGGACCCAAGAGGAGTGGTTGGAGAATGTGACTTGGGGAACGTCTCCTTATGGTTGGAAGACAGATTCAAGAGCGGATTTTCTTCAGCTCTCCAAGACCGGCTATGGGACTCAGAATTTGATCGCTGCTATTTCCTCTATGATAAAGGAGGATTATCCGTCGTGTAGCCTTGCCATCTGTATGCGGAGCCAGACTGCGTACGAAACATCCTCTAGCAAGCATCCGATGAACCAGAACCCGCTGGTTGGAATGATAAGTTCGCTAACTGCGGACAGCTTGTTTTATCAAGGAGTAAATAATGCTTGTGGCGGTCTTGATCTCACCGCGTCGGATAACATCCCACAAGCGTGGTTTTTTGCGGGGCCACACTGGATTTGTGCCGTCGCTAAAATGAGTGAAGAGTTCTGTCAGATGATGCACTTCGGGTCGTTTGAGATGTTTGAAGACAACCCGTCTCAGGGCCAGTGTTTCGGCATGACCACCACTGTTTATGGTCCTGGTTCTTATGAGTACGATACAAGTTGGAAGACTGGATGGGAGCGCCGTCTCTTCTTTACCACCCCCTTTTCTTCCGGGAAGAAGAGTGGATTCAGCTACTACACGAACCACGGACTCGGGTTTTACTACTTCAACCGTGCGTCGATTGCTCCGTACGGAACGAATTACATTTACCATCGCGACAACTGCCACGTTTACTTTGGGGATTACTGGTCCGCATCGTCCGGAGGGAATGAGCTGCTTGGCGTTTCTGGGGCAGTTCTTTCGAACCACTTTTCAGCAAAGCGACCAATGATCAAGCCGATTTTTGCCATCCAACGTCCTGCTGATAGCGTTTGGGTTCCTGTTTTCAAAGCTCCTGTTTGGTGCCTAAATACTGCGGGGCTTGAAATTGGACAGCAGCTTGAGCAGGACGGATCGAAGTACCTCGTATTTCCGTTCCCGACGATTTATACCCCGCAGGGATACGCCTTTTGTATTGATGACGGCACCCTTACCACGACGACGGTTTAAGGAGGTCAGTTTTGCTGTTGGATTACACGGTTTACACGAACGTCGTTGGACTGGCGGACTTCTTCGATAAGCTTCGTGGATGGTGCATTTCCCACGGATGGACGGAGGAGGAGTGGATTCCAGAAGTCACCTGGGCGACTATAACGGGCACGGGTGCATGGAGATCCTATTCTGACGGCGGTTTCCTTCAAATGTCAAAGACCGGTTATGGGACTCAGAATCTGATCGTATCCCTTGCCTGCGTTGCTCGGGAGGCATTTGGTGCTCATGGGATCAATGGTAGCATGCGAAGCCAGCTCGCTTATGAGGCGAATTATTTTGGCGCCCAGGAAAATCCGATATGCCAGAACGCTATTGCGGGTCCGCCTGTATCGTGTGCCGAAAATTTATTCTACAGCCTGGGGAATAATACTGGTGGGTTTGATGTTGGCCGATCTTCACTTATACCGAAAGTTTGGTTCTTTGCTGGGCCTCATTGGATTTGCGTCGTTACCCAGATGAATTCGGTTTACTCGCAAATGATGCACTTTGGCTCATTTGAGATGTACGAGGACAACCCATCCCAAGGTCAGGTTTTCGGGTTGTCGACGCAGAATCTGTCGGTCAAAATTGGATCAACGTACTACGACAATTGGGCATGGAGTGTGTATCCGTCGTTGTCGAAGGCCGTGATTCCGTTTTCTACTGGGTACGTGGGTAGTTTTGGTTACGACTGGATTTTTGGCAGCTACTTTTACTACCACTCCAGAACTGAGAACCACACGTACGATAACATATGGAGAATGCGCGATAACTGCAATATTGATGAGACGAATTATGGGTCGGAGAGCAACTTGGGAATTCCCGTTATGGATCTTGGACCGGCCGTCAAGGCGAATCATTACTCAGAAAAGCGCCCTCTGCTAAAGCCTGTTTATTACATCTCTCATCCTGTTGAGAACGGTCCGTTGGATAATGTCTGGCAGCCGATCTGCCGCGCCCCTGTCTGGTGCACTCGGTTCAGCGGTCTGCAAATCGGATCTGAACTGACCTACGGAAGTGAAAAGTATCTTGTATTTCCGGCTCGGACTGTAAACTCGACCTACGGATACGCGTTTAGGATAGCATGAGCAAATATCTGACGATCCATTCCGATGCCCCCGCAGGTGATGGGGGAGTTTTGGCTCAGGCTACTGTAGCTGATGTCATTCCGAAAGATATGTCGGTTGCTGTTACGGACATGCTGGCCGAGACAACCGAAGAATATCCGATGGACACTGGTGGAGAAGTCACGATCTTTCGGAAGCCGAGCCATAAAGAGCCTGACCTTGCATTTTCCGAATTGTCAGCAGGAGACCTGATTTACAACCGAATTTGGACGACGCAGCATATCGACTTCGCGCTGATCAACGAAGAGATGTCCAATGTGATTTCGATCTGGAACGCCTACATAGACCGCAGCGTTGAACTGACCACCATCAATGATCCAGGTGAATCTGGACTGTTTCTTTCCACCGTGACGACGCCGTTTTCGATGACGCCGAATTACGAAGTTACCTTGACTGTGACGGCCTACCCGTCCGGGCCTGCGGTTCAGGAGACGACGTATTCGTTCTTGGTTGACGGCCTCACCTTTGAAACGCTGGTTGAAGGCTGGCGGATTATCCAGTGGCTGGTGCATCCGGATTGGAGCCAGGGGGTGACGATCGAGTATGCCTTCAAAACGATCCTTTCCGCGAATCCGAAAAGAGCGAATGAGCAGCGCCGCCCGTTGTACGACAAATGGCTCAGGGCTGCCGAGTTTCAACTGTGGGAGAAGGGCCGGGCAGCGCACCGGGCACTGAATGATGTCAATGCCCATGCCGGGAAGATCTTCGCGGTGCCGATCTGGCCGGAGCGCTGCACGACGAATTCGACGATCTTTCAGCAGACTGCCCTTGTGATCAACGAAGACCTGTCGACAAAGATCAATATGCTGAACACTCAGTACATCATCGTGATTGACCCGGTTTTGCGGCTTGGGGAGGTGAAGGAGGTCAGCAACATTACTGGGCAGGTGGTGACTGTCGGGCTGTCTTTCAAGGTGAACTTTGCCCCCTCCCGTGCTGTGATCTACCCGGTCTTTTTGGGGATTCTGGAGAATTCCGGCCCCAGGTCCCTGACCGACAACGTGCTGAGTATGGGGATGCGGTTTCAGGAGGTGTTCGTTGGCTGATTCCATCACCGGTCTGGGAACGGGGATTCCGATCTTTTCTGCCCCGCTGGAGTGGAGTAAGGATGTTGCGTATGGGCTTGCGCCCTTTCGAACCATTATCCAGTATCCAGGAACGATTACCTCGCTTTACGACAACGAGGAGATGAAGCCTGAATCCTTCTCGTTTACCGTCACCTTGATGGACGAAAGTGAGATCTTTGCTTTCCTCGACTTCTTCAAGGCCCGGATGGGACGGTGGCAGAAGTTCTGGTACTTCATAGACCGGTCGGATTTCCTGCCACAAGACGATTTTGACGTTGGGTCCTCCAGCATCAAGGTGCTCAATGATGGGTACGCCGCCTTTGAGAACCACCGGCTTTGCATCTACTTGTGGAATGGGGACAAGATCGTCCGGGAGATAACGAATGCAGTCCCTGCCCTTGACGGATCGTACATCAGTCTGGATCTGGACTTGGCCATGGATCGGACCGTTCTGATGGACGACGTGATGATGATTGGACGGGTCGTACTGTGCCGGTTCGACGTTGACAGCATTCAGATGGAGTACCTGTCTGTCTCCAAGGCGATCGCCAGCATCAGGTTCTATGAGCTGGTGAAAGAATATTCGGAGGTTGCATGACCACTCCTGCTGAAAATATGCTGAGGACGGAGCAGTATCCGTTCGCTGAGTTGTACGAGATCATTACAGGAACCGCAGTTGCCAGGTACACGTCGTATCACCAAGCGTTGATCGTGGCTGACCTTGAGTATAAGCCTGCCTCCATCCGCCGGTCTGGTCTGAGCTTCGATACAGCCATGGGAGATGTTCGTGTGACGCTGACCTCCACGGTGCTGGCAGAGCTGGCTGTCTTCATTGCGAACAACCCGACTGAATCCACCCTGATCCGGTGCCTGCGTGCGGTGACAGACGCTCTTGATGACTGGGTGATCCTTTTCCAGGGGCCGGTGGTGTCGGTTGGGTTCGAAGAAGAACGGGCCTCGGCAACGATCTCCGCGAGCGGAAATGTGCTGAATAACATCCTGCCGCCGTTCATGTATCAGGCCCGATGTAACCATTTCCTGTTTGACGGAGGTTGTCAGGTCAACAAGTACTTTTACGAGGTGGAAGGTCCGGTGGTGGTGTCTGGGTCGAACCTTGTTGTCGCCGCCTGCGCCTCTTACGACGATGGCTATTTCACGCAGGGATTTGTCGAGTACCAGAATGATTCACGCCTGATCCTGAAGCATGTCGGAAACACGTTGACACTGCATGTCCCGTTTGATTCCAGGGTGTACGATGGGGTGACGGCAAAGATCTACCCCGGCTGCGACGGCTCTCCGGAAACCTGCAAGACGAAGTACAATAACTGGGTCCGTTTTGTCGGAATGCCAATGATTCCGTCGAAAAGCCCGGTGGTGTGGGGAATATGACGCGCTGGTACTTTGAAAGCGAAGAGCGCTGGCTGCCTGTGAAAGATGAACTGCTTTCATGGGACGGCACCCCGCACCGGCACATGCAGGCCGTAAAAGGCCGCGCTGCTGATTGCTCCCTCTTCCTTTTGCAAACGTTTGCAAAATTCGGTCTTGCTGGGGAGTGCCCGGTTCCTGAACTGCAGACAGATTGGTGGCTGCACTCGGACCGGGAGGTTTTGATCGAATGCTGGGAGGAATGTCTGAGCGCCACCCATCCTGACGGCCTATGGTGGCACTCGCTCGATCCGGATCGGGAAGAGGCTTTCCGGGGAGACCTGCTGCTGTTCAATATGGATCTGAATGTCTCGACCCACGCGGCGGTGTTCATGGGTCCGAACCTGATCCACAGCGTGAACCGGTCAAGAAGTGGGGTTTGCCAATCCACGTACTGCCTTTGGTGGAAGAAGAGGATTACACGAATGTTCCGGCTGGGGGACCTTGAATAATGGGGATTGAGATTGCCACCGCATTGACGTACGCCTACTACGCGATTGTCGTCGCTGGCATCGTCTACTCGATTTACATGATGTCGAAGGGCGCCGGGACCCCAGAGAATATGTCTCCGAACAAGCTCGGTGACTTCAATATTACGACGGCCCAGGAAGGCATGACAGTCCCGAAGGTCTTCGGTCGCTGGAAGATCACCGGCAACATTATGTGGTATGGGAATCTGAAGACCGAGGAGATCAAGGAGAAGGTTGACGGGGGCGGCGGTCTGTTCGGGGGTGGGTCTTCGAAGGTGGTTGTCGGGTACAAGTATTTCCTCGACATCTGGCAGGGACTGGCGATGGGGAAGCTTGCCATCATCACGACCTATATCCAGGAAGAGGAGAAGGACGTCGATTACTCGACGATTCTGTTCAATGATGGGGAGAATGGGGTTTACCCGACGTACCCCGGTGAGTACGCCTCTGTCCTGCCGGGGATCAGCCACGTCTTTTACCGCCGAATGTATATCGGAGACAACGTGACGTATGTTCCGACTGTGCATTTCGTGGTTGAAAGCACGCTGCCGACATCGGTGACCGGGAATATAGATTACGCGCAGATGACCGACGGACAGAATCCGGCTGCCATCATTTATGCGCTTTTGAGAGATGCCGGTGCGCTCGCAACCGATATCAACCTTGTCTCGTTCAATACCGCTGCGGCTTATTGGAACACGAAGGGGTACGCCCTGAATGTTGTCTTCACCAAGCAGCAGAAATGCCGGGAGATGATCGAATACGTCCTCTCGTTTGTGGGTGGAGCGTTTGGCCAGGATGAAAACTGGCAGTATTACCTGAATCCGTTCGACGAGGCTGACACCCCGGAGTTCACTCTGTCTGATGCCGCCGGTGATTTCCTGAAGTTCAAGTTCAAGCGGAAGACATGGGAGGACGTCCACAGCCATTTTACCGCGAAGTATATCGATTCCGCGCAGGATTACACCGAGCGGACTGTCAGCACCTACAACCCGGCGGTATACCAGATCACCAAGGTGAAGAAGCACCTGTCACTTGATCTGACAGCCTTTCGGACTGTGGACGGGGCGTCGAAGCGGATATGGGAGGTGATGAAAGAGGCGAGCTACCCGTACGCCGAGCTGGAGATCACCACCAGTTTGAAGTGGTACCGGCTGAATATCGGGGCAGCTGTCTACATTGAGAATGCCCGGTACGGGATTTCGAATGCGCCCTTTCGTGTGATCAGAAAAGAGCTTGGGGGGATTGATTCAAATGAGATCACCCTGTATCTGCGCCAAATGACAGAGAAGCTCTTCGACGCGAATTATGTGGCATCTGGTGGAACCTACTGGCAGAATCCGGACTATTCCCCAGATCCGCTTGCCTACTCCCGAATTTTTGAGCTTCCGTACATGGGAGGCGTGCTGGCTGTCCGTTACCTTCTTCTGGCCGCCCGGACGAATGTCTTTGAAACCGGCTTCTCTGTCTGGACTTCGGTTGGAGGGGCAGAATATGTGCTGGAGGGGCAGTACTCGACCTTTGCCCAGCGAGGAACTTTGAGCGAAGCCTGCCCCGGTCCTGGGGAGGTGGAGGAGATCGATTTCACGACCGGCATCTTGTATGCGACGACCCAGGAAGATCCGGTTTTCTCGACGATCTCAATCGAAGCCGCCTTGTCCGCACCCCGGATTGCCATCATTGAAAACGAGATTATCGGGTTTGCAACGGTTGCTTATGAAGGCGGCTCCGACATCCGGCTGACAGGCGTGATCCGGGGAATGTTCAACACGACGATTGCCTCTCATGCCTCCGGGACCGAGATCTGGCTGGTGGAGCTGAACAGTAATATTCTGGATGGCATGACCGAGCCGACCTTCAATGTGAAGCTTTGCCCGTACTCCCATCAAGGTGCTCTTGATCCGGCGAGTGTTGGCTATACGACGGTGACGAAGACGAATCTGGCGCTGAAGCCTCTGCCCCCCAATTTCCGAATGATACGCCGATCGACGAACCTCGACTACATCGAACTCGACATCGACGTTGTTCTCAAGAATGGGACCGGTGCCGGGCTTGAGCTTGCATCTGTTGCCGACTTCGCCACAATGGGTTCTGATCACAAAGTGGAGTACCAGTTTTACAACGCCAACGGTGCTTGGGTAATCCATGAAACGACCTCTCCCAAGGTGTATCACTATGTGTCTGGAACTGATAACACCGCCGATATAAACAAGGTTCGGATGCGAACTGTTCATGTTCCGAGCAACACGTATTCGGATTACACGCCAGAGCTTGTCTGCTCTGATTTCCCAAGGTCGGTCGATACAGAAAATTTGAACGTTTGGTATTGGATACCACGAACGTCGCTTTACGCCGGTTCTGGGGACATCATGCTTTCTAAGTTGAGATTCGGCCAGTCTGCCTTTTCGCGAACGGTTGACCGATTCTTTTTGGATCTTGCGGAGACGATCAGTATCTTGAACTTTCCGGACGTTAATCCGACCGGAATCTGGGACCAGTATGTCCTTATCTGGGATGCGGCCACCGAGAAGTTTGTTGCCGTTCACAGAGATACTGTTTCATGGTTCCCGCCGACGACGACCACTGAACCACCGCCGACCACGACGACCACGGTATAGGAGGAGATAATGGCACTCGCGACTATAACTGGAGGTTGGTACTACAAGCTGGCTACTCCGTTGGTTTTGAACTGGCATCATGTCTTTAACGCCAACGTGGACAAGCTGTACCGGGATCATCTCAAGTTTGCAGAGCTTCGGAATGTAGATACCACCGGACTACAAGACGGGGACGCCCTGGAGTGGGACACCACCACGTCCAAGTGGATTGTCCGGAGAACTTACTGATGACGTATTACGCTACCCCTGCCACCGGACTTTACTTTTTGATCTTTGATGGCCTTTCGCCGACCAATTTTGCTGCAAATGTCGATGCAAACTGGCAGAAGCTCTATGACCGTTGGAATGTCCCGTACATGCCGGATTGGAAAGGCGATCCTGTCGATGACGGCAAGGTGATGGTATATGATCCGGCTTACCCTGGATTCGGTACGTGGATTCCAGCACCACCCGAAGATCTGTCGATATATGAATACAATGCTCTGAATCTTTCGGATCAAGGTAGCGCCAATTTCATAGAGTCAGTTGATGGGCTGACTTTCACGACGGTGGACGTCAATGACTCTTGGAACGGCTGCAGGTGCAATTTTGGTGTTTCCTCCGGAAAGTGGTACTGGGAGATGAAAGTCGGCTCCTTGGACAACTACCTCGGGGTTGGGGTTTGTACGCCGACCGCAAGCCTGGAGAGTTATGTCGGAAACACTGCTGATGGGTGGATGTGGTCTGACAACTACGGCGCGACCAGGAACAATGGTACGAACTATTGTACCGGCTGCAGCTGTGCGGCGAACGATATCATCATGTGCGCCTTGGATATGGATAATCGCAAGTTCTTTGTAGGGAAAAACGGCGTGTGGTGCGGGGCTGGAAATCCGGCGGCCGGGACCGGCTACTGTGGTCCGTTACTGCCAGAGGCAACGGAGATGTTTCCTGCAGTGATCTTGTACAATAACTATCCACGTACCGGGACTTTGAACTTTGGGTATAGCGGGTTTACCTACAATGCGCCTGCCGGGTTTTATCAAATGAGGCGATTGAAGTTGACGACGACCACAGTGTAATTTTGCAAACGTTTGCAAATGCGGCTGTTCGACAGAACTGCATGCAAAAGGAGGATCGATGAAAGAGAAGATTGCCATCCTGACCACCTTTCGGGAATTTATCCCCGGATACAGTTTAACAGGCATCGTCTGGGACCAGTATAAACTGCTGACTCGGCAGGGCCATCAGGTGGATATTTTCGTTGCGGAGGATTACCACGGCAGGGGAACCCCTCCGGACTTCAAGGGCATCGAGGAGCAGATGCAGAGGAGGATCCCGAAAGCCAAACTGACCGATTACCAATCTCTGAAGCAGATGTCGACCGAGCACAGAGACGTTGCCACCAGAATGGAGGTCATGTGCCTGGAAGTCCTTTCCTCCTACCACGCGGTTTTTACCCATGATCTTATTTTTACCGGCTGGAACCTCCCGTACGGCCAGGGGATCAGGAAAGCCTCCCCCTCCATGCCGAACACGAAGTGGCTGCACTGGATTCACTCGATCCCGAGTGGTTTCAGAGACTTCTGGAATATGCGGGCTTTCGGACCAAGGCATCGATTGATCTACCCCAACCGTACAGACCTCCGGAGGGTGGCTGAGCAGTTCCGAACAGAGATTGAATCTTGCCGTGTTATTCCCCACCCAAAAGATCTCAGGAGCTGGTTCGAGTTTTCGGACCTGACGTGCTCATTTATTGACGACTTTCCGGGGATGATGGAGGCGGATATTATTCAGCTTTACCCCGCTTCATCCGATCGTTTGGAAGCGAAGGGAGTGCAGGACCTGATCCTTATTTTTGCCTGGATGAAAAAATGCGGCTTCAATGTATGTCTCACCATTGCAAACCAGCACGCAACAGATCGGGTTGCTGCGTCTTCTCCTGCAAAGATGCAGGCGATCGCAGGAAGGAATGGACTATCAAGTTCCGAGGTGATATTTACGTCGAATTGGAGGGAGGGTGAGTTCAAATCCGGTCTGCCCAAGAGGACTATCCGTGAGCTTTTTCAGTGCTCCAATCTGTTCATATTCCCGACAAATCACGAGACATTTGGGTTGGTGTTGCCCGAGGCAGTTCTTGCTGGCGGGGTGCTCCCGGTGCTGAACAAATCCTTGGGAATGATGGCGGAGGTTACCGGATTGAACGCTGATTATATCGACTTCGGCGCCTTCAATGCGGTCACGAATCGGGCGCCGCGCTTCCACGAAGGAGTTGCGCGGAGTGTTATTGGAAGACTGCAGAGAAATGAGGCTGTTATGACCAAAACCTATATTCGTCAACGGTACAACTGGGACAACCTGTACCGACGGTTTTATCAGCCGATCATTGCGGAGTCTGAAAACTGGTAGTTAAACTGGAGGGAACGAATTATGGCCATTGGTGACGATTTCAGTGTGAACGCTGCCGGGGACATCCGCCACGTTGCGAACACCAATACGTACACGGTGTTGGAGCTGCACCGCTGGTTGCAGGACTTGGCGGATGACGCAGAGGCGTCTGGTAACGACGTTATCGACATTTCCCGGTCCACCCCGTCTGAACGGTCGACAGACCAGATTATTCAGCTTCTTGGGTCGTACAATATCGACGACGATGCTGCTGAATATCTCTATGGTGGGTCGATCAAACAAGGATCAGGAGCTACCGAAGAGATTTACGCGGGGCTGAAGATCCTCGGTGCTGTGAACAATTCGAACACGCAGCTGATGGTGATCCAGAACAACGATTATTATCAGTTCACGACGACTCCGACTGCCCCGTTCTGGGGGGATCAGTCGACAGGCGGGTTGAACGGTAACGCCCAGGAAGGTGTGCTCGCTCAATTCCTGGTGAAATGCCGGATCGCTGGTGTGGACATCGACAAGCGCCAGATTCGGGTGCAGGCCCGCGAATGGGGCGACACGTACGACTTCTTCAATGTGACCCTTGGAGAAGGTGAGTCGGTGGCGGCTATCGGTACCACAGCCGACGCTCAGAACGACACTGCCATCGGAACCGTCCAGGCGTGGGCCGGTGGGGACATCCCGACGAATACGGAAGGCTACCAGACCATTGATCTGAACAATGGCAACGGGGCCAAGCCGTATTACAGCAAGTGGACGTTCAATTCGAACACGGCCGGGTTGAAGGCGATCTGGGAGTACATCAAGGAGATCACCGGAAACAACAGCCCGGAAGCTGCAGCTCCCCACAGCATGAATGGTGAGCTTTTTCTCGGCATCACGCACAGCTTTGGCTACGATGCGGGCGGGGCCTTTACCGAAGATGAGCTTGTCGTCTGGGGAACTGACGTCACTTACGACACGCTGGTTGGGGGCACCTTCACTGTTGGGAATCTGGTCCGGTTCTCCGGTGGGGCTGCGGGGCAGGTCGTTTACGACAACGGGACGACAAGCCTCAAGTTTATGACCGAGGACGTCGCCGACACGATCGCCAACGACGAGACGATTACCGAGTATGATCCTTCCACCGGGGCGGCAACTGGTGTCACTGCTGCTGTCAATGTCACGGTTGCCGGTGCGGATAAGGAAGGCGGCGTTGGAAGGGTGCTCGGGGCAACTGGGGCCGCGACCGGCTCGCTGTATATCCAACTGCTGAAGGGCAAGGCGCCTGTCGACAACTTGCCGATTCGGGGCATGACTTCGGCCCAAACTGCCGACGTGGCTGGGTCGGTGTCGATCAAGACCGTGCCGAAGATCTTTCTGGGGTCGTATACCGGCTCCCTGATTGGTGCTTACGGCATCGGTGTGGATGCTGCTGATCTGTCAGCCTCTGATCGTCTCACCGCCTTGGATGGTACAGACCAGCAGCCCCCGAACAATGTCACCTTCACCCTGTCCGGTCTGGTTGTTGGAGACCGGGTGCTTGTCGGGAAGAAGGCGGCGGGGAGCGACTTCGACTTTGCCGAGATGACGCTGGCTACCTCCCTGACTGGTGCCGCAGTAACCTCGGTTGTGGTCAATGCCATCCCTGCTGATGCGCCGCAGATCGGCGTCCTGAGAATCACCCTGGATGACGGGCGAATTCGCCGGGTGCCTTATACGTCCCACAACGGATCGAACACCTTCACGATCGGATCGACCAGCTTTGTCGACCCGAATGACGCCACCAGCGGCAACGGCGTCATGTTGGCCTTCATCGACAAGGCGGCCGAGGATATCTCCGAAGCCTTCACCGTCGTCTACAATGCTCCGCGAACCCTGTGGGTCCGGGTTCGGGATGGCGGGGCAAGCCCCATCAAAACGTACGAGTCCCAGGCGGCGCTCGGTTCCGGCGGTGGTGCTGCCACGGCCCTTCGAATCAGTGACGCATGATGAAGAACTGCGATCAATGCGCCCTGTGCTGCAAGCTGCTGGACGTCCCCGGACTTGCGGCCCCTGGCGCATGGTGTCCGCACTGCAAACCCGGAAAGGCCGGGGGCGGCTGTACGATTCACGCTGACCGCCCTCCGGTCTGTTCCGGTTTTGACTGTCTGTGGAGAACCTCCAGCGTTATGGATGAGCCGCTGCGGCCGGATCGCTGCGGGATCGTCTTTGAACTGTTCACGCCGGAGAAGTTTGTGGTCGCGATGGTGGATCAGCATAGACGGGATGCGTGGAAGTCCGGTAGGGCGGCACTGTTGATCCAGCAAATGTTGCGAGATGGCTTCTTTGTCTGGATCATGGTTGGAAAAGACAGAACCCTGTTGCTGCCCACCGGATGCACCGAACGGGAGGCACATGCCCGTTCTGCCGAAGCCTATAAGCGAAAAGTAGGAGCTGGAAATGACAGCGCCCAGCTACACTGAGGACCTGACCGATTTAGATCTGGCGGAAGCGACTACCAACTGGGCAGAGTCGAGTGACGGCAGCTGGGATGACGGCGGCACCCCGACCTTGGATACGGACTATCCGTATTTGCAAGGAAATGGGGCCATTTCCCAGACGATGACCAAGACCACAATTTGCTCGCTGATGGCGAACTACGGGTCTGGGATCTCGCTGCCGACTGATGGGGCTTACTTTGTCTGGCAAAACTGGATGTCGCCCACCGGCTTGAACACTTACGCCAGTGGCGGCATCCGCATTATGGTGGGAAGTGGGACCGGGGCGTTTAAGTGGTGGGCGGTTGGCGGGTCAGATCGTGGCCGTAACCCGTATGGTGGTTGGCAGAATAACGTTGTGAATCCGACCATCTCAGCGGATGGGACGGTTGGAAGTCCTACATCTACAGAGCAGTATGTCGGCTCTGCCATGAATCCGCTTTCTGCCCCGAGTAAAGGTAACCCGCATCAGGTTGACGCTATTCGCTTTGGCAGAGGATCTTCGATCTTTGAGTATGGAGACGTGGCCAACGGCTACTGTACCTTTGCCGGTTTTGCGGCCCAGAATGACGCCGTTGCCAACCGGTGGGGCCTGATCCAGGCGGCCCAAGGTGGGTATCTGTACAAGGGGAAGCTGACCCTTGGGACGACGAGTAATCCGTGCGATTTCAGGGACGCCAATGTCCTTGTCCTGATTGACGACACCCCGAAGGTTACGACGAACTTCAATACGCTGGAGGTGAACAACGCTTCCAGCCGGATTGACTGGTCGAATGTTATTTTCAAGGCGCTCGGAACGCAGTCCCCCGGAAGGCTGGTGTGCAATGCCAATGCTGATCTGAATTGGGACGCATGCCAGTTCTTCAATATGGGGGCCTTTACGCTCGGAGGAAGCGGGAGTGAGCTGCTCAACTGTATTTGGAACGCCTGTGGCCTGATCACTGTTGCCGGTGGAAAGATCAACGGCAGCAAGATCATCACGCCGACTGTTGCAGCGGATGCTTCGGCGGTAGGCTGGGATGTTGCCACAAACCCGGACGGCTACCTCGACGACCTGACCATTTCGCGTGGGGCCAATGCTCACCATGCCATTGGATTCGGCACCTCGTCCCCGTCGAGTATAACGATTCGCGGCCTGACTGCCACTGGCTTCAATGCGGCGAATGGGCAGAACGATTCGACGTTCTACATCGCCGATTCGAATACCGGAAACAGCTACACGATTTCATGTGTCGGCTGCTCCGGCAACATGACGTACAAAACCGCCGGGGCTTCGGTGACGATTGTCCAGGACCCGGTGACTGTCCGAGTGACTGTTACCGACGTTCTCGGCAACACGATTGACGGCGCCCGCGTGCTGGTGAAGGCGTCCAATGCCACCGGCCCCTTTCCGTATCAGGAGTCGATAACGATCAGCAACTCTGGAACGACTGCCACTGTGACCCACACCGGCCACGGGATGGCGACGAATGATCATGTTCTGATCGAAGGCGCCTCCTTGCTGGCGAATAATGGTGTCCACCAGATCACGAAGATAAGCGACAACAGCTATTCGTACACGATGTCGTCTTCGCCCGGAAGCAGCCCGACCGGGACGATAACGGCCACGTTTGTTGCCCTGTACGGCACCACTTCTGGCGGGGTGGTGTCTACGTCCAGGGTGTACAGCTCAGACCAACCGGTGACCGGCTGGGCGCGGAAAGCGTCCGGAACTCCCTATTACAAGCCCGGCCCGATTGTTGGTCCGGTAGATTCGACTGACGGCCTGAACGCAACAGCCGTTATGATCGTGGACGAATAATGAATGATAAACTGCTGAAAGAAGAACTGGAGAAGTGGAAGACGCTTTATACCGGGGCCGGAGTTGTAATCCGGTCCCTGGAAAGGCAGCTCGCTGATCTGTCGACGAAGCTGAGCGTTGCCGAATCCAACCTGAGCAATGCTCAGAATGCGGTTGCCATCAACAAGACGATCCTGCGACAGGTCACCGAAGAGCACAACCGCAAGGAGAAGGACCTGATCGAATTTATGAACCGTCTCAAGGCAAAACTGAGGGAGATGGGATACGATGGCAGTTTCGATCGACTGGGGCAGTAGGGTCATCTTTGTTCCGAAGGCTGACCTGACCCTGATCCAAGCCACCCCGACAGAGATCCGAGAGATGAATCTCGACTGGTTCCGTTTTCAGCTGAAGGGGCTGGAAGACGATCCGGAAGGGATGCCCTTTCCCGATACCCACCGGCACAATACAGAGGCCACCGTTGCCGGTCTGACCCTTGCCCGAGTTATCGAGATCATCAACGATTACACGGTGACCTTTGAAGACGGTCAGTATGCTGTGAACCTCGTTGGGGCGAACAGCAACGTCGGTGATGTGGTCAACGTGAATCAGGTCTCGGTCCGGTCGTTCAACTCCGCAGGACTGATCTCCAACCCGGCCATCGAGTACGCCTCCTACAACGGCGGGGTGACGGTGGACAAGAACTCGGCGTACTCCGGAACGCTTTACCCGGTCGGGACTCCACGACAGCCGGTGAACAACCTTGCCGACGCTTTGCTGATCGCCCAGTATCGGGGTTTCACGACGTTCTATATCATCGGCGACATGGTGATCGACAGTGCCGGAAATTATGGCGGCTTCATTTTCGTTGGGGAGTCGGAGTCGAAATCGATGCTTGAAATTGATTCTGACGCCTCCGTTTCGGAGTGTGAGTTTTATGATGCCCACATAGAGGGCATTCTGGACGGCAACGCGAAACTGAAGAACTGTATCATTGAAGACCTGCAGTACATCTACGGAATGGTGGAGCAATGTTTGCTACAGGCAGGAACCATCGTGCTCGGCGGGTCCAACGTGGCCCATTTCATAGACTGCTGGAGCGGGTCAGCGGACAAAAATGTCATCCCCTACATCGATATGGGAGGGGCTGGGCAAGATCTGATTTTGCGAAACTACAACGGGGCAATCGGCATCAAAAACCTGACCGGGGCCACCAACAAGGTGAGCATAGACCTGAACTCGGGGGTGGTGGTTCTGGACCCAACGGTGACGGCGGGAGAGGTGGTGGTCAGGGGAGTGGGAACAGTGGTGAATAATTCCGTTGGCGCCACGGTCGACACCCACGACCTGATCAACCCGTCTGTAATCACCACGAAGGTGTGGGATGAGCCGACCGCCGACCGGCAGACGCCAGGAACGATCGGAGGCGACTATTTCCAGATGCTGCAGGCCATGCCCAGGATGCTCGGGCTTGTCCAGGAGAATTACAAGCTCGACCAGACAGTCTATGATGCAAACGGCAACTTGACCAGCGGCAGGATCCAGATCTTTACCGACGCCACGATGACCACGGTGATGGCGTCTTACCAGATAACTGCTGTATTTACGGCTGGGCGCCTAACCAGCTATCAGGTGGTGAAACAGTAGAGGAGGCGGGATGGCAAGGATAGTGTTGGTGTTGATGGTCACGACGTCGTTGGCAATGGCTGCCCTGGCGGCGGCCGAAGAGATTCACTATGCGAACAGAACCACGCTGCAATGGAAAATGACCTGGGCGGAAGGACAGACTCCTGCCCCGGAATCGGAGATGGCATACAAGGTTTACCGGACACTGGCAACGGCTCCGGACAAGGAGAACCCGGAGTTCCTGGCCGAGATTCGCGGAAAGGACACCTTCCCTGTTGCGTTCGCGAAAGAGGGCAAGTATATCCTTGGGGTCCGGGCTGTCCGGTACAAACCAGGGAAAGAGGAGCCAATCGAATCCCCCATTGGGTGGTCTGACGTTCCCGAGAACACGTACGACAAGCCGTTTTCTGTTCAATTTGACCTCCCCCCTGAAGCACCGACCGAAGTAAAAGCTGAATGATTGAAGTCTCCCGAGCCGAGACCGTTTGGACTGAACGGCAAGTAGGCGAATTCGTGGTAACTGACTTCTGACAGGTAAATTCGCAAGATCCTGCTCGGATCGAAGGAAAGTCAGATCTGCACGATAGGGAGACTTGCATGCAAGGAGGCTGAATGTCCATATCACTTGCCACGAAGGGGGTCATCAGTTACGGGTCGAGTCCTGGGGATGTCATTTACGTGGACCGGTGGCACATCGAAACCCCGGTTGACGTTGATCTTGAAGAAATAGCTGTGTCTGTGGAAAGTGAGGAATTGCAAACGTTTGCAAATCTGACCGACCCGGAGGTGGTTATCGAGAGCACCGCAGATGAAGTCGCAATCGGGCCTTTAGAAGATTCCGTTACAGTGGAGGTATGAGATGGCTGACACCATTATTGAATTGAAGAAGGGCGAGGGGAAGTGGATAAAATTCACCGTAGTCCGGGGCGGGGCGGCTGTTGACCTCACCTCTGCCACCCTTGCCTTTGGGGTGAAAAAGAAGATCTCCGATGCCGCATACATCCACTACGTCAGCGATCTGGACTTCGATAAAGCCTCCGCTGCAGCTGGGATTGTCCGAGCGAACATCCCGTCCACCTTGACCGCCTCCTTGCCGGTTGGGGATTACGACGGAGAGCTGAAGATCATCCTGACAGCGGATACCGATGTGGACAAGAGCCACCGGGTGGTTTTGAAAATCCGCCCTGCCATCATCCACGACTGAGGAAGCCATGGATGCAACGCAATTCGATCTTTTGATTCAGGTTATCTCCCAGGCGACCTCGGTGCTTGGATGGGTGGTCGGCACTTTTTTGGCAGTTCTGATTACAGTGGTTGGCGGCTCTCTGGGGCTTGTCTCCAGAATGTGGGGGCAGAGACTTGATGCGATTAACGCCATTGCGGAGAGGGCTGTGACAGTAGCGGAGACGGCAACGATGCAGTCGACGAGACTTTCAGAAGCTGCTCAGCAAGGGCTGCACCAAGCCGGTGTCCATTGCTCTGAACTCCGGTCCGCCTGTAGAGAACAAATCCTTGAGAAATACGTGGACAGAAAGGAAATAAAAGAGATGGAGCATGAGTTCAAGGGACTGGTCCAGTCTGTTTTATCCCGGCTTGAGGGAGGGGTCAGGGAGAACCGGGACCTGATCCTGAAAAAACTCGACGACTTCACCAAGAGGCAGGATTCCCGGCTGGGAGAGTTTCTCGAAACGGTCCACAAACACGAGCACACGGAGGACGGGAAGAGTGTGGTGGTCAAGAGATGAGGGTTTTGCTTCTCGGGACAAACCAGGAGAGCCGGTACAATTCCGGGCATCAACTTTTCAAGAACGAGGTTGCCAGGCAGACGAATGCCCGATTTTACGGTCCGGGGCATAAGTTCTGGGATCCGAGCAGGGCTCACATCAACCAAATCCTGCGGGTGTTGGAGTTTCAGCCGGATGTCGTCCTGACGTACATGGGGAAATACTGCAAGTGGGTCGTGGGGCTGGATGAGATCAAACTCCCCAAGGCCCATATCGTTGTTGATTATTTCCCGTGGAACTTCAAAGATGAGGACAGCTTTATCACCGCGTCCAAGCCTGATGTCGTTTTCCCGGTTGTCCTGCATGAATTGAGGGAGCTGGAGCGACGGCACCCAGACCTGAGAGTGAAGCACCTCCCATTTTCTGTTGATGCAAACTTCTTCCGCTGCACCGGAAGGGAGAGGAAATATGATCTGATGGCTGTGATGAGCGCTATAAGCTGGTGTTACCCGACCAGAGGGAGCATCATCACGGAGGCCAAGAGCCTGAACCTCCCAGGAATATATCGGGCGAGCTGGCCAGCGAACAGACTCATGCCTGATGATTACGTCAAAAGTCTCTGCAACTCAAAGATAGTCCTGAACGGAGTGGACAGTTACCGCTCCCTCAACTGGAAGTTTATGGAAGCCCCTGCCTGCGGCGCCCTCCTGATGACGGAAGCCGCTGAGGACATGAAGGCTCTGCGTTTTGTCGATGGGGAGAACTGCGTGGTTTTCAAGGGAATCCCGGACATGGTAGAGAAAATCCGTTTCTACCTGAAAGATGCAGAAAGTCGATGCCGAATAGCCGCTGCCGGAATGGATCTGATCAACAGATTTCACACTACCGAGATACGTGTCCGCGAGATGCTCGCGAGATTCACGACGATCTTTGGGGTCGTGTGAATGATTGATGTCCTGTTTGTCGCTATCGACGACTGGGCGAATGTCGGGGCTCTGTGCGCCAAGGCTTGCCGTTCTGTTGGACTGAAGTCCAAGGCGGTGGCCCGGCGAATACACGAGTTTCATTACCCGACAAAGCCTGAGCTGTGGAGGTCGGTCGAGGACCTGCAGGCCCTGTGCGATCAGTCCAGAGCGATCGTGTTCATGCACTCCACCTTTATATCCGCCGTGAGGCTGAACCGGGAAACGCAGAGGGTTGCTGTTTTCCACGGGGGGAGCGCATACCGGAGACGGCCCTGGAAAATTGCCCAGGCCCTGTTTGATAAGGTTGATCTGTCCTTTGTCCAGGACGGGACGCTTTTTGGGTTCGGCGGAAAGAATGAAACCCTGCTAATCCCCCCGGTTGACGATGAGTATTTCGTCCCGAGATACAGCCCTTTGCACACACTTGCAAATCGGATCGTTGTTGGGAACTACCCCAGAGCCACCGGACACGGTTATGTAATGAAGGGCGCGAGGGTGGTGGTGAACGCTGTTCGGCCTCATGTTCTCAACGGATCTTGTATTTTTAAGCAGTCGACGACCGTCGTTCCTTGGATCCAGCAGCTCAGTAGGGTAAATGAGGTGGACGTTTACGTTGAAAAGATGGGACTTGAGGTCCGGGAGTGGGGGCTGGCAGCGCTGGAGGCCGCAGCTCTCGGGAAGGTGGTGGTGACGAACTGCGAACATCCGGAAGAATATGAGAAGGTTTATGGCAAGACCCCCTTCATAATTGCCAATTCACCAGATGAGCTGAGGGAGCGCGTTGGGGAGATTGTGGCCTTGCCTCCTGCTAAGATTCGAAAACTTCAAGAGGAGACCAGAACTTGGGTGATCAGGAATCACGGGATGGAGGCGACCGGGTACTATTTGGAGCAGGCCCTCCGCCATTAGGGCAGTTTACCTACATCGAGTATCAAAGGATGCTGTTCGAGCTGGCCAAAGCCGGGTACAAAATGATCGGCTACCACGAGAATGCCGATCCCCCGTATGCGATGATTCGCCATGATATAGATTTATCCCCGCCCCTGGCGCTGCCCCTTGCCGTTGTGGAAAACGCGCTTTCAATCAAAACCACCTACTGCTTTATGGTCCGGTCGAGCGCCTACAACCTATTTTCGAAGGGGAGCGCGGCTGTCGTTCAGAAGCTCTTGGACCTCGGACATTTGGTCGGTCTTCATTTTGACTGTGACTCCTACCCCTCCGTAAGAACCCCAGCCGAGATAGCCGCTGCAGTCCGGGTGGAGGTTGGGATGCTGGAGAAGTGGTTTGGGCTTGACGTATCAATGGTCAGCTTCCACAAACCGAATCAGTTGATTCTGGGCGGATCTCAGGAGCTGACTGATCCCCTGCCTCACGCTTACATGGGGAAGTTTCTTCGCGGTTCGGCGTACTTTTCTGATTCCTACGGATTTTGGCGCTTCGGTCACCCGTTACGGTCGAACGCCTTTAAAGATCGAAAGCCGCTGTCTTTATGTTGCCATCCTGTCTGGTGGGGTCCTGAGCCGACGTCTCCCTTGCTCGCAATGAGAGAGGTGGCCCTCCAGAAGAAGGAAGATATCCGTCAATACATGTTGACCAATATAGTGGGGGTGTGATGAGAGAAGAAGTGGATCTTGTCCTGGCGGTCACTGAAGACGCCAAGCCGACCAGTGCGATTGATTGCCCAAAACCAGGGACCGTGACTTTTTGGCGCGGGAAGCTACCATGCCCACGGCTCGGGTCAATGCGCTTGTGGGTTCTCACCTCATGCAAACAGTGTGAGGTAGCGTGGCCTGACCGAGTTCGCGCCATTTTTACCGAAACTCCGGAGTGGACGTTCTGGTGTTACCATAATTGGTACTGGGCGGGGAGATCGTTGCCAACGAGATCGGAGTGTGGGCTTGCCTGCAATATCCACCAATCTGCGGTTATCGGGGCCTCGGGGCTCAAGATTGTCAGGGGGCCGGAGAACCAGTTGCTGAAGGCGTTCCACTCAGGTCAGGTTGTGATCGGGGATCGAGTTGAAATTGGGCCGAACAGCGTTGTTCACCGTGCGGTCCTGTCCGCCACGATTATTGGAAATGACGTGACTATCGGCTCCCTCTGCAATATCGGACACAACGTTCAGATCGGGGAGCGCTCGATCCTGACGGTTGGGGTATCCCTGAGTGGGTCGTCCAGCATCGGTGCTGACTGTTTTATCGGATCCGGTGTCACCGTTCTTGAGGGGGTCAGAGTTTGCGGAAAGGTTAAGATCGGGGCCGGGTCCGTTGTAACTCGGGACATTACCCATCCGGGGATCTACTTCGGGTCCCCTGCAAAATTCAAAGGAGACTGGGACGGGAGGTGGTGATGGCAAACACGCGGCAGAACCTGAAAATCGGATCGTGGGCGGTCATCGAACAGGGCTGCGAGATAGGCGATAATGTCACGATTGGAAATTACGCCTACATCAAAAAAGGGACCCGAATTGGGGATAACACCGTGATCGGAAGTTATGTTCGCACCGGGGCGGACTGTTCGATCGGGAAGAATTGCGTGATCAAATGCAGGGCCACAATATCACCGGACTGCGTGATTGGAGATGGCGCTTTTCTCGGACCGCATGCCATGATGCTGCATCAATACCCGAATGGGGAGCATAGGCCGTCCAGCATTGAAAAAAACGCGTGGATAGGGGCCTGTGCGCTGATCGGTCCAGGGGTGATCATTGGGGAGGGCGTGACGTTGGGAGCAATGTCGTATGCCCATACCTGCTGCATGGAGCCGGGGCTTTACATCGGGACCCCAGCCAGGAAGGTGAGGTAGCCATGCCGGTCAACGCCGAGGTTGGGGAGGGGACGAAGATCTGGCACCCGGAGCTGGTCAATATTTACGGCTGCCTGATCGGGCGCGATTGCAATATTGGGTGCTTTGTAGAAATCGGTCCAGAAGTCGTGGTCGGGAACCGATGTAAAATACAGACGAAGGCGTACCTGCCGAAGGGGATACGTTTGGAGGATGACGTCTTTATCGGACCGGGGGTGACGTTCCTGAATGATAAGCATCCCCCCTCCAATGGAGAGTGGGGGGAATGCACGACCATCGTCAAAGAGGGTGCTTCCATTGGGGGTGGGGCCTTGATCCTGCCCGGTGTCACCATCGGGCGCAGAGCCGTGATCGGGGCTGGTGCCGTGGTGACGAAAAATGTTGGGGATGGGGAAACAGTAGTCGGTGTCCCTGCCCGCTGCCTGTGATCTTTCGGAGATAAGATGAGCCTGAACTTTGGATTGATCGGAGACGGCAGGATTGCCACCCGGCACCGTAAAGCGATCGACGCCATCGGCTGCAAGCTGAAGAGGGTTTACGACCCCGGAAAAGACAGTTCCTGCAGAATTCTTGACCACGAGTTTTTCGACGGCCTCGACTGGGTTGCGATTGCTTCCCCCACCAACTGCCATTATGGCCACATCAAAGCGGCGCTGCAGTACGGGATGAAGGTTATCTGTGAGAAGCCTTATGTCCTGCCGTGGGAGCCTGTGATTGATTCGGATGCCGTCTTCGTTGTGATGCAACTCCGTTGGCTTGACGGCCTCCCGGAGACCGCCAAACGGATCCGGATCATCGCTTCCCGAAATGAGGCGTATTTCAAGTCCTGGAAGGGAGACCCGCTGCTGACCGGGGGACTATTCTTTGACGTCTTCATTCATTACGTCGACTTGGCAAGGCGGTATGGCTGCGAGCTTGAGGCCCACGTCCAGTCTGAGGGAGAGCAGGGTCGGTGGATTGATGAATACAACCTCCTGAATGTCGATATGGATCAAGCCTATCGCTCAATGTACGAGGATATCGTTTACCGTGGGGTTGGAGTCCGGCCCCAGGATGTGGCCCGGCTGCATTGGATGCTGGGGAGGTACACGGAGCGGTTTGGCTTTGGGCGCGAAATAATCGGGAAACAGATACTGGTGAGGCCAAATGGAGTGGTTCGCTGATTATTTGAAGAGGTTCGAGGCAGCCATTGCCGAGGGCGTGCGAAATGGGAGTTTCGGCTCATTCAAAATGGTCCCCGTCCTTCCGGGAAAATTGAGCACCCGTCGGATCGGGAAGACGCTCGGGCTGGTGATCGATACAGACGATCTCCTTGTGATCGACTTTTACGGGTATCTCAAGAAGAGCCGTGGTTTCGCCGATCTCGCCAAGGAAGTTGCCTTCTCAATGTCCGGGAAGCAGGTGAAAATGGTGGAGGCCCCTGTCGTCCATTTTAACAGTGTTCGGCTTGAGGTAATTGCCAGAATAGACGGAGACCTCGTTCCAGACTTCGGGAGGTTCAAGAAGGCTGTGCTGGACGCCAGGGAATTTCAGCACAATTACAGCGCATAGGTGGGTGATGAAAAACGGAATTCGTACTACAGAATTTTGGTTGGTTGCCGGGGTGATGCTTTTCGCCCTGCTGGTTGCTTTCGGCGGGCTGACCCCGGAGAAGGTTCAGATCACGACGGTGAAGCTCCGGGAGACCACCGCCGCCCTGCCTGAACTGATCAATGCACTGCAGACGCTCGCAGAAAATCTGGGCCCCCTCCTGATCGCTGCCGGGTCGGTGTGGGCGTATCTCAAGAGGAGAACTGAACTGAAACAAGAGAAGGAGGTGATCAAATGAACGAGCCTGAATTTCCGATTCCTGGGCCGATTCCACCGCCGTACATACCGCCGTATGTACCGCCAACGGATTCGAGGGTGAAGATTGCCCTCATGCTGTTGAAAACTGCAGTGGAGCTGTTGGATGATGCCGCCAACCAGCCTGTACCGTACTATACGACAGATAACGCGGCGCAAGAGCGAAAGGACGAATGATGAAAAAATTGCTGTTTTGCATTTTGGCGGTAGCGCTCGCGGCCGGTCTGGTTGCTTTCAACAGTCCGGCTGAAGCAAAAGAGGTCAGATTCCGAATGGCCTGGGACCAGTACCCACCGGAACCGCCTCTTGATCTGAAGTGGATTCGGATTTACATGCGGACTCCGGATGGGCAGTACGACTACACCCAACCGTTTCACTCTGAGCCGCAGACGTTTGATGAGAATGGAAGCCATCCGTCGATCACCACGTATCTGACAGTGAACCCGACGGACGGTCAGATCAGCACCTACAAGTTCGTTGCACGAGCGGAAGGATCAACCCCGGACCGGCAGAGTCCAGATTCGGTGGAGGTGACATGGGACATCGATCTGCGAGCGCTGTTGGCTGTTTCCGACCTTGCTGCTGTCTACAACGACGAAGCCGGTTCTGTCGACTTCACCTGGACCCCGGCTGATCCGGACCGCACGAAGAAGTGGCGGCTTTATCAGTCTGATTCGGCAACTGGTCCGTGGACTGAGATCGACACCATGGACTGGGACGGCACGACCACGCCCCTGACGGCCAGCAAGCCCATCACCGTGGCCGCAGGTACTGCTGCAACCTACTATTTCACGGTGGTGGCGTTTGGGGAGCACTCCGTCGCCAGCCCTGATTCCAACGTCGTCTCTGTGACCATTGATCGTAGAGAAACCCCGGCGGTTGTGAATCTGCGCGTGCTGGTGGAAGAGGCGACGGATTAGGACAACAAGCCTGACGGCTTTGAATATATATGCAGTGAACAAGATACCGTAATGAAGGAGGCAGTATGCCTGAACTCAGCGTGATCGTACCCTTTTGTCTCCGATTTAAAGTGACTCAGCAGCCTGCTTGTGGTACTCCCTTTCATAAACTATCCATGAAAAGGGGGAACCAAATGCGGAGAAAAGTTACGATTAATGGAAAAAGGATCTATCGCTCCCACGCTGTATGGAATGAGACCCACCCGAAAGCCCCAATCTTACCCGGAGAAGTGATTCATCACATTGATGGCGATCATGAAAATGACTCCCCAGAAAATCTGAAGAAAATGTCTGATTTTGATCACCGCAGAATGGAGAGCAAAAATGGAGGAGCGCTCGCACTGGAGAACTGGAGAAAACAGAATCCGGAGAAGGCCAGCATGCTGGGGAAAAGAAATGTAGCGCTCCTTCAGGAAAAACGGAAGAACGACCCAGAGTGGGCGGAAGAGCTGAGAGAGAAGCAAAGACTGGGGACTATCGCCTCGAACAAAGCTCGCGCTTTTCGAACTCCTGAATACATCCGAGAATATAAGCGTATGGCGATGAAACGCTACCGCGCTCGCAAAAAGGAGGCCGAGAATGCCTGAGCTGTCCTGCATAATACCCTTTTGTAACGAGCACCCGATGATCGAAGTCACCCTCCGCAGCTTGGCAAACGAGCTTGCTGCCGGGGGGATCGACTTCGAGATCATCGCCGTCGACAACTGGACAGAAGATGTCGGAAAGCAGCAGGACGCAAAGACCGGGCGTCCATTTGGGAGAGACCGGGGGCATGATCTGGTCGCTTCCATGTCCTCTGTAATCCCCTGGCTTCGGCGGCTTGAATACAACGAGCGCCTCTCCCACTGGCAGGCAAAGAACTTCGCGATCGAGAACAGCAGCTCCCCGTTCCTCTACTTCTGCGACGCCCATGTCATGGTCCACCCCGGTGCGCTGTGCGAGATGTTCAAATTCTACAGCGATTCTGATGCACTCCGGAAAAACGCGACGATCCACCTGCCGTTGACCTACCACATTCTTGAGGAGAAGCGGCTGATCTACAGCCTGCGGTGGCGCCCGGAGTTCAACGATCTCGATTACACGTTCTGCGCTGCCAGGACACTTGAGCCGGGGGAGGAGTGTTACGAGGTGCCCTGCATGTCCACCTGTGGGATGCTGGCAAGCCGAGAGGTTCTCAACCGGATAGGAGGGTGGCCGAAGACCCTCGGAATCTACGGCGGGGGAGAACACTTTATCAATTACACGATGGCGGTCCTCGGGATGAAGAAGTTTATTTTTGGGGAAAACCCTTTGTACCACCACGGAGCACCGAGGGGATACCGCTGGAATGCCGTTGATTACGAACGAAACCGCCTGACCGCTGCTTTCCTGTTCGGTGGGGCCTCCTTTGCCTATGAGCATGCCAGCAAAAGGAGCCCCCGGAACTTCCCGAATAAGCGGGTCCTCCAAGGAATCTGCCGGGAAGTCGTAAACGACCCCTACCTTTGCGAGTTCCGGGACAGGATCAAAGCTGCGGCTGTCATAGACATCCACGACTTCATCGAATCCTGGCTATCGTTGCAAACGTTTGCAAAAGTCTCCCCTTGACAAAATAACTCACCTTTGGTATATACGGCTATACAATAACCACGACCGGAGGTGAAAATGGCCTTAACGAAAGAAGAGATTTCCTTACTCCTGGAACTGGACCGGGGAACCCCCCCGGTTCCTGTAGACTTGGCAGAAAAATTCCTGACGTCCGGCTGGGTCGATGAGAGCCTTGATCTGACCGCAGAGGGCGTGGAGCTGATTGAGAAGATCAAGGAAAGGCTCCGACTGCTCGAAGACGGAATCCTCGCCGCCAAAAAGAAGCCCGATCCCGCCGCGATCCTTGCCGACGAAAAATCCCCGACTGTTTGGTTCACCGGAACCATCAGCAGCAAGCCTGCCTTTTCCAACAAAGAGGTTGTGGTCATAGGAAAGCCCGACAAGAAAATGGTGTCGGAGAGGGGGACCACTGAATTCAGAAAGAGGCTCCCGGTAGCGTTTGGTCAGGCCACCCGGCAGGATGATTACCAGGAAGTGACCCCACTGTGGTTCCAGACTGACGGAACCCTTTCCGGGCTGTCCCTGTACTGGATGGCCGAGAAGGACGGGAGGAAAATGGCCGCGATGCAGGCGAAGTACTTCGATTATTTCTCCGCCCGGTTCAAATCCGGGATCTGGTACCACAGTCGGGCGGGTAAAAACTTCTGTATTTCGGTCCCAAACCAGGGAGTTACGGATCGGAATATTGTCGCGCTTGTTATGGAGTTCTTCACCCCGGAGGGGTGGAAAGTTCCGGGGAGGGGACGTGGGTAAAAGATGCCGTTTGGATCATTGCCACGTTTACCAGCGGACGGAAGTTCCCTACTCCGGAAACCGGAATGCTCGGATAGTGGTCGTGGGGGAATCCCCCGGATACGAAGAGGAGGTCCGGCGGCCTCCACAACCTTTTGTCGGTCGGGCTGGGGTGCTTGCCCGTGAACTTGCAACCGAGGCCGGGCTGAACTGGAGTGAATTCTTTATCACCAACTCGGCCCGGTGCCGGATCATCAAAGACGATCTTTCGACCAAAGAGGTCACCTCGATACTGAACAACTGCCGACCGAATTTGGTGGCGGTGCTGAAGCAACTGAAGCCTGCCTGCATAATTCTATTCGGTGATTTTGCCTTGAGGCAGGTGCTGCGAACCAGCGGGATCACGAAGACCAGAGGGAGGTGGGTCTGGTCGAAGGAGTTCCAGTGCTGGTGCCTTCCTACCTTCCACCCTGCTTATATTCTCAGGAATCCCGCCCAGCGGCCCTACGTTGTCGGAGATCTCCAGAAGGTTGCGGACTTCAAGAATAATGGGTTCGAGTTCCCGAAAGAGGAGGGCTCTACCGATTATCACCTGGACGCGGTTGACGTTCACGAGCTGATAGCCCCCGGCAGCATGACCGGGTTCGATACCGAGGACCAGGGTCTTGACTGGATGTCTCCCAACTTCGTGCTGATCTCCTTTTCAGTCAGCGACGAGAAGGGCCGGGCCTACAACGTCAATCTATACGAGGAGGTGCCGGTTGCCGATGCGGAGTTCACCATCACATGGCCCAGAAAACAGGGGCGGCAGGAAATCCTGACCAAGGTTGGGGTCAAGCGGTGTGCCGCCTTTGATCGGAAAGTCGCCGGGCTGAAAGCCTATCTGGCGGACAGCTCCATCAAGAAATACATGATGAACGGCAACTTCGACCTTCACGCGCTCGGTGCGTTTTTTAGAAGGATTGGGGAGTCCTGGACCATCAAAGGATATGTGATGGATATCCAGGCTGCGGCCCACGTTCTTGATGAAAACATGTACAAGATGGCGAGTCTGGAGGATCTGCAGGAGTTCTTCACCGACGTCAAGGAGAATTACAACCGGGAGTTCGGGGACACGTTCAACAAGGCTGATATGCTTGCCATCCCGGCTGCTGACCGGTCGCTGTATGCCTGCAAAGATGCGGACGTCACCCGACGGGTGGCGATGGCGCTCAGGGAACAGCTCGGGAGGCCAGAGAACAGGCGGCTTGCGGTGTATTACGCCAGGGTCGTCCACCGCTCCTTGATTGAAACCCTGTTCACCCTTGAGGAGCGTGGGGCCTGGATAGACCAGGAAGTGTTGCCGGTGACCACCAAGCAGGTCAAGGAAAGGTTCTCCGCTGAGGCCGCCGCTGCTGTGAAACTGATCCCCAAAAAGGTCCGGGAATTGCCGACCCATAAAGAAAAGGGGCTGGCGCTGTCCAGAACGGATTTGATCCGGGACGTTCTGTTCAACAAAGAGGTTGGCTTCAAGTTGAAGCCCTACAAGAACACCAAAAGCAAGAACCCGAGCGTGGACAAGGAATCCCGCAAGATGCTCCTGGCGGGGAGGATGAGCAAGGGCTGCCGTGAATTCCTGAACCATTACGAGCAGTGGACGGAGCTGCATACTCTATGGTCCCGTTACCTGAAGGGATTTGCGGCCCACGTGAAAATCGACGGAAGGATCCACTCGTCGTACTCTCTGGCGACAGCGGTGACTGGCCGGGTGGCAAGCTCCAATCCTAACATGATGAACAACCCCAAACGGTCCGCGTCTGCCAAATTGATCCGTCGGCTGATAGCGGCGCCCAAGGGGTGGCTTCTCATGCCGGTAGACCAGAGCCAAAGTGAGCTGAGGTGGGCGGCCCACGTCTCCGGGTGCAAAGCGATGATCGACGTGTTCGCGAAGGGGGAGGATATCCACACGAACACGGCCAAGTCTATGGTCAGGAACTGGGATGCTGCCCCCCAAGAGGCGAGGGCCGTCGCAAGAAGGAACGCCAAGCCGGTCAACTTCGGAATGCTGTTCCTCATGTCAGCTCCCGGACTTGTGCAGTACGCAAAGATAGAGTACGGTGTCGACATGACTGAAGAGGAGGCAAAACGCTACATTGCGTTGTGGTTTGACACCTACCCGGAACTCAGAACCTACCATCGAAAAACGATAGAATTTTGTAGGAAAAACGGATATGTTGAAAGCCCCCTCGGACGTAGGCGGAGACTGCCAGAGATCAACAGCAGCGAGGGTTGGCAGAAGGCTGAAGCCGAGAGGATGGCAGTGAATCACCCCATCCAAAACCCAAGTTCAGACGTTGTGCTCATGGCCAGCAACGAACTCATCAGAGAGGGAAAACTGAACCCGGAAGAATGCTTCCCGATCCTCTTTGTGCATGACGAGTTGATCTTTCAGATTCGGGACAACAGCAGAGTCGAAGACAACGCCCGGATAGTGAAGGAATCCATGGAAAACCCACCTCTTGAACGCGACCTCGGTATCCGATTGCTCGTCCCCCTGAAGGCTGAAGTCAAGATCGGGCCGGACCTTGCCAATACCCACGAGCTTTTAATCTAAGGAGAGGGAAGATGACAGACAACGAACAGGATAAGAGCACCCGGGCTTCAAGGTCCGATCGGAAGAGGAAACTCCGCGAACTGCAGGCCATGCTTATAAAAGCGGCCGGGGATGCTGTTTTCTCGCGGCAGGTAGAGGAGGTCGACGACTTTTCCGGAATGTATGATCAATTCCGGCTGCTTGAACCCCCGTACAGCTTTCAGAAGCTCTACACCGTCTATGAAGAGAGCGACGTACTCCAGGAGTGTATCGACGCCTATATCCAAAACGTTGACGGATTCGGGTACCAACTGAATTTCCTCGGCGACGATCTCACGGAGAGGGACTCGAAGGATCGACAGGCGGAGAAGATCAGACTTGAAAACTTCTTCGACTATGCCAATGAAGAGCAGAGCTGGAGAACGATCCGAAAACTGATGCGGGAGGACCTCGAAGTTATCGGAAACGGGGCGATCGAGATTGTCCGTAATAACGCCGGGTCAATTCAGATGTCCTACTATCTCCCCTTTCGAAAGCTGAGAATCTCCGCCTTTGACAGTGACCCGGTGGAGGTGACCGTCAACCTCATGCGCGACGGGAAGATGATCCCGGTCAAGGTCCAGAAGTATTTCCGGAAATTCGCTGCCGTCAATCTGGTGACGGGGAAACGGATACGGTGGTTCAAAACCTTCGGCGACCCGAGATCCATGGATGCCCTGACGGGGGAATACAAAGCCAACCCGAAAATCCCCGCCTCCGAGATCCTACATTTCAAACTGCCCTTTGGGGGGAGTGTCTATGGCCTCCCAAGGTGGGTGTCCGCTGTCCTGGATACGATTGGGAGAAGGGCTGCCCAGTATGTCAATTACGATCTTTTTGAAAGCCAGGGGATTCCTCCGATGGCCGTGATGGTTTCCGGCGGGGTCCTGACCGATGAGTCGTACGACGAGCTGGAGAGTCTGGTCCGGGGTATGCGGGGGGTCGAGCGCTGGAACAAGGTTCTCATCCTTGAATCGAATGTGGAATCCGTGGGGATTGAGGAGAAGGGTTCGGCCAAGATTGAGCTGAAAAACCTTGCTGAATACCGGAAGGAAGACCAGATGTTCGAGCGGTATCTGGCGGGTGCGGAGAAGACCATTCGTCACCGCTTTCGGCTTCCCCCGCTCTACGTCGGCGCTGCTGAATCCTTCACCCATGCAACCGCCAAGGCGGCCGAGACGGTTGTGGAGGAACAGGTCTTCATTCCCGAGCGGGATGGCTTTGACGAAGAGATCAACCGAAAGATTGTCCACGGGGAGTTTGGGATAACCGCCTGGAGCTACAAATCCAAGGGGCCGAGGGCTGTCGGGTCCGAGGAGATCACGAAGGGCGTGCGGGCCTTTATGATTGCCGGTGCCCTGACTGTGAACCACGCGGTCGACCTTGCCAACCGTGCATTTGGTCTGGACATGAGCAAATACAAGGGGAAGTGGGCGGACTACCCCATCAACCTTGTTCTGGAACTGATCAAATCCGGGCGGCTTAAGGGAATGGAGGAAGTGGACACCGGGGAGGTGGCCCCGGCGGCTCCGGAACCGAAGCAGATAACCGGAAAGCCCATGCCCCAACTGCCGGTGAAAGTCTTCAAAAGTGACATGTTCACCGAGGAAGAACGCGCTTTGTACAAGCAACTGATCACTATCCAGCATGCGATTGAGCGTGGGATTGAAACCGGAAAGATCGAGCCGGAAGAACTGGAACAGGAGGCGCTATGACCCCCGAAGACCTTTGCAAGGTTGCCCAGCCGGGAGACGTTTTTGCCACGAAAGGAAAAGGGCTGCTGCCCGCGCTGGTGCGCTTCGGGCAGTGGCTCGATGATTGCGAAAGCTCGCCGTACAGTCACATCGGGGGATTTGCCATGGAGCTTGGGCTGAATCCCTTTGTGGTGGATGGGGTCACCATCGAATCACGGACGCGGATAGGGCGCTACCATATCCGGGACCATGCTGGAAGGTGGATTATCGTGATGCGCCACCGCCAGATGGATTACGACAAGTTCCTTCTCGGGTGGCGGGCGATAGGAAATAACATCGGACAGGTTTACCCTGTTATGCGGCTCCTGCTGCACGCGATCGATATGGTCCGGGGGCACCTGTGGAAGAAGCTGACTGGGGGCGGCCCCCCTGATTATTGTTCTTCTTTTTCCCTGCACGGAGACTGGCCGGTATGCAGTGAACTCTGGGCCCAGTTTTTCCTCGCCGCAGGGCTGGAGACCGGATTTCCGGAGGGGAAGGAGGGGAGCTGGAGAGGGGTTGCCCCGGATGATTTTTACGATGCCTGGAGGAACCGTCCTGATCTCTGGACCGTGATCGCTCTGGGAGAACTGAGGAGGAAAGATGACCTTCGAGGAGCTGAAGACGAGGTTCACGTACCATGCGCCGTCCGAGAACCAGATAGGGCAGTATGCGGAATTGAGGGCGAAAGCGCTGGACTTCGCCCTGATGATCGACGAGATGGTGCCGGACAGCCGGGAAAAGTCGAGAGCGATAGTCAAACTGGAAGAGCTGATTTTTTGGGCAAATGCGGGGATTGCTCGTAGATCCTAACCGAGGGCGAAGAAATGTGCCTGTACTGCCATATTCCTGGACCAGAGAAGCTCGCCGATCTTGATTCCTTCGATCTGGCTTTCCTGACTCTGACCGGGCACATAGAATGGAGAGACCCGCTCGATGCATGCTTCCTGATGGCAGTAAAGAGCGGCGGGCACAGCTCCCTCGATTATCTGTGGGGTCCTGAAGCGGATCTCATGTCCAGGGTGATCCGCAAGGCGTGGCAGGAGCAGGGAAAACCGCTCGCCGAGAAGATTGTTGATTGCTTTGACACCTCCGGGGATATCACGGTCGACAAAGAGAGACTGAAGAAAGCCCTCAAGGATTCGGAGAAAATCGGCAAGAAGATGTGGCTTGCCTGCGGAGGCAAGGTTCGAGCAGTTTTCGACTCCACGGTAGAACGGGCTCGGGCCCATTTTGACGCACAAAAGGAACAGGACCTTGCGGAAACGCGTAAAGACGACTTCGAGGATTACGTCGCCGAGGCGATGTCGAGCCATGTTCAAGCATTCCTGACAAAATACCCCGGACGAATCCTGCATCCTGAAATCCAGCGGCTGGTTGGGCATGTGGAGACCAAGGTTGACGCCCGACTGATCGACCGTGGTGCGCTGACCGAGCGACTCAATATGGTGGCGCAGGGGGAGACCTACTTTGATCTCCTGTCTGATGTCGAAGTCGGAAGAGCCTGGACCTTCACCGGAATCCAGCTGGCGCAGCGGCAGCAGGTAACCGAATACGTGATCATCGCAGAAATGGACCGGAACACGTGCCCCGTCTGTGAGCGGCTTCACGGGCGGCACTTCCCCGTCAGCGGTGTCGCAAGCCGGATGGAAACGGCTCTGAACTCAACGGACGTTGAAACGATCACCTCTCTTTTCCCCTTCCCCCGCGAGTCTCAACTGGACAACGTGAGCCAGGAAACAATCCGCGATATGCACCTTGCCCCACCCTTCCATGGAAACTGCCGGTGCGACGTACACTTTTTATGGAAGGAAAGTGCGGTTGCCACCTCTCGGCAGGAAGCGCCTGAACCACCGAAGGTCCTGCCAGGAATTGGTGGGAAGATACCGGGAGTGGTGGATCTTGTCGAACTGCCTGCGGCTGAGGCTGGCGGGAAGGGCGGGGTGATGTCGTTTGAGTTTGCCGGAAAACGGTTCTTCGCCCAGAGGATGGATGAAACCCGGTTCATGCAGGAGGCTGCAGCTGCCCAGGCGTACGAGGCAGCCGGTCTCGGAAATTACGTCAACCCGGTCTACGCCGCAACTGGGCTCCTTGATGGAAAACCGGTAGAGCTGATTGCCAGTGAGCTGCTTGAGGGATATTCCTCCCTTGCCCAGGTGGAGCTTTACAAAAGAGCGGCTGCGCTTGATCTGACCCCAGACAGGATAAAGCAGCGGCTGGTGCTCCAGGATTGGCTCATCGGTGCCCGTGACCGGAGCGCTTCAAATATCATGCTCAACCCGAAAACCGGGGCGATCAAGCTGATCGATTATGATCGTGCCTTCGATCGTCACAACCCTGAGTGGTGGAACCACGAGCTGATGGGGTATTTCGGGGATGAGAAGATAATGCTGGACGGTCCCAAGGGGTTCAAATACCCCCTTCGGTCCTACAGCCACGGGAAGGAAAACTTCAAATTTGATCCACGGGAAATCCGGGACACCATCGACTCAGCCGACGAGATCGTGAAGGCCATCAAGAAGATGAAGCTCCCGGATGAAGTGAAGGACCAGTGGTCTGGGTGGATGCTGAAAAGAAAGGCGGCTCTGGAGAAGAGTCTTGAATCACTGCCCGGCAAGGAAATGCCCAAACTGGTGAAATTCCCGGATTCTGTCCCGTCTACCGATCTCAGCGGTCTGTTGTCCGATCATTGGGATAAGACCCGGCGTCAGCTCTCGGTTGTGGAGGCAACATGGCGGGGAGAGACAAATCCACTCGCCGGAGAGGTTGGGGATGTTTTTTACACCAAGGTTCTCGGCCACTCGGAGGAGGATTACCAGTACATAAAGCGCCTGCTGCACAGTCATGGTAGTGGTGGGGAGATACAGCTTGTGGCCGACAGGGAGCTGAAAGCCCTGCTGCTCGACAAGACGTCCAGCAAGGCGAAGATGCTGCATGATATTACCGAAACTGAAACCCGCCTCCTGCGTGCGTTTTATGACGGCCACGTTCAGCGACTTGACGATGCGATAAAAGAGATTCTCGAAGAAATAGAAGCCGACCGGAGAATGGGGATTCTCACCGAATATCTCGAAGAGGATATGCGGAGTAGAATTGAGGTGCTTGAAGCGAAGAAAAAATGGCCTCCCAAACTTTATCGCAGGACGAAGGAAGGTGGGGACCTCCCCGGTGAAGTTGAATCTTGGACCCTCAGTTCTGAAGGTGCAGAGACAAGCCACACCGTTCAGGGCGGGCTCCGTATTGCCCCCAATGTGGAGCGCGACATTGGAGAGCTGCTGGATGAAGGATACCAGTCGATCGGCGGAATCGGGCGTATGACCGGTGCTCCCGGTGAGAATGAAGTCACTCTGATCAATCTCAGGGCTGTGGCAGAGGTGGCTGAACTGGAGGTAGAAATCACTGATGAGCTTGCGGACCTGTTGGAGACGAAGTTCTTTAGGGAACTGTTCGATACCGACATGGAGGACCTCCGAAAGCATCCGTTGTGGAGCAAAGCCACCAATCCATCCCACCACGACGAGATCCTCGATGAAATAGCAAAGCTGCGTAAATTCGACGGAACCCCGGAGCTTCTGAACAAAAAGGACTTCGAAGCTGCGGAAGGGCTTCGTCTCCTCCGGGGGGTGTCCAAGCCGGAATTCGCGGATGAATTCAAAAAGGGAAAATACTTCTCAGGACGTGGGACCAGCGGTGACGGCACTTACACTGCCTATGGAAAGAAAGCGGATGAGGTCGCTAAGTATCACGCTACCTCCAAGGGCGAACTGATCGACATGAAACTGCGCCCAACGGCGAAGGTGATAAAATATGACGATCTGATCAAGGAGAGAGAAGCGTTCCTCGGAAAGTACAGCGGGATGGATAAGGCCGATGCGCTTTATGAGGAAATCCTTGGGCTGCCGAAGACCCCGGAAGGGAAGAAAAGGAGGGAGGTCCTCTATCCACAATACAAGAAGCTGATACGAGAAGCTTCGACCCGTCAGGTCAAACTGAAAATGGTGTTCGATGACGCCGGGAGAATGGCTACCTTCCTCGGCTATGATGCCATCGACGTTCCCGATGTCCAGTACATGATTGTCCTCAACCGGACTGCTGTGGTTGTGTCGAAGGAGCGGAAGCTGATCGCAACAGCGGTCGAGGCTGCGGAGGAAATTGCAGAGGGAGCGGTTATCCTGACTGCAAATCAAAAAGCGGCCATCAACTATGTTCGGGAGAACGCCAAGAAGTTCAATGAAAAGCACTGGAGAGGATGGGCCAAAGAATTTGGGATGACCGAGAAGGAATGGATATCCTTACGGGAAGCGGTCAAGTCTGATTTCGGCACTGACAAAATGCCGCTTGTGGTCAACAGAACGATGAACGAGAAAACCTCTTTCCCGGCACTTATGAAGGACGGGAGGATCAAAAACCAGTTCGAACTGGGGAAGAAAGCCACCTCCGGCGGGGCTGTGGGGCCGTATAAAGGATCGGCCCGAGATGTCTGGGAGAGGATTCTGTTCGGGGAAGATGCTTTTCATGCCGACGAAGGTTATAAAGCAGTTGGAACGGGGAAGGCGTTCCCAGCAGACCTTGCCAGGGAGCGGCCGGTTTACGGATATATAAATGACAACAAAAGGCCGAGGATTTATGGTCGGTATGGTGGAGCGGCCTGTAAGGTGAGAAAGTCCGCGCTCAACCGGGTGACTTTCGGAATTGCTGACAGCGACAAAATTTCAAGGGTGACCTCGAAGTGGGGGCGTGCTGAGGTCTTCACCCCGGACCAGCCGGACTACATGATTTATAAATGGATCCAGGACCGGATCGATGATCTGTGGCCCAGGTATCTTTACCAGGGTGGTGACCGATCAGATGAGAGCAAGGCCAAGTTCACTCGGAACATTATAAAAAAGATGCTCAAAGGAGACCGGATGGGGTTTGGGCGGACTGAATATATCGAAGTTCAGTTCCACGGAGGGATCGATTTCGCCCGCGACATCGAGAAGATTTATATCCCACGGAAGGGGTTTGAGCATGTGCGGAAACTGGCCGAGAAATACAATATACCGGTCGAATATTATGATGAGTACGATGAGTGGAAATAACTTGACGAAATTTTTTAACTGGTATATAATAAGCTATGGATGAAATCTTAAGCCTCACGACAGGATTGGACAACGAATTCGAGGGATACCTCCGTCGGGACGACCGCTACCACCGGTTCACCTTCTCAAAGGGCGGGCTGAAGATAGAGGACACCTGGGAGGTTGGTGAATTCGATAGCTATGAGCACTTTGCCATGCGGATTGGGAAGTGGGACGAGGAAGCGATATTCCTGGTCAAGCCGATCCCGATCAAGGAAATTAACTTGGAGTCCCTGCTCGCGGCCTCCGAGGCAGTTTTTTTGGTCCTTGCGGACGATGACGACCCGGCGGATGTCAGCCGGAAACTCGCACGCGTTGTCAGCTCCCCTCTCTTTCTGTTTCAGCCCTTCGACTTCCGGGAGGATTTCCGGAAGCAGGCGACGAAGGCAAAGCGCCTGTCTGACTTGCCTAAAGAGTACCAAGAATTTATTCCGGAGGCGCTCGATTCGATAGGTCAAGACGTATGGAGCATGAAATAGTCCCAAGCGTAGAGCGTTTGAAGCCGATGCTCTATGATCTCTTAAAGACCGCCTGCGCCCCGCAGGATTCCCCATCCCCGGCCACGGTGACCCAGCAGCTCGGGGTCAGCATGACCAACGCCGTGAAGCGTGAGGGGGTGAATATCATCCAAATCCAGAACGTGAAGATGGAGTCGATCATCCCGAAGATCGTTGATCTGCTGCAGATGGTGGACACCCTGACACTTTTACAGGCCCCGGAAATTAACAGTGGCTATAGGGAACTCATTAACGAGAAGGCCCCTTTGCGTATAGTGGGGGCGGGGGTTTGCGAGGAGAGTGGCCATAAAACGCCCTCAGATCCCCAGGAGGCTGCTTTGGCCCCATTATGTGAGTATGCGTATGCCCGGAACCTGAACGATAGGCAGCTCGTCGATCTGGTGCGCGTCTTCTACGTTGATTTCCTGACTGCAGAGCTGGGGGAAAAAAAGAAGGCTCTGGAGTTTGTCGGGCTGTCGAACAGCTCGGTCTACACCGCAAAAAAGAGACTGGGAGGCGAAGATGCCAACGCCGAAGAGGGGGGAGTCGGAGAAAGATTTTGTAAGTAGATGCGTCCCCTATGTGCTGGACGAGGGGAAAATCACGGACCCAAAACAAGCGGCAGCAGTCTGCCATTCACTATGGAGGAACAGAGAAAAGATGAGCTTTCAAGAAGACAACCCGTATTTCAGAGGTGGAGAGGCGGTCAGCAGCATCGGGGACCTCAGTGCAATGGAGGACGAGATCCGGAATATCCCGCTGCCTGATGAATTGAGGGCAGACAAGATTCGGGAGTCGGAGCTGGATTATTACTTGTCCCAGCCGTAGAGCCATTCACGTAATGCGCCAAACTTTGCAAACGTTTGCAAAAGGGTGCCTCAGCGAAATTTTACGATTTTTTTGCAGGCACTCCTTTTGCTTACATCAGTAGAGGAGGAAGAAGCCCGCAAACCCACTAATACCAACGTTCTACACGAAGCACGCGCATTTGACACGCAACGAACAAACGACCGAACCCCAATACATTCCCATTGACCTTAGAAATACCGCACATAACGAACCTTCGTCAAGATCCCCGAATTTTAGAGCAATTACTACCGAATGAGTAATAAGTAAAACGATCGAGAGGACATTCAAATTCGGGGCCATCAGATTTCGACCAAAAAATCCCCCGAAAATTGAAAAAAACTTTTTTCGTCAAAATAACGAGAGGTTACAGGCACGCGAAAACTACTTGACAAAATAAAACACCTTGTGTATGATAGCCCCAGGATTATCGTTGATTGCATCATGGGGGTGTGGCTATGGCTTTCGAAATTGAATACACGGGCGGGGTGGCAAAACCCACGTACCACAGTCAAGTCAAGTTTCTGCTGTTCGTTGTAGTCGGCGGTTACGAGCAGTCCTTCTACCGGATGCTTCAAGATGGGCTTGCACAGAAGCCGGAGGCCGGGAAAGATCGTTACCTGATGTCTCATAACATCGTGAAGATCTTTACCCAGCAGCAGGGCTTCGCAACCCCGCACAGATTCCATTCCTTTTATTTCATAGTCCAAGAGAAAGCGGCCCCGCTGGTGACGGTGACTCCCTTTCCAGGAGCTGCCCAGGCATGCCCATTTTATTTCAAGGCGCGGGGGCGCTTCCTCAGCAAGGCCCAGGCACTTGAGCTGCTCAGTGAGGACCAGACCTCTCGGGCGTTTCTCCAGAAACAGGTGATGCTTCCCCTGGACACTCTCCGTCAGATGGTGACGATCGATCGCAGCGTGATGCGCGAGGGGGTTCGTCATGTCAGAATCGGGCGGGTAAAATAGAAAGGAGGCTGCAAATGCCGGTTGCAAAAAAAATCCACTATGAGATCAAGGATGGCGTGGCGTTGTGCGGGGAGAATGCCGGTGACAGGCTTACCCAGAAAGCGGAGGAGCTAACCTGTATTTGGTGCATTAGATCACTTCAAGTTGTCCTGCAGGCCAATCTTGAGGCCCAGGAGAAACGTAAGCCAAAACTGATCCCCAACCGGGTCATCTCGGCGGGAGAATACGGGAGGACCCAAAAGTGGGGGTCCCCACACGCAAACCAACAGAGCGGAAACTAAAAAAGGCGGCTACCTAAAATGGCCTTGATCCACGGAATGCGGAAAACGCCAACTTATGAGAGCTGGGCGCACATGATTCAGAGATGCACCAACCCGAATGCTGATCAATTCCCATATTACGGTGGGCGGGGAATTAGAGTGTGTCCCGCATGGCAAAAGTTTGAAAATTTCATGGCTGATATGGGGGTGCGACCGGAAGGGACAGCCCTTGATCGAATCGACCCAGACGGAAATTACGAACCCGCCAACTGCCAATGGTCGAGAAACAAAGCCAAGAACAGGAGGAACACAAGATGGTTTGAGGTTGACGGCAACCCGCTGCCGCTGTCACTCGCAGCAAGAAAATGCGGTGTAACGCCAAATGCTTTTCGACAAAGATTGAACGCCGGGTGGGATGAAAAACAGATAGTTGATTTTTACCTAAAGAGAAAGGAAGGTGTCTGATGAGTTTCTGGTCCCTAATTAAAACTCGGATTGAAGACCTGGACTGTTTCAAACAGTCATGTGAAAAGAACGGGGTGGAATTCATCGAAGGTGCCACCGGCTCCAAGTACGGCGGGGCCGACATCATGGCTGTCTTCCGGGACAAGTCCGGCCACGGGTTCGGCTATCTGGTCCAGGACGGCAAATCCTACCGGGTGGCGATGGATACCGACAAGTATTACAACTCCATTGTCGCCCGGCTCGGCGCGAACGGCGGGAAACTGATCCGGGATTACACGGAGATGGTGATCCGCAAGGAG